TTTAATGCATCTCATTCATATTGTGTATCACCGAAAGAATTTTTCATTTCTTCAGTCTGAATCAGCTCATCAAATGCTTTTATTCCGTATTCAAAATGTTTCCTTGACTCAAAAATCTTATACATAGACTTGAATCCAGGTCTGATAGCAGCGACAAAGGCACAAAGTTCCGAAATATTTCTTGGTGCATATATAGCAACTCTCGACGCTGTTCCCGGCTGTTCACATTGATTTATCCCAAGTGTGCATTGCTTCTTGTATATGTCCCATGCGTCCCCATCTTTCTCGCATAATTCGAGAAGCTCTTTTTCTGACGGGATCTCAATGCCCATTCTGTTATAGATTTTATATATGAGTCTAACTACGGATACCGTAAGCCAGTCATTCTTTAAGAACTTGTACTTTTCAGCCCATTTTCCATCCATAACACTGCAAACCATCCCGTCTTTTCCTTTTGGTTTGATATATACCAAGCCAATTTCTTTACGGATATCTCCGTTATATACTACCGAGGCACATGGATGAGGAGACCAGCTGGAGATAATTCCACAATATTGTTCGCTTTTCTTATAAATTTCATGATACTGTTTATCAATAAATGATAAAACATCGATGTCTTCTTTTTCATCCTCTGGAGCATGAATTACTGCTTTTTGCCACTTTTGAATTTGTTTGCTTACCTCATTCGCAGTCTCAAACGGAACATCTTGTGATTTTGCAAACATTTTCCAAGCTGCGGACGGTTGCATAGTTCCATAGGCAAGCATCTGAGCTGAATGGCTTTTACCAACTATTTCTTCTTGAGCTTCCCAGAATGGTTCCGGGAATGCAACGTTCATGTCAATATCAGGTGCATTTTTACTTTCAAGGATTCTGGTTGCACTCATAAAACGTTCTGGAAACATTTTTACTTTTGCGGATATTCTGTCTACTTTCGTAAATCCTAAGAGTTTGTTTATGTAAAAGCTCACCGCCGACCCTCTTCCGGTAACAGTCAACTGCCCACCTTTTTTCTTTCCAAGTTTTACGATTTCGTAATCCAGTAAGAAATAATCAGCCATATGTGTAGTGATAACAATGTCGATTTCAAACATAATCTCACCAACATAATGTCTCCATTTTTCTTGAGGGACTTCTGCTTTCTGCTCTTCCCACAATTTCCAGATCAAATCCGTGAATTTTTTATCTTTCTCTTCTTGCGTGAGGTCTGGATATATCGTTGGCAACTTTAGTTCTTTTTCAAAACATGGACAATCATATTCCTCTACTTCAAGAAAAACGTTCGTGTTGCCCATTGCTTCCATGATCTGATCATGATCAAGTACGCACTGCTCCGCAAATCTCCTGTAAGCCGTCGCTCCGTCAGGATAATCCATATACCATCCTTCTTCTTCCGGATATTCAATTCCTTTTGAATACAAAAAATCTGTTCTCTCTGTTGCGTCCTCTTCTTTGATATAATGGCTATCACATCCCATAATCAGTGGAATCTTCAAGCTCTTTGACAGTTGCAGTACATGCCGATTTATTTCTCTTTGTTTTTCTGTATTGTGGTATTGGACTTCGAGATAGAAATTCCCTTTGAAATGCTCTTTGAGTTGTTTTGTGATATCGTCTATGTTTTCATATTTCCAATATGCAACGCATGCCGTTGTAACTATTACATCATCTGGCGGCAAACTTAAAATAAGTCCTACGTCAATTCTTGGTTGTATATAATAACCTGTTATGTTTGCTTCTGCCAAAATATCATTTATTGCTCGCCTACCTTTTTCGTTTCTTGCAAAAAGGCATATATGACAATTGGATTTATCTTTTGCATACCGGGTATTTCCGTCTTTATCTTTACCGTTCGGATATTCTTTTTGGCGATCCTTTACCCAATATGCTTCTACTCCAAATACGAATTTTAGTCCAAACTCTTTTGCCAGTTCATATCCTTCGATGTATCTGCCCTGCCATCCATGTTCCATCGTGCTGATGATTCCATGTCCAAGTTCTTTTGCTCTATCTGCATATTCTCGATTTGAAACAATGCTGTCACCGATCCTTGGGTTGGTGTACATTGAATGCCTATGATAATTTTGAAAAATATAATCCATAAAGTGTTACCCCATTGTTCCAAAAACTTCCTGTTCCTCTTCTGTTGTCCTGAGCTGTATTGGTATTGGCAGCTTCGAGCTGTATTTTGACTTGTCCCATGCGTACTGATGATCATATTCATCTTCATTCGTAAAAAACCTTCGAGATGGGACATCATAATACAATCCAGTTGCCAGATTTTCCTTTCCTGTCATTCTGTCTTTCAGCACATCCAATACAACATCATATGGTATTGGCTCTTTATACCAGCCTTTCCCATTACGAGATTTTTCTCCTTTTCGATCTTTTGGCGTCACTCGATACAAACTGAATAACCTGTGAGCCAAATCGACGATAGACCCAAGTCCTTGCACGTCAAACTTTGTTAATCTTCTCATGGTCTCAATTTTCTTTGGATGAATTACCAGGATAACAACTACATGAAACTTCTTAGCAAAATCAATGCACCAGTTTACAAGATCGACCTGTTTGCTCCATTTTTCATTGTCGTTGCATTTAAGATTAATTGCTGTGAGGTTGTCGATAATCAACAATTTTGACCCATATTTTCTCACGCTGTCTTCCATTGATACCTGAATTGCTTCAATCGAATTCTCATAATCATCCCTGTAGATATAAATATGATCCCTGTAATGCTCATCTATTTGCATTCTTGCTTCCGGAGAAACCTTATAGTATGTGCTTCCACGTTCATTCACATATTTTTTAATGTGTCGGTTTCCAGCAAAAATATAATTAATCCAATTCTTCGACATGTAATTTGGAAGCTCCCGGCTATACAGCCATACATCTTTTCCTTGGTCAACGGACTGGCATATCAGTTGGCTCAAAAAAGAAGATTTTCCGCCACCATTAACACCAGTTACGATGTTGAAAGTTCCATAAAATAAACGCATTAATTCTTTATCCAAACCATAAATGCCGGTATATATTCCATCAATCTCTGAAAGATCAATCTCTGTGATATCTGCGTAATCAACTACACTTGCTACCGGTTGGTCTTTTGCATTTACAATCGCATTTAATACAGCTTCTTTTCCAAACCAGTACATCATTTCATTAAGATCGCTTACCGGAATCTTGTTTCCTTTTTCGTCTTCATAAAATGCCGGAATATCTACCACTTTACATCTCCAGGATCCTAGCCGGTATATTATTTCTTTTCTCATTTTCTTTCCGGCTTCATCATTATCAGATGCGATGATGATGGACTCAAATTGATCAAGCCAGTCCCAGTTTTCTTCGATCCATGCATAATTGTTTGCACCAAATGGAACGCTTCCGCTATTTGAATAACCGCATGTGATAGCCGCAGCACAATCAATTTCGCCCTCTGTGATTAGCAAAGGCTTACTTGTGTTGATTCTATTCATGTTAAAAATCAACGGAGTTGTGTCTGTATCTTTTTGACACCATGTTTTTATCTCATGTTTTTCTTTGCTGACTGCATGCGATGGCCTATACTTAACCGTTGTCAATACGTCGTTTGTGTCATAGTAATTGAACACGCAGTTCCCATGACTATCTTGACGTATATCCAGTAGATCGACTACTTCCTTTGGTATCCCTCTGAGTTCAAGATATTTGTAAACTTTATCTTTTACAGTATTTTCTTCCTCTTTCGGATACCTGTATTTTGTTCTTGTTTTTACTCCTTTTTCTCCAAAGCTATACGAGATGTTTGCAACCTGGAATAATTTTTCACACGCTTCCATATACGTGGATCCATCCTGCATAAACGCATCAATAATATCTACGTTTATTCCACACCCGAAGCAATGAAAGGTGTAATTCTTTTTATTATATATGAAGCTTGGAGTATCTTCGTCGTGGAATGGGCAACAGGAACGCAGATTCCTTTCATCAAAATCTGCTATTCCGAGCTGCTCTGCTATCATAAATGCGTTATCATCACCCAGCTTTTGTTTTGCTTCAAGTATTTTTTCTTTTTCTATCCGCATTTTTTATTTCCTTTACAGCTGGATTGTTTTATTTTACTGCCATGGAAGTTTCGTATCTCCTTCATCCATAGGCATAAACTGATCATTTCCTGCACTTTCTTCGGATGCCTTTTTGCTTTCAGCAAACTCCTGATCCTCTACTACCACATCAGTTGTATAAACTTTATTTCCCTCTTTGTTTGTATAACTTCCGGTCTGAATTCTTCCGGCTACCGCAATCTTCGTTCCCTGATGAAGATATTTTTCAGCAAACTCTCCGCTGCGTCCAAATGCAACGCAATTGATAAAATCAGCTGATTGTTCTCCATCTTTTTTACCAAATCGTCTGTCTACTGCCAGCGTATAGCGGGCAATAGCCATTGGCGGATCTGCTTCTGTATATCTAACATCCGGATCTCTTGTTAATCGTCCCATAAGTGTTACTTTGTTCATATTTACTTATCCTACCTTTCTTAATTCCTCTGCAATTTCAAGAGCTACTGCAATATCCGTAATTTTATTCGGATTTCCCTCTGGAGCCTTTTTAAGAATCTCCATAACTGCAGGTTTGTTCTTCTTCATAGCCAACGTAGCGGTTTCAATTACGGATTTGATGGCTTCTGCAAGCCCCTGTTCTGCATCCTGTTCTGCTTTCTTTGCTTCAAATTTCTGTTTTACTGTGTCAATGTTTGATTCGTTTGCCCATTTGATAATCTCTTCTCCATGTTTTTCCGTCAAAGCCATAGCTGGACTGTCCTCAAAGATATGCGTATTATCTTTCTGAGCTTCGGCTGCGTGAGTTTTCTGGTCGATGGTGAAAGTACAGGTAAATTCGTACTCAAATCCATCTCTTTGTTTTGCTCCAACACCAAGTTTCTTGATGCTTGTTTTCCCTCGATCGTCTTTCTCAATCTCGTACTGGTCTTTTCCTCTCATCGTACCGATAATGTGGATTGGACTTGTAGCAAGTTTGTTGATAAAGCGATCATGTCTCGGCGTGATGGTCTTCCATGCCTGATATGTTCCACCAGCTTTCTGCTGAAGTTCGAGACATCCGCCAGCTCCTTCCCATTCCGGAGAGGTACTATCCATTAACAGAATGTCGTATTTTTCATCAACTGCATAATCAATTGCTTCAACAAACTGCTCTGGATTAAATGGTGCTTCGAGGTCAATAATGTCATAATCAAACTCATTTGCGTAATAATATCCTCTTGCTCCTTCTGTGTTTGCCATAAGGATTCTCGCTGACCTTCCAAGTACTTTGCTTAATTCGTTCGCCATTCCGGTAGCAAGCACAAGACCTGTATAGGTTTTTCCACCACCGCTCGGAGCCATAAGAGCAATTTTGGTGTAAATTTTTTCTCTGACTGCTTTTTTTGCCTTAAATTTTGTAGCCAATAAAATATCCTTCTTTCTTATAAATAATATTTTTCATCATTGTTAATGTCGTAAAATTTTTGGAAAAATCTATCCAGTGCTGGATTTAGTACCGAATAGCTAGACCGGCAACAAGGACTGATATGTTTAATCCTGTTATCTTCCGGAAGATCTGAATATTCAAACAGATTGCCACAGACGTGGCATTGACATAATGTTTTTGTTTCTTCGTTCATGTTGATGCCGCCTTTCCTACCGATAGCGGCATATCTCGTATGTTAGGGTTTTTCTGATTTAAATGCCCGGAACCCATCGGACACCAGAAAAAACATACTGCATTAGGTTCTAAAAGATATTTGTTATGCATCCTTTGTTTTATGCATTATTTCCCTTTCTTTCTGTAACTCCATGTAGATGTCCTCTACAGGCTTATATCTCTTATTGTTAAGCTGATTGATCAAGCATTTGTACGGATCAAGTTCCTCCGACATCACCATTTTTGCTCTGCTTGTGGAGAATCCACTGATCAGTGCTACTCCGAGTTCGTTTTGTTTCATCAGAATCGTGTTAGTTCTTGAATTCACTTTCCAGAATACAATTCTTGGAAGCTGATATCCTTTTTCTTTATATCTCTTTGAGATTTCAGAGAAAAGCGTTGCATTCAGTGCTCTTTGTCTCTGTCCTCTTACACATGAATCAAATTCCATATCTGAAATAATTAGAATATTTTTTGGAATCTCTCCCTGATTCATATGATTTCGAACAGCAGTATCCAGTATAAGATCAAAGACAGCTTCGATATTTGTGTTTGCCACTTCGCAATTACTCGTCGCAAGCTTGATTTTCTCTCGTAATGTTCCACACCCGTACATATCTACATACTTAGGTTTATTACTGAATGTAATGTACTTATCCTTATATTCGCCAGGCAATCTTTCTGCAAAATAGATCGCCAAAGCAACTGCAACATCAATAGCTTCCACAGACGAGTTATCATCTACGGCACAATACATGGAACCAGATCCGTCAGCTACAACGATCGTGTTACTGATTTTTTCATCTGGCAATGCCTTCCAAAGTTCTTCTAATGTAGCGTCTTCTTTTTTGACACGACCGAAATCCTTTTGATAATTATGGACGATTTCATGTGGAAACAACACTCCTGCATTAATTTTCACATCTTTATCGCCCTTTTGCAGGCTTTCAAGATAACTCATTCTTCTGTCTTCATCGTGCCGCATGAATGCTTCTTTATACTTTAGGTTTGCTTTAGATGGAACTTTATTGTAGTCAATTTCATCCCATTTACCAGAAGACATATCTGTTTCGACAACCTTTAAATGATCTCTCAAATTAGAACATATTTTTCGGTATATTCTTTCTGTAACTCCAAGACCAAATGTAATTGTCTTCGCTCGTTCTCTCTGCTTCTCATTTTGGGACTTTTCGGAAGGAAGCCATTTTGCCAACAGAGAAACTGATTTGCCTTTTTGAGCATTATCCAGATCTTTGATTAATTGTTCTTGAATAAACCGAATCACATGTGGCTGCAACTCTGTATCCAACAGTTCAAACAGATCATCATAGCGTCCGTATTCTGGAATAAGAGGAATCAGCCGTTCTACCAATTCTGGCTTTATACTTTCTAGGCATTTTAATAGAATTCTAAAACTCCGTCTTTCACCGGATCCCCCTCGAATGTCTCTTAAATAAAAGAGCCATTTTACAGCCATGAGAGGATTTTCAAAATATGCCTTTACAAACATATCCTGAATTTCTTTTTCTGTTTTTTTTCTTAAGGATGCTGTTGCAAAGTCCAAATCAAGCAACGATTTTCCCGAAGTTTCATATCCAAGGGCACCATTTTCGGTATACCTTGCATTGTAAGGCAATTCTTCCAATGTTTCTTTTACTTTAGACATGAAACATCCCGCAGATGGCGGATTCTTTTCCAACATCCTTTTGAACATTTCTTCGTTATTCAATTGTTTTACTTCCTTTCTTTGGAATTACTGGACGCAAGATATGTAAGATGAGATGAGGTGAGGTGAAATGCACAAACTTGCTTTATTAAATTGCTGTAAGCGTCCAAAATAGAAAACTACCCCAGCTGGGTTCGAACCAGCGAATACAGCAGTCAAAGTGCTGTGCCTTACCGCTTGGCGATGGGGCACTAAACTGAGCACATATTTTTAACCCCGAATTGAGATATAACAACAGATTATTTGCTGTACGTGCTCAAAATGGAGCCTCGGGGATTCGAACCCCGGACTTACCGCTTATGAGGCGGCTGCTCTAACCACTGAACTAAGGCTTCAGGCGGCCCCTCCTCTCAGAGGGGTCGGATAACTTAAAAAATTATTTTATTCTCTTGTCTTCTCGACAAGAGGAAAGTAAGGTAAATCTCCTCTCTCAAGAGGAGAAGACGCTGGTAGGATTCGAACCTACCTTTGATCTCCTTTAGCGTCGTTGCTATGTATATAATATATCACAGCTCTTTTCTTTTGTCAACAACTTTTTGCATTTTTTTGCTACCCATTTTTGCAGTAAAATAGCATGCTTTTACGCTGTAGTTACATTTATACAGTACCCTTGCACCGTAAATGAAATATGTATTCCTTCTTTATACAAGAAGTCGAATTTGACATGCCCGTCCAGATCTGATGATTCCTTCAAATCAATTCCTTCCTTATATAATACTTCTCCGCAGTTTCCTCTTTCGTCTTCGATCACAATTGCATTTTCTCGAAAATAAATAACTGCGTTCTTTAGATAAAAATCTGCAATCTGTCTTCCAGAATATTCAATAGAATACCAAAATTTTGTGCCGTTTTTAACTTTCTCTACAACTTCTTCAAATAACTTGTTCATTTAAATCACTTCCCTCATTTACTTTTTAAATTTCGAACGTTCGTTCTTATTCCATATATTACCATAAAATAAGGAAGCAATCAACTGGTATTTATTTCCATTTTATTTCTCCAATACAAAAAAGAGGAAGTGGCACCTTCCTCTAGTTGACAAGTCTAAACGTCTATATATTTTTTTATTGATTCTTTTATAGCATTATTTCTCAGTGATTGAATACTATATTGTTCACTGAGTTTTTTAAACTGTTCCGTTTTAATAACATCAAATATACTCGGCAAATTCATTTCTACTTGAATTAATCTCATATTATATATAATTCCAGACCATTTTATATCTCCAGCAGTTAGATCCTCAACAAAATATTTTTCACATATAGTAGTAAACCTTCTTCTCAATCTTGAATTGCAAGAACTTAAGTTACTTTCCTTAGCTTCATTACTTGCTGGCTTCAATATTCTATTAGTATAAAGTTTCCTGTCATACGAATCGCTTAAAGTAGATTTATACACATATGTATTGGCAGATTCTTTTGCTAGGGAATATAATAAATCATCCGCCTTTATAAATCGGGCATTTTTGATTACATTTCCTTCTTTATCTACAGAGGGAATGGAAATTATATTTCCTTCTTGAAGATCATCCTCATCAAGAAAACACAACTCACATTGTTTAGGAGTTCCAGCAATCCCACAATAAAGTGCATACATCAAGAATTTATCGCACGGATTTAGTATGTCATCAACCAAGGAGAGCATTTCCTGGTGTGTGATCATCCTCTTTTCGGAGGCTTTTACTTTTATGAATCGCATAGCATCAATATCAATATCGATATACTGATTTCTGCTATGAGTTTCACCCATCTTTTTGAAATAAAAATCAGAATATTTAGACAAAAATTTATTTATCATCTTTGTTGTCTTAAGCGTATAATCAAATTCTTCATACATTTTAACTATGATTTCCTTTGAAAAATAAGCTAAATCCTTTTCTTTTTGATCTTCTATTTTTCCGATTTTTTTAAAGCTAGACTCTAACTGTTTTTTATAACTTTTTGATTGAAGTTCTATGAATTCTTCTTTGATCTCTTGATTGTACATACGTTTACCCTCCCTCTGTAATGATACCAAAATCTTTACCCGGTGTCAATCAGGTTAAATTTACTAATTTTTTCCAATGCTTCTTCCTTCCTTTTCTCTGATACTCTTGCATACCTTTTTGTCGTCTCTGGACTTTCGTGCCCCAGTAGTTCCGATACAACATATATATCACCTATCTCATTATATAAATTTGTAGCAAAACTACTCCTGAGCTTATGAGCAGTGATATGTTTGTCTATATTCCAAGTATGCTTCTCAATAATTTTATTAATTCCTTTGTCAGTAAGTCTTTTTGCCTTACCGCCGTAAACACATATGAATAATGCATTTGTCTCACCAAACTCAGCACATATTGATCTTCTTTGCCTCATCCATTTCGTCAAAACTTTAAAAACATCGTCCGATATTCGAAAAACTCTGTATTTATTTTCCTTTTCAACCACCGACAATGTTTTATTGTTTATGTCAATATCCTCCACGTTGATCCATTGCAATGCTGAGATACGAATCCCGAAAGATAATGGCAATAAAAAAAGCAGCTTATCTCTAAGCCGCCACTGTTCATAGTTTCTGTATCTTCCATCTTTTCGATCAATATTATTCCATATCTTTTGGATCTCTTCCTTATCTAATACAGTTATATCTTCTTTTAATCGTATCTTAGGTCTCCTGCCAAGCAATTCTATTGGATTTTTTCTTCCTTCGAATTTTGGGTGACTAAAAAATGTCTTCATAGCACTAAGCTTTGTTCCAACAATACTTGCCTGACATTTTTTGATTGGCTGCCCCTGCGAATCTCTTGTATAAGAGATGTAGTTAAAATACCGGCTCAGATTGGCTGAATCAACAGCCTGAAAATCTTTCCAGCCGGTAATAGTAACTCCTTCGTTCTGTTCGTAAAAATGGAGAAAATCCAGTAAATAGTTTATGTACCTGAGTTTGGTAAGAGAAGCCCGGCCTTCAAGCCAGACATAATATTCTGTTATGAAAGCCGGTTTTCCAGAGATAAGTTCCTGAATTTTCTTTTCGGCAATCAAATCTCTTTCTTCTCTACCGTTCAATTGAATCCCTCCTTATACGAGGCGTTTCAGACCACCGTATTCAAACTGATAATCATCAATCTGTCGCTTCATTTCATTCAAATTATCTTTAAATTCTTCTGCTTCTTGAATTAAATCATCCAGTTCGGAAGAACTATCTTCCCATTTATCGTGGGTTTCTCCTTCGCTATCCGGTTCAATTTCTTCTAATCGTTCCTGCCTTCTTTCAAGTGCTTTTATAAGCTCATCGAAAGTACTTACCATTTCTTTCATTACTTTAGTTGCGTCCATATTTGTTCCTCCTATTTCCAGGTTTTCTTTTCTCCTGTTATTCTTTCATAAACTTCCGGCGGCTGTTTGAACAGCCAAGTTAGATACTCAGCCTGTTCTTTGCCTTCCAGCATCCCGCCAATGTGATACGGATATTTTTCCCAATCGTATGACCCATCTTCTCGGATCCATTCCTTCTTCCTCTTACCAACTTTTACTTCCCATTGATAAGTTTCCTTTTTACTTTGATGCATCCTGCCCGACAGAGTGTAGAGAAAAAACCATGCACACATGACGAATGTGAATCCGAATCCGCTCGGCCCGGCCACATAAGCACCAAAAGCAACAATAATTGAACAAGTAACAAGTAAACCAAGCATATCTAGCATATCCCGCTCCTTTCTTATATATACTATTCTAGTACATGCTTACATCTTGGTCAATACGCTTTTTCTTACTTCGTCTATCCATGCATTACCGTTGCGGTCTCTCCATACTACTCTGCATAATCCATTTTGTAATTTTTTGATAATCATCCCCTTTCCATATTCTAGTCCTTTATTTGAATCATAGACTGATTCTCCTACATTAAATGTTTCCGTTGGTATCACTCCTTCTTATTTTTAATGTTCATTGAAAACTACTTGCTCGCCATTCTGTAAAGACCAGCATCCGCCGTCAGTTACTGCACATTCCGTGCAGTTTCCAGAGCATTCTTTTGCGTCATCCTTTGCGGTAGTGGTTCCATCTCTATATCTTACATGGGCTTCCGGAAGATTGAACGGATTGTCCATTTTTAACCCAACCCATCCACTCAGAATCAGATGCAGATTTCTTGTAACTGGATGCATAGAAAGCACTTTTTTTACGATTTCATATCTCTTAGTAAAACACAATATTTCGCAATGAGGATTCCTGCTTGCTATCTCAATCATATGTATCAGGTATTCTTCGTTCGGAATATCTCCAGAGACATGAAATCTAAAAAATCGAGACATCATAATTGACGCCTCGACCTCTCTCCAATATGTATTTGGTTTATTTATAAGCAACTCATAGTTACTTTGATATGCTTCCCTTACTCTCTTTCTTATTCTCTCCAGTTTTTTAGCATAACATTTCTTACGGCATTCACAATCCTGCCTGCAGGTTATACCGGCTGGCAAAGATACACTTGGGATGCTTCCCATCTTGGTGTTTCCGTTGCTAATTTTGACTTCTATATCAATCACCTCTCGTCGTTTCGTCAATTACCTTTTTCAGATAATCAATTATGCTGACACCAGTAAATGCCTCAAACATTTTATGAAACATTTCCCTTCCGCTGCAGGTATACGAAGAATCCAAAATTTTCTCTAACTCAAGAAATATCCCTGTCTGCTCCAAATTCTCCGCTAAGATGTCTTCCAATATAGTATCCGCATCTCGAATCTGTCCGCATGGAGTATTTTTATATAGCTTGTCAGCTTCGTAGAACATAGTATCAACAATATTGTCTTTATTGAATTGAATAAGTGCTTTGTCTTTGAATGAAAATTGAACCAGAAAATCATCATCTTCTTTCCCTTTAAATACTTCTGCCGAAATATAATCAGAATAATGAATTTCTGGAATTTTACTATATCCTTCTTCAATAACAAAGCCGGTAATGCCTGTTACATATAAATCAGCACTGTCCGATGATACAAAGCATTCATCGATGGAAATAATCTCCGATAAATGTTGTGATAATTCCGCTATCTCAGGAAACGCTCCAAAATCCGGGTTTCTAAATTCCCAGTGCAAAATGGATTTATCTTTTTCGTCTATGCTACCATAACTATCAAGAAAATCCATACCATATTGTTTTCCTTTGGCGGTAAAATACATGGATCCAGAATAAATAATATCTTTTGGATCTATATCTCTATTGAATTTTACATCAAGATAACACCTCATATTTTGCTCCTTTTATTTTATAAATTTGTCACAACTATTCACCAGCTCAAGATATTCCAATGCTAACCAGCCTTGAAAACAGTATTGATCACGACATTCCTTATAATCATGATCTTCACCCATATACTTTTCACAGTTTTTACACATCCCATATAATTCTGGAAATGCTTCTTTTGCAAAATTATTCATATATGGTAAATATTTTTGATATATCTCTTCTAATTGCCCTTCCGTTTCTTTATAAAGTGACATTTTTCACTTCCTTAACTTTCATTTCTCTTCTCACTTCGTTAAATCATGTAACATTCTTGCTTGCTGTCTGTGAAACTAATCGTGTCATCCATTGACGGAAATCTATGACATCCGTTTTTACATTTTACTTCAAAATACTCTTTCTTATTCCCATATATTATGGCAATGACTTTTCCATGTAAGATATCCCGCATGCCAATTTGATAAAATGCGACCCATTTTCCAATCAGCATGGAATAGTCTTTCTTAACAATATAACCATTATGTTCAAGTAATTCTATGGCTCCGTTAATTCTTTGCTCTTTTGTTAATCCCATATTATTCCTCCAAATTTTTTAAATTTATATTCGGGCATGGATTTGCACCATGCATAGTTCCCCACTCCCTTCTACCAAATCAGACCCAGCATCGTCAGCTATTTCACTGTTTCAGATGCCGACGGAATCGAACCGTTAGGGCAACCTATCTGTCATTAGCGTCTACCTATTCCGCCACCGAATGATTTCAAATGCACTTGTACTAAATAGTGGTGTGCTATTACGCCAAAGGAGAGTTCCATCCTTACCAGTTACGGGGTGACTTCCTGCTTCTTTTTCAGAATATACATATCTTGCATAACTACGTCTGAACGCTGTGTCACTATACCCTCCCGATTTCAGAGGTATATGTATATAAAAGCTCCACTCTTTAAATGATGGCTGCTTCTAAGCCCACATTCCACTATTCAACTTCTTAATTCTTTTTCTTCTTTACCTTTCCGGTGCAGAAACCTACAACAAAAGCTGTTGCAATACAAATGACAAATGCTCCGATATCTATAACAATCATTATTTGTTGCTTCTCCTTCGTTTCATTTCGGCAAGCACATCATCAGCCGCACGATTTCTTTCCTGTGCTTCCATTCTGCGATCCATTGCCTCTGTACTTGTGTCATAAGCGATCTTCGCTCCTGCTGCACGTTCTCTTGTTTTCTTCGCACCCTCACGCACTCTTTCAAGCATACGGTCACTTTCGTTTGTGCTTGCACTTGCATTCATGCCCTCATGCAGAGAAATAATCTGCTGATCTGCTTCCATCTGATAAACCGTTCTTTCTTTTTCCTCTTTGAGTTCATCAAGCTCCTGCTTAATGGCACTACGGATTTCATTCTGCTGCTCTTTTGCTTTTTTGTATTCCTCGATAGTATCTTTCAGCGTATCAATCTTGCCCTGAACAGTAATTTTCTTCATTGCATACTGTCTTGCAGTATCGTCATCACCAGAATCCAGACAGTTATTGATAGACTTGTCAATCTTCATAAGTTCTTTTTTGAGATCGTACTGTTCCTTTTCTGCTTCATCCAGTTTACCGGCAATCTCTGTATAAGACTGTTCTGCTTTGCTGTATAGAGTCTCTTTTTCTCTGATCGCATTATTGAAATAATCTCTTGCACCATCCGGCGTAGAAGCATCCTGTCTTGCGATTTCTTCCGTTCTTCCTCTGAACTTAATTACAAGCTGCTTAAAAAATGTTTTGTTTAAAATCAGTGCCACAATAGCAATTACTCCCAGGATTGAGAGACAAAAGATAATTACATTACTTGTTCCTACTGTCATTTTATTCTACCTCTACCTCAAATTCTTTGCACAGCTCTAAAAGACCGCCATCCCGTTCTTCTCCTACTGCATGAAATTTCCATTTTGATTCATCACGATAAATTTCACCAGAAATGATAGCAGTAGAATTTCCGAACTTCTCTTTGAGATCGTATCTCATAATTTCGTTTCCAGTTACATCATCCACAATACGGATATATGAGTTTTCCACCATGCCAAAATTCTGCATACGGCGTTCTGCATCAAAAATGGTTACACAGAATACTATTTTATCTGCATACTTCGGAAGTTTCTCAAGATCCACTCTGATAACTTCATCGTCACCGTTTCCAGAACCGGTCAAATTATCGCCGCTGTGAGTAACTCCACCACTCGGATGTTTCAGATTATTGTAAAATACAAAATCACTATCAGATCTTGTTATACCAGCTTTGGTAACAACGAATGCAGAAGCATCCAGGTCAAAATCCCCGTCATCATCATACTTTGCTGTGTCCCAACCAAGGCAAACAGAAATTTTATTCACAACACTATCCTTTGATAGTGCGACTTTATCTCCTTTTTTAAGGCTTACTGACATATCGCTTTATCTCCTTTATTACTTGTATCTTTTTGCCATATCGGGAATGTTGCCATCATGTGTTCCTTCACCGACAGCCTTGAACTGCCACTCCCCGTTTTCATCACGGTACAGCTCACCAACGATAAGTGCTGTACATCCGTCATAATCATCTGTCAGATTATAGCGACAAATTTCCTGTTTGGTTGCATCATCCACGATTCTTGCATAGCAGTTTTTAATCATTCCGAAATGCTGCCCTCTTGATTTACAGTTGTAGATATTCACAACCACTACCAACTTCTTAATATCCGGTGGCATCTTCTTCAGATCAATCGCAATTTGTTCATCATCGTTTCTTTTACCTGTTCCACCAACAAGATTGTCGCCTCTGTGCTTGATACAACCGCTGCCATGTGTGAGATTTCCGTAATAAATAATATCGTCAGATCTTGTCAGACCATATTCTGTAACTTCATCTGTTTCTGTCTTTGAAAAAAGTCCAAACAGTCCAGCTTTTACTTTCTTTGAAATCCGCTTTGTATTTTCACGAAGTACAAATACAGAAGAATCGCAATCAATGCTGCTTCCGTTCTGTGCCATATCCCATCCAAGTCCTACAGTTACATTTGCCAGTTTCTCTATTGCTTTTGAAAGATTTACTTTTTGCCCTTTTGTTAAACTTACTGCCATTATTTATTACCTCCTACATTAGACTCCAAAGCTACTGCAAAGTGCCTGTAAACCTCCGGAAAATCCAGAGCCAACTGCATTGAATTTCCATTCTCCATTCCTACGGTACAGCTCACCTGCCATAACCCCTGTTTCCAGAGAGAAGTCTTCGTTTAACTCATATTTGAACAATTCTTCATTTGTTTCGGCATCATATGCTCTAATGTATGAATTGTCCACCATACCAAAATTCTGTAATCTGTTTTCGGCATCGTAGATAGTAGCGGCAAAGCTAATCTTAGAAATATTTGCTGGGATTTTATCCAGTTCAACAACCATCGTTTCGTCATCTCCGTCGCCAACCCCCGTTCTATTATCTCCGGAATATGTAAGCGCTCCGCTAGGATGCTGTGGCTGTCCGTAGAACACAAAATCCTGCTCCCCTGTTACCTTCCCTGAATCATCTGTAAAGAATGCAGATACATCAAGATCGAATTCTGCATCTCCGTCATATCTGTTTGTATCCCATCCCAGCGCAAAGACTACTTTCTTGAGTTTTGCATTTCCTTTTGTAAGGTTAATTTTCTGACCCTTCACTAAACTAATCGACATTTCCTTTTACCTCCTTATTTTCTATTATCAACAGCCTTTCTTACAAGATCGACTGGGATAACTAAAAATGCAATCGCAACAATCACTAACCAATGCATCACATCAAGCGGTGCTGCTTTAATAAGAGCCCCTACAAAATCACACAAAATAACCGTCATTGCAAAAATGCCAATTGCAATATACGCGAACAGCTTGTTTTTCCCAATGCCTTTGAATAAGTTCATGTGTTCAGTACGAATATTAAATCCATTGAACACTGCCATAAAACATAGCAATGCGAATCTTGCTGTCATAGATTCAGCATCTGAAGCAAACATATTTGATATTGGACTAAATGTGATAATTCCGTACAGTGCAATAAAGGCTGCTGTACTAATTGCAATCCGTTTTTTTGCTCCTCGAATAAAAAGTCCAGAACCTTTTTTAATAGGTTTCTCTGACATATACTCCTCTTTCGGAGGTTCACCACCAAATGACAGTGAATTCAAAGAGTCCATAATAATGTTGATAATTAAAATCTGAACTGATGCAAGCAGCGCTCCTGTTGCAATCATTGGATAAATCACACTCAAAATCAAAAGTGCAATGTTGATTGGGAGCTGGAATTCAAGAAACATCATGATGTTATGCATGAACGTTCTTCCAAGCTCTACCGCTTTGACAACACTTGCAAAGTTATCATCAGTCAATACGATATCTGACGCTTCTTTCGCCACATCAGACCCACCTTGCATTCCGAATCCAACATCTGCTCTCTTCAACGCTGGAGAATCATTCACTCCGTCACCGGTCATTGCCACAGATTTTCCAATCTCCTGTGCAAGAGTTACCAATCTCAGCTTTGTGTTCGGTGAACATCTGGAAATAACTCTCAATCGTGGAATAATACTCTTAACCTCGTCGTCTGACATCGATTCAAATTCATCATTTGTAATGGCTAAATCACCCGGCATATAGATACCGCATTCAGCAGCTACTGCCTGTGCAGTTTCAAGACAATCCCCTGTAATCTCAATTACCTGAATACCTGCCTTGTGCGCCATTGCCACTGCATCCAGGACTTCATCTCTGACTGGATCGACAACGCCAATAATTCCAAGAAATGTCATATTATTTGGGATTTCATTTTCAACAAGCGTTCCCTCTGCCTTTGTTAAAGCAATACATCTCATTGCATTTCTTGTCATAGACTTGATATTCTCAATCAATCTATCCTTATCGCTATCAGTAAATGTCTGAATTCCATTACCAAGTGCTGTCGTACAATGCGCAATAAGTTTTTCTGGAGCCCCTTTGTAATATGAAATGTTACCTGAACATGTTACTGCTGAATATTTATTTGCACTATTAAACACCTGCTTAGCTAATACCCTCAGCTCGCTCTGAACGCTCTGACATTCATCAGAACTAACAAGTGATAAAACAGCTCTGTCAATAGAGTTACCACCAGTAATCTCTCCATCTCCATTGAATGTGGCACTGTTGTTCAGGCAGATATTTGATACAATATTTTTCCAAAGTTCAGAAGATGTGTCCACTTCATCGGCAAATCCATCAATAATCTTTTTCGGTGTCATCACACCAGTTGTTAATGTACCTGTTTTGTCTGTGCAAATAATATCTACATATGCAAGTTCTGGAATTTTCCCCGGGTTCTTTGCTAAAATGTTAAATTTCTCCATTGTCTTAACATTTTGTTTCGTTACCAATTTTACAATCAATGGAAGTCCTTCTGGTACTGCTGCTACAATAATAGTCAATGCTACAGAAAAGTTCTGAGCAATCTTCTGAACTACATCAAGAATATTTCCTCCAAAATATTCCCTCATACCAGTTTCTGCAACTCCTGTTGCAGTAAGTACAATAAATGTAATAACAGCTGCGATGGTTCCCCATTTTGAAATAAAGTCACTCAGATTGTCGAGTGCAATATCCAGTGCTGTCTTTGGAGATTCCAGAGTCTGCATTTTAACCATAGTATCTCCGTTTACTGTATTCACTCCAACGTCAGTAACGATCATTTTTCCTTCTCCAGCCATTACTGTTGTTCCTGCAAATAAACAGTTTGGATTGGTATATGCGGTTGTTGATGTTGTTTTGGCATGTATGTATCCTGCAATTGGAGTTTTCTTACACTCCTTTGTTTCACCATTGATTGCAGCATTATTAACTGAAATTTTACCATCAACAATGTAACCATCTGCGAAAATCTCTTGTCCCATACCTACACAAACAAGGTCTCCTACTACCAATTCATCTTTGTTAATTGTCTGAACTTTTCCATCACGAATTACGTCACAATACCTCACGGCTGTTTTCGCACGCAACTCTGCTGCAGATTTCTGGACACCAATACCAGTTTTTACTGCAATTCCAGTTACGATTGCGAGCACCACAAGAATCATGATCGGATCAGAAAGTTCCATTACTCCCATGAATCCGAGGAATAACTGCAAAATAGCAATTGCAATAAGAATCATTGTGATCTTCTCGCTCAGTGCTTCTTTTGCAAAGTCATACCACTTCTTCATTTCCGGTTCCGGTAGCTTATTACTCCCGTGAAGTTTTCTGCTATCTAAAACCTCCTTGCTACTTAATCCATTCATTAGTTTTCTCCTTTCTTTTATTTATCAAAAAATGATGAGACATACATTTCTGCATGCTCATCATTCCTGACCGAATATATTTTATTCATTAGAATCATTGAATTCTTTCCCATCGATAATCCTTTTGATCGCAGCTGCACATTTTTCTAAAGCAAAACAATAAGCATTATTATAGATTATCTTATCGTGCTCTGCTGTAGGTGTTTCATAAACACAATCAATTGCTTCGTCGATTCCGTCTAAGAATCTGTTAAGCCTTTTAATAACTGCATTTTCAGCAGAATGATTATCCATATTTTTCTCTGAATGCTCAAAAGCTCTTAATTCATCTTTCCCAAGCCATTTAATCCAGGCTCCACAATCATCACAATACAGTCCGGTATTGTTTCCCTTATGTTCTATATGTAATGAAGTACTTCCACATTTTTTACAACAATTTTGATACATGATCTTACTCCTCATCTTCGTCATCAATATACATAGGACAAATAACGTCAATACATCTCAATATCCGGAGTAAATCCCACGGCTGATGATTGTATTCTTCGTCAAGTTTAACAAATAATTGAATCAATCGCCTAACAGGAATGCATGCATCTTCCTCTGAATCCAACTCATCGTATATTTGTTCTAATTTTCTTTTATAGTTTTCATTTGTGAACGAGCCGTCAGTATCTCTCTTACTCAAAAAGTCTTTAAGTCCATTTATACATTCTCTTATGTTTTTTACAGGTTCTTCTTCGCCAATTTGAGATGATAATAAATTTACATTAGCTTCAATTGTCTTGATCAGAATCTCCAAGAATCTTATTTCTGTCATCATAGTTAGTTCACCATCCTATTCTTCATTTGGAAATGTCTTAATACAATCCCATAATTAGTTTCTTCTTTTCTTATAAACTTTGCAGGTTTTTAATCATGGATATCGATAACTGTAATAAATCCATCCATGTTGTCAGATATGGCTTGCTTGTATTTCTGCTCAAAATCTTCATCTCCAATAAATTTGGTACCATCCCATGAATTTCTTGCAATGGCTGATCCATCCGGCAAAATGCAAATATAACATTCAAGTGTATTAAGATTTATAACATCTTTTTGCCATGCTCCATCTACAAGAATATAACCATCAGCGAACCCCATATTCATAAACCATTTTTCCTCGAAAAAGGACATACATAATGCTGAAGCATTTTCTTTTAATGTAGATAAAAGGCTTGACCAAAATAACCTGCCATTTCTCCCTTTCCCGTCATAATAACCCCAACTGTAATATCTGTAATTTTCAGAATCTTCTCTTCCTACTTTTAATTTTAAGGCTGCTTTATATCTTCCACCGATTTGATACCAATCCCAGGTAAAAGTTGGGTAATTTATCATTTCGCCTTCGTCGTCTGAATCTCCATATACAAATTCTGAATTATATGGCTGCATAATTTCTGCAATTTCATCTTTTGTTGGTAACGTTTTTGTTAATAAATGTACACAATAATGCATATAGCTCTCTCATCTCCCGCATTCGTTATATTTTCTAAATTATCAAAAAGGAATCCTCACTCGTATAACGACCACCCTACTTTTTATTGATCCATTCCTTAAATTCCTCAAATTCATTTTTCGTAAGCAAAATGTCTGAATAATAGAAATCCTTATTCCTGATAATCGCCCAAATCTTTTTTAATTTTTCAACAAAAGAAGCTTGCTGTGAATAAAAATTACCATTCGTATATGTCAAAAAAGCATAGTCGCCATCTTCATAATCTTTAATTTTGAAATGAATACCCTCGTCACAGCCACATTTACAACTTATAATCAGTTCATCGTCTTTAAAGTTTTTAAGTACTGCCATAATATTCATCCTCTCTTAATTCTCTACATACTCCCATCCAGAAATGAATTCTACTGCCTTATCAAAATAAATAGGATTCAGATCCTTGTAAGAGCCACACTGGAATTTACTTTTTAATCCATTCCACATATTGATGAAGTAACTTCTTGAATTTGCTTTATATTCTTTTGAATGAGCTCCGCCCAGCAAATGATTAACTCTGTCTTTTGCAACTTTGTAAATCTTTTGCTGTTGCCTTGTACTGAGCGTGAGATTATCAACAACACGATCAAGCTTTTCATTCTGTTCGGCTAACAAATCCTCTACGTTATTGATCTGAGCATAGACAATTTTCATGTCGTCAAGTGCCAGCTCCATTTTATTAGATGGATTTGCGGTATAGCTGCCGGTCTTGCGAATTGATGGCAACACTTCGGACGTTACCCATATTCTAAATGGTTTTGCAACTGACTTACGGCTCCTAAGAACCAGTGAATAAAATCCACTTTCGCTTATAATGTTTGCTTCACCTTGACGACCTAGGTTAAATCTAGCCCGTTCAAACCCTTCCAATCCTTTGTTTAATGCATCTGTTGGATTCTTCACGCCAAGAATATCGCAAACATCCTTAGCAACGAACCATGGTTCGCCATCAATATTCACTGTCCGGATTTTACCGAACTCCTCATTTTCAAAAATTTCTACTTCTCCATTCATGTAATATTTCCTTTCTTTGTATGTATTTTCTTTTTTAATTCATCGAAATTGCTTACTTCATCGTCTAATCTCAGTGGAATGAATATATTAATATTGGTTAGGATCTGAAGAAGATTCCATGGTGAATGATTATATTCATTATCGACTCCTTCAAATCTCTCCGCTAAAGCTGATACTTCTACATATCCTTTTTCTTGCTTCATTCTATCCAAAAGTTCTTTTAGTTCTTCTTCATACTCATCTTTATTCATCGTTATCAATTTCCTTTTTGAAATATTCTTATTTATATGTTTCCACAAATATATAAAGTTATAATAATATTCTACTTTCTTGTTACTGGAAAGTATAAGATAGCTTCCATCACTATACAGCGTGGAATAATGAGTGAATCTCAAATAACTCTTTTTATCATTTCAGGTTTAATTCTTCCTGAAATTCTCTTGCAAGCCGCTCGATCGCATCCAATACTTCTTTTTTATTTTTACATTTGAAGTGAACACGATGCTCTGTATCTTGTTCAAGTTTTTCAACAGTATCAAGTAACTTAGTTTTCTGTCTTTCATTAAGCATAATTTCATTTTTTGTCAAATATGTTCTCATATTTTCAGGCTCACGCAAAAACAGTAACAGGCTATTATGAGCCTTATCCTGTACAGATCCATTCTCATATCTGCAGATAGTTTTATCTCCCAAGTTCAACAGTTTTGCAAAGTTTCTCTGACTGAGTCCATACTGTTCTCTTATCTTTTTGATTTCATCTGGAAGAAGAAACTTATGCTTTCTGCGATACTCATTATATGCATTGACAAGCGTTGCTGAATCCAGTTCTTCGCAGAACAGTTCCTCTCCGCATTCAGCACAAACAAATACCTGTGCATCAATTGTAATGTCTTCACCACATACTTTGAATGTTTCCTGGCGAGTTATTATTTTAGTTTCGACTTCTTTTCCACATACGTCACAATACAGCCAGGTGTTGTTCCCTTTGAATTCTGTATGCAATGAATTGTTTCCGCATTTTCTGCAACAATTTTGACACATAATCTTGCTCCTTATAATACATATTGAAAAATTGTTTCGCTTCTATTTAATTTCGCTTTCTGCCATATCTTCCGCACTATCTACTACATCCCATTTAATATTGATTGCTTTTATAATCATTCCTCCGTTCTTCTTTATCAACCCACTTTAATCTTTGGTGTAACCTGTTGGAACATATCTGTAGGAGACTGCCTGTAAGCTTCGCACATAGCACAAAATGTCTGAAGAACTTTCGACCATTCTTCTTCCTTAATCCATTGTATGTATGGCTTGTCCCCTCTTTTCCGTAAATGAATACCGTATTTATATTGCAAATTTTTATACAGCTCATTCCAAAGATTCGCAAAAGGGATTCCTGTCACCGCAGAAAGTTGCCTGATTCCTGCGTTTAACTTACTTCGATCAGCCCATTCCAGAACTTCTCCAGCCAATGCCTTATTATCTTTCTCCAACTTCGTTATATGCCGGTTCTGAAAAGCATTATATTCTGTGGTAGCCTTCAACATCGCATTGATATCTCCGCTGGCATATGCCATTCCGACATTCAGCATCAATCGCTGCTCTTCCTGGATATCCTGAACTTTAACTTCCGGCGATGTCTTTTCTTCTATATTAAGAAGTTGTGTTCTTATTTCTTTTGCTACTTTTGAATCTCTAAGTAACATCCCGATTCTAAGAATCGCTCTACGAGAAAATACCCTAACACCTCTGTTCGGTATTTCTATTTTCGTGCCGGAAGTATAAGTCACTATTGATTTTCCTTTGAGATTTTCTAATGTGGCATCGTGTCCTATTAAAAAATCTTTATAACCTTTTATGTATGTGCCATCTGAATCCAGTTCCTCTTTATGCCGAGAGTATATTTTTCTGATTCCATCGGAAGTTACAATATTGTCTTCGCTACCATCGCCTCCTACATATGTAGAATAATATTCTGCTATCTGATTTATTGTCGCAAATTCGGTTCCCGGCAACAGCACCAACTTCTTAACTTTTTCTAAAACTTCATATCTTCCGACACACTTATCTCTAAGCTGTCGGTTATCCAGTAATGGATTCTCATCTTTATCTTTTGTTTGCCCCATTTTCGCCTTTCCCTTTCTTTTAATATTTTCCCAACGCGGAAAATTTCTTATATTTATATTTCTTTATCGTCAATAATATCCTTTATCCGTTATACTCAATGCACCGTCTTTTACTTCACTATATTTAATATATAGTGAGTCAGACACTCGCATCTTGTCTACCTCTACATTTTCAATTACAAATCCTTCTTCTTTTATATCTTTAATGATTCCAAAGCAGCTATAGAATTTATCATTCCTAATGAGAGTAAAATGAATATCATCTCCAACCTTGAACGTTTTGTTGTTATTATCAGCAATTTGTTTTATTATATTGATTTTCATAATAATCACCTCTTCATTTTCGCGAACATCTCCTGATAGAACGGAACGGACATGAGTTCTCGGCGAATCTCATCGTACATTTTGTGTAACTTTGGATTTACCCACTTCATCCATTCTTTTCTGTCATCTTTTACCATCATTTCTCTTACCATAGTAGCGGAAATTTTTATCTTTCCGCGATTTACGATGAGCTGCGACATATTAACTACATCTTCATCCGCAAACCATCTATTTCTTTCTTCGTCATTTCCGTAATCATTAACTCCGGAACTTTGTAGACGTATCTATCTACATTTCCAAGAAGATACTTACCCCACTCTGGGCGAATATCATTTTCGTCTGTCATATCAGCCAGTCCATAAATCATAATATTGGGCGAATCACCGTAGATTTCTTTTAACATCTTTGTCCTGGTATTGATGTTAAGAGGATTTCTTTCCGTTCCACATTCCTGTGCCGACCCAATTAGAATAAGAATGCGATCACAGAGCTGCATTCCCATGTTTATGAGTGACTCATGACCAATATGGTAAGTCTGAAACCTGCCACAAATTAGACCTACATCGTATGGTTTCATTATTTATCATCTCCTTCTTTAAATATTGACCGGTTCTCCGTTCTCATCATACTCAATCGGTTCAATTTTAACGATATATCCGATTTCCTTTTCCTTATCGAAAATTTCAATCTTTGCCTGTTCCGGATGACATACCCCACATTCAAAAGAAAATCTTTCATCGTTTTGTTCTACGATTTCAATTAAATGATCAGATAATGCTTCCATGTCATTTTTATCTTCTTCTACTTCTCTAATTTCTGTTGCCTCCGCGCCTCTGTCATAACACTGATCTGGCGGATTTACTCTGTCTTCATCGATGGCATCAGTCAATTTTTCTTCTGCTTCTTCTTTGCTATTCGCCTCTATTTCATAGTATTTTTCATAACATTCGTAGCATCTAACGCTGAATTTTTTCATTGTATTGTCTCCTCGCTTTCTTCTTGTCTATATTCTTCCAGTCTAGCATCTGCGGATTCTTCTTGTATTTTAATTGAATGTAATCTGTTCTCTCTGCACCAAGAACAACTTCCGTGATTCCTGCATTCATTATCAACCGCCTTGCCCCCTGTATGAGGTTTTCTTTTTTCTTTTCCATGCTCGATTGCTTTATCCAAACTCATCACACAAAACCTCTTACAACTCTTTCGTTGACATCCATAACGAATTCCTGTATTTTCTTATAATCTGGCTTCTCTGGAAGATCAGTATTCTCTTTCGCATACTGTAATTCTTTCTCATACTCATCAACCATTTCAAAGAATTCAGGAATTGGCTGTCTATTATCATCGAGATATGCACCATTTCTGATAGACATCAACAGATCATGTTCTTTCTCTCTGAATGTTATGATTTTCTTATTTTCCAATATATCCAGACACATCATATATAACCGAATCAGATGCATCATATGCTTTCCAAGCTTGTTATGCTCGATTGCATGCTGATTTCTCTTACCGATTTTTGCGTAATCCTTAACGATATTATTCATCTCAGACCACATCGCCTTATAGTCCCTCAAAGGATACCGGCTTAATCTAATGTCCATATAAATTTCCGTATCCATATCTTCTCTACTGGATTTATCGACATATAATCTAATAGCATCATCCGGATATTGAAAATATCTTTCCGGGAAATCTGCGGCTGCATTATTGATGCTGTTAAGGATATGCTTTTCTCTTTGTTCCTGTCCCAAAAGTCTTGCCGATTTGTTATCCAGCCTTCGAAGCTGTGCGGTTGCGTAACCACCAAATGCTTGAGCTGCTTTCTTTGAAAGAAATAATTCCTTATTATCCAGAAGTTCTTTTCCAATAGGCGACAGATACAAATAATGCTCAGGTTTTAAACCAAGCATTTCAATTGTATTTGGATTGCAATTACAGAGCAACGAAATCAGCTTATTGAACGCATAAATTGTTGTGTCAGTTTCTTCATTAACAAACTGTTCAAAATGCCGATTCGTAAGAATCTCTTCCTTTTTATTTAATGCACATCCTCTGATATCAAGGTCAGAATTTTCTACATTCGTGCCATACGCATGACTGCCACCAAGCCCTAACAAAATAATTCTGTTCCCAAGATGTTCGTTTTCTTTCAAAAAACTGTATCTATCTGACGCAACCGTATCTTTAATTTGCTTTAAATCCATCTTACACCTCTCAATTCGAACGATCCATTGCTTTTGAAATGAGCTCCAGACCATGTTTAATTCTGTCCGCATATTTCGGATTATCCTCCAGATGAGGATACAGTCTTTCATCTTCCTCATCTCCGTGTAACTGACACTTATGAATCCAAGCCGTTCCAGACATCTGCATTGGCGGAAATGTTTTATCATCAGGATGTTTAAACATAAGCCAGTAATCAAGTTCCCATCCGTTTGTATCCAACTCTCCTTCCTCATATCCCAAATCATACAAAGCCCAAGAAATCATATGCGGATTGAAAGGAGGGATGTTGGAAAAATCCACACCCTCTTTGTATCTGTCTCCATCTGCTTTTTCCGGATCGAATTTCGTTACTTCGTTGATTGCAACAAGAATCATATCTGCCAAATCTGCTTTCTCTTTGCTACTTATTTCATATAAAGATTTCTGTTTATGTAACATTATAATCATCATTCTCCCTTTATTTCTGCAAATCATCCGTATAACCCGTGATATTCATTCCTTTGATAATATATGGACTCGGATAAAACGTATCTAAGTCAAGAAATTTAAACTGATTTTTCATTTTAAGTTCGTCGATTTTTGCTTTTACTTCCTTATCTTCAATTTCTCCAGTCCTGATATAATGATCCAGGACATCATACGTGAACCCGAAATTCTCTTCGTCAGATTTTCCGCACAATCCATCAGAAGGTGTTTTTTCTACCAACTTAACTGGAAGTCCAAGCTCACGTCCAATTGCTCTCACTTCAGTGACAGTAAGGTTTGCCAGTGGTGCGAACCCTCCAATATTGTCTCCACCATAAGTAGAATAGCCAATCCAATCTTCCGAGAGATTACAGTTACAACTCGGAATTCCGTTTACACACTGGGCATAAAAATACAGAGCAGCCATTCGAATTCTTGCTGGAAGATTCACTCTGGCCTGCTCTGTAACATTTAACTGCTGTTTATTTGCTTCTTCATGAATTGATCGACACGCATCTCCGATATTCATAATCTTATAGTCAATCCCAAGTGTTTCTGCACACAGGATGCTGTCTTCGATATCTACCTGCGTATACTGAGGAAGCATCAAACCTTTTACCCTTTCTTTTCCTAATGCTTCCACTGCAAGTGCCGCCACAATACTGGAATCTTTTCCTCCAGATAAAGCAACACAGCAATTTTTCCCTTCGAACTGGCAATCAAAAAGTTCTCTGATCCATTTCACCAGTTCATTTTTTGTTCTTTTTGCATTAAATGTATACATAAAAATCTCCTTCTTTATATTTAATCAACCATGATTTCAGTGTATTCATAGAAAATAGTTTCATCAAAATTCGGTATTGCCTTGATGATATCTTTATCGCTACGTGATAAGTGATCCCACCATAACTGCCCACATTCGGATTCATCAAGTACTTTGAGATAACCCCTTTACGCCATCTCTCATCCTTTATCAAGCCTCCACATTTCAACATCCACATCTACAAATACTTCCTTGATCATCTTATAAACTCCAGCCCAATCAGCCCCACCTCTGCAACACCCGATTTTATACGGCATTGCAATTTTCGCACCAAAATTGTTATTTTTCTCATGAAGCAGCCAATTTAATTTAACAAAACATTCACGTAATGCCTGAATCGAAGTATACTGTTTTCCGTCATATCCATACTTATCTTGGGCGAACAAATTGACAATCCACTGTTCCGTGTTTGGGATCATAATACTACCAGGATCAAATCCAATATATTGGGGATTGCATGGAACAACTTGAATTTTACCCAACATTTCCGAAGAAACTATTTTTGCATATTCCTCATAAACATGGGGATACTTTTCTTTTACTTGCAGTGCTACACCAGATCCCATTCTCCCCATACAATTCACTTGATGAACAATGAATTTAGCATCCGTTTCGAATAAATCTCCATCAATAATCTTAATCATTTCCGTGCATCCTTTCTCTGATATCCAGGAACGTATCTTCCCTTGTCAGTTTTCCATCCCGGAACACCGTTGTTAACAGACTGTCTTCGCTCATTTCCATGAGCTGATCCTGGCATTTCAGTTCGCCGTTTTCTTCGTATACATGACAGCATCCGCGGTGTGATTTTTTCAGATGACTGGTATCAGTCTTTGGGTCTTTGTAGATCATCAGTTTCTTTCCGTCGATGATTCCATAGGTCGCTTTCATGGCAATACCGAATGTATCTCTTGTGACAACAACAAGTCTTCCGTTTTCTACAATGGCGGTAAAACAGAAAGCACCTACCCCATAGGCAATGTTGTTTGCCGCAAAACCACGCTCTGCCAATTCTTTCCAGATAGTTTCTACATTGGAAAGTGTGCATCCGTCCCCGTAGATAATTCCGATATGCGGATCTAATACTTTATAACCTTTTCCATTTATCGTACCACCGAAAATCTCCCACAGACGCTCTACTGTTTTAACCGATATTTCTACAATATCTCCGCTGTCCGGACGCACCAGAAGTTTTCCGTTGTGGTGCATGATTTCTCCCCTGCACTGCGGCAGAATATAATCAATCATATTCCAGTAATCATAAGTATCAGATACCATACTGAAAGAAGTGTCCGGATAAAGCTCTGTTAAAAGCTTTTTCACAAAGGTAATTTCATCGCCATCCATTGCATAATTGGCACCCATGACCGAATGTTCTGTTGATACGGCTCCAAGACCGAGATGGTTCTTTTTGCAATCCGCATGATAATAACGGTCAATATAAGAAATCGCAGGGATAGTTGAAGTTTTGTTAAAAGACAAAAGCCAAGAAGCCGAGCATCGTACTGCCTCATCCATGCAGGACATCCCACGCATTCCAAAATCGGCACATGCCATATCCGCTAATGAATTATCAGCGGTTTTCTCATACCAGTGATTCGCAATCTTCCGATACATATAGCCGATGGTTGCATGACAACACGGTTTCCAGATTTCAACCTGCAGGATACACTCAATCCACTGCACCAGCCATGCAAACTTTTCATGAGTATTGGTGATCTCTATACACGGAATTCCAATCGGAACCAGTGTTCCTTCCGGCAATGCCCGGATCTCAAGCGGAAGATATCCTAGTTCATGAAGTTCTTCCAGCTTCTCGAGATCATAATTTTTTCTTCCGATCTGGATATCCATGGATGCTGTATACAAATCCAGCATTTCTTCTTTTGATAGTTCAAAAAAATTTTTCTGGAAATATTCCATCAGATATTCTCTGATAAATGCCTGCAGTCCAAAAAAGACCATTTTGTTCTGTTCTTCCAGCATGGATTTACGTGGAACCCAGTAAGACACTAACTTCGTTAATCCTTTCGGATACATCCGGTCGTGACATTGTTTATAGGTATCACTTAATAATAAAGCCATAGTGTTCATTTTATTTCTATCCTTTCGTTGCTCTCTCGAAATTTACTTGCATCTGCAAATTTTCTACTTTTTTACAAAGCTGCTCAACCGCTAAATTTAACACCCTACTCTTCGCTCTTCTTAAATCTGCATCCAAAATCATAGCGATAATCTCTCTGTCATCCTCTTCGTAATTCAGACAATCAAGCATTCTCTCATGTAATATTGCATTGTGCATTTTATTGACTCCTCATATTTTAATTACTGTAATCTTAGGATGATTTCCCTTATAAATGCTATCTGTCGTAAAAAGCCGAAGTACAGTGCCATCATTTAAATCATTGATTAGCGTTCCTTTTTCTTCATCCAAGACTGAATTTTCTGTATGAGTTGCGTAAGCATAAATCTCTTTTGCTCCGCATTTTTTTAGTTCTGCCGCACTATAATGTAAGGAGCCACCATAAGAAATAATATCGTCAACCATAAGGACAACTTTTCCCTTTAGGTCGATTCCATTATTTTTGATTTCCAACCCAAAAATCTTACCGGTTTCCCAGTCCCTTTTCTTTTCACCATAACAATATGGCATTTCGGGAAACAATCCGCTGTATCTTTTTGCTGCACCGGCATCCGGAAAATACAACAGATCAACGTTTTTAATAACATTGATCGCACTGTCGATATATTCCTCTGGAGATATATTTGAGCAATTATTTAATAAAGCAACAGATACATCGCTATGAGCGTCCAAAATACCAACTCCATTGAAATTAAGCTGGTTGATAAACTCACAGAAGTACTTTAAAGTAAAGACTTCACGGGAATGTTTTGTGCGATCCATCCTTGCATTTGGAACATAAGGCATAACCAAATAGAACCTCTTATCACCGTAATCTTTTCCCAGATGCCTTTTTGCCATTGCAAGATAGATCAGTTCTGCATCGTTTTCGTAAGTCCAAACAAATAAAATAGATGATTTATTTTTATGCTGAAGCTCTATATCAATCTTTGGTGTTCCATCAGGAAATCTTGAAATTTCTAATACTTGTCCATCTACCTTAATCATCTTTTCACCTCGATCTGGCAGCTTTCCATAACTTTTAATGCTGCTTCATGGTTTTCAGAAGTAGTGCCAGCACAGCATCCTGCAGTAACTGTAATCTTTGTATTCGGATACAGCATCCTCAGCACCAATGCATTTGTTACCACGCAGATATCTGTACACACTCCAGCCAGCTCAATTTCCTTGATATCTTTTTCTTCTCCTAAATACGATTTCCAGTCATCGTACCCGAATGTTGTCTTTGTCACATAAATTCCAGGAATATCATTAAGTTCCGAAATTATTTTCCAGCCATCTGAGTACATGATGCAATGTGACACTGGAAGATGCTTCCCTTCAAACGTCTTAAGATAATCGTTACCGTGTGTGTCTTTTGTAAAGAATACTTCTGCTCCATCTTCTCTTAATTTTTCAGCTCTCTTTTTTACATTCTCAACGATAGCTTTTGCTTCCGGGGTTCCAAGAGCCCCGTTTACGAAGTCCTCCTGCATGTCTACAATGATGAATACTTTCTTTTTCATACGTTTCTCCTTTCTTTTGCCTTTTTAATGATTTTATCTGCATTTAATCCTATCAGATAATTAAAATCAATTATTCTTTTTCTTTAAGCAATTCCTGCTCTATCCATTCTCTTGCACACTCTTTTAAAATGCACACGCCTGTAGTAAGTGAGTATGTATCCACTCCGTATTTTTTGTATAAATCTGTCAGTTGACTTCCAATAAATATTACATCCAAGGTTTTTACCTTAAACCCGGCAGCCATATCAAATTTTTCCATCGGCAGGTTGTTCAAATATTCATCTTCTTCATATGCTTCTTTGAGCTCTTCCAAAGTAAATGGGATGCATTTTCTTATTTCTTCAAAACCTAAAAATTTAACAATTTTGCGATATTTTTCTTTATGTGTAATATCACTTGCCATATTCAATTTTTCATTAAACGTCATATCTCTCACCTCTCTTACTCTGGAATAATGATTGCACCTGTTTCACGACAATAAATGTATGGATGATCAGAAAGTCTTTCGTTTTCAGAAACCTGTTCCATATTTACCGCATTGATCATTTCAGCAACTTCGCTTGTATTCATTTCCATATTATCTACTCCGGTAATTAATACTTCATGGATACTTGACGGAATGATAAGCAAATCGCTATCGAATTTATCTGAAATTCCTTTCATTATTCCTGAATTTAATATCACAGATGCTCCTAAGAAGCCCATTTTGTTCGTGCAAACCAACATATCAACTGAAAGATCTGACTCGAAGCCATCTCCTAACATCCCCCTCAGCAGATTTTCCATACTCTGAACAGAAGTATCTAATGTAAATGCTTTGTTTTTCATCACCTCTTTCAGTAACGTCAGCTCGTTGAGTTTCATTTCTTTCATTCCTTTCTTTGTAAGGAAGTGAGCCTTATCAGAATCCTCTGCGATTCTAAATGCGATTGCCAAATCCAAAAAAGGAACGTATGCTGTTTCCTTTAATACTTCTTCATTTGCTTTTGCGTTAATCAGTACTGGCACAATATTTTTAACATTTTTCATAAAAATTCTCCTTTCAAAAAAACAGGTGAACCGTTACAATCAGTCCACCTGTCCTCTCTTAAACCGTTTTTCTTTTTTTGTAAATTTTGTTACCGTGCAACTGCTATCATAGCAAGTATCCGGAGCATGTCTTCTCCCCTCGAAAATATCATTTTTTACAATTTCAGCGGCTTCTTCTTCATTTGCCGCTTCGACCATATAGCCGCCTACATACGATTCCGTATATGTAACTTCATATATAGCCATAGTCTCCTCCTCTCCATCATTTCATTGACGAATAGATTTCTGTTAATTCTTTAATAATAAGCTTCTCTGGGAATGTGACACATGTTACAATGTTAAATGTGCGATTCATAATTATAGCAATGCCTATAATAAATGCACCAATAGAAAGTCCCATAAGAATGAACCCAAAGTCGCAATCGTCGGCATCTCCTGATTCTAAATAAGGCTTCGCTTTATTTTTTATATAGTTGCCAAACAGTAACAGTCCTATTCCAAATATCATCCAGACAGTGCTTGTTGTAATTTCATATGTAACATATTTTCTGTACAGTTGTTGCAGATACGGAAGTACATTTGCAGAAGTCCAATCTATTGCAAGACCGAATTTTTTTGCAAGAGCATCAAGTATTTTAATCACTTCTTTTGACATAATCCACCTCTTTAATGATAATTAATGCAACTGTCTTCAATGAGTTTTTCGTTTTCTTTTGCTTTCTGGTAGATGTACTCACCATCCTCTTCTGGGATGTAGGCTTCTAAAAAGATTTCCAATGTTTCATATATTTTACAAAACCTTTGGCTATACATTTTTTCAACAAACTCAGCAGAAACAACGAAATTTGTTTCGCCTATCACTTCATCATTTTCATCGTAAAGCCATCCTCTGTTCAATTCATACTCATAATTTATGCTCAACATAATCATACCTCTCAAGAATATCATCCTCGTAGTTTGTCCTCGGATTGTATACAAAATAAGTTACAATTTTGTCTCCTTTTTTCGCACTTTTTACGCCAGCATAAGAAATATAATTATGAATCGCATCAGAAAAATCAAGAATTCTTCCATCTTTATCATCAGAAGTAACAACGCCAACACATCTCTCAATAATTACCTTTCCGTTACGATGCTGCAAAATATCAGAACTAAGCTCTGATGTCTCATAAAATTCATACTCGTCATATTGATTTTTCTTTGAACGCTGAAAAACGAATACTGAGACAAACACAATAAAAAGCAACCATACAATTATTCTTTTATTCATTTTTTACCACCTCTTTTTATTCAAGCAGATGGGCGGATAATGAGACAAGCCATATACCGTAGCATCACCTCAGCCCATATCTTGTTTGTCAGCCTTTGGTCATCCCGCCCTTTAACCACATATCGTTCACACTTTATGCCATCTGCTTCAAATTACTAAACTACTTTGTAGTGGATATCACTTCCAACATATCGAGATATTTCTACTGACTTGTAATGCAGATTTTTATAATATTCTTCCTCTTCTTTATTTAAGAAATTCTCATCATCGAAACTTACAATAAATTTTCCTTCTGGTAAAAAGATTTTCTCAGTATCTCTATCATAAATTGCATCTGCAGATTTGAACTTAATACAAACATTTACGCCTTTCGGATCACAAAGCCAATGTCTGATTTCATCCCCATTAAAGAAATTAACTTTGATATTATTCTTTTCGAAGATAACTCCTTCTACCGTCGGCAATAAAAGGTTATAATTTCCATTCATTCCATCATTTAAGATGTTTAAATCCCGAATAGCATCTTCGAACTTTTCCCCAGAGTTCAGTTCCAATGCAATTGCCGACAAACAATCATAATTTAATCTTGTCTTTGTGGCAAAAGAAACTACCTTTGCGATTTCTGAATGGAATTCTTCTCCCACATTGTTCTGTAAATATTCTGTTACATCCTTTACAGACGGGTAATTAAATCTGAAGTGAAAATGAAATCTTCCTGGCCGGTTTACTAAGTATTCACTCAATTTTGAATAGCTGTTACAGGTAATCACGAACAGTTTCTTCCCGTTGCTGGTTCCGTCAAAAAGAGACAGCATTTTCGCCTGTACCCCATTGTCTTCTCTTCCGGCAAAGTTCTTATCAAATTCATCAAACAAAACCATAGTTTCCATCTTGATTGAATTGATAAAATCACCAAGTCCTGCATTGTAGTCGTCTACGAGAATCACCGGCATCCCTGAAGAAATAGCCATCTGAGATAAAAGTCTTGAAAACAATGACTTTCCAATTCCTTTGTCTCCGCTCAGGATCACACCAAGATTCTTTCTGGATTCTGAGAATCTGCTCATAACCTTGAGGGCTTTCTGTTCGTGTTCTCCATACACCTTATTTTCTTTTACTTCCAGGTTGTCCAATTTTTCAAGGAAGAATCCGCCCAAATCACTGTATCCTACCTTGTATGTATAGGCTGGCAGAGTGTCAAGTACTGTCAAATCTTCTCCATATACTTTGTACGTTTTTCCTGTTTTAATAATGTTCATTTAGATCTCCTTTTTTTGTGAAAATGAATAATATGAATCGCCAATGATAATGTGGTCTACACACTTTATATTTAATATCTTTCCGGCTTCTGCAATTCTTTCTGTAAATTCCTTGTCTTCTTTTGACGGAGTTGCATCTCCGCTTGGATGATTATGAATAAGCCCAAAACAAGCTGCACCACATAAACACAATCTTACAAAAATTTCTCTTGGCGAAACAAAGCATGAATTAACACTCCCTTTCGCCACATCAAATACACCAATCGGATGACATTTTGTGTCCATGGCAATCACCCACAGATGTTCCTCTGGCTGCATATCAGCCAAGAAAATTTTGTTCATCATGCCCATAATTTTTTTTGGTGTATTTAAGTCTTTTTCGCTTGGATAGTTTTTACTGTATTCCTTAACCAGAACATTCTTTCTGTCCTCATCAAGCCTCGTATCATATACGTTGATTCTCAGATCCAACACCTCCTTCATCTACGAAATCTATATTCCTTATTTCTCTATGTGGCGTCTTCTTTTTGCAATGAATACAATACATATGTTTTATATGATTACGCTCTCTCTTCCTGTTCTCCTTTCTTGGTACTGGGATTCCTCTTTGATTACATATAGTACAAATCATCTCTGATTCTATGTATTTCATGATATGACTCCAGCAATTTCTTCGTAATCTGTTTCTGAAATTCCGTATTTTGCCGCAAGATAATCTTGTATTGAGTCATATTCCTCAATCACTTCATTGGCTTCTAAGTCAATAACTGCCTCCACAAGCTTGTGTGTAATCGTCAGGAGTCTATCTTCCGTGAGATCTTCGTATCCTACAGATAATTCTTCTCCACAATCTGGGCAAAAAAATCCTTTAGAAAATCCCTTAATAGGATATCTCACAAAACCCCCACCTGTCGGACAATCAGGGTTTGTGCAATAGTAGATATCATCATAAAACGATTCTTCTACATCCTCTTCTTCTAAGAAGCCACGGCAATCTTCATAAATCTCTTCTGCTTGATCGTTCATCTGCATAAGAGACTCAACTTTTCTTCTTTCATTATTTATAAGAAAGAAAATATCATCTCCTTTCTCTGCTAACCCAACTTTATAAACAACTTCTTCTTCTGTCCCAAAAGCAGCCAGTTGAAGTGTTTCCCCCCTAAAAAGCTTTGTCCTATTTTCGCAATACGCACGCCATACTTTATTTGACTCCACAAGAATTACCTCTTTCATTTCTCTCCATCCTTTCTACAACTCTCTTGAACTCATCCATAAATTCATCGTTATTCATTATGATGTCTATTTTTCTCATCCATTTCCCTTTTTTTACATTACACCAATCTACATTCATTCTTTTGTAAATTTTTCTGTAAGTTACACAAAAATTTGCAGAAGTATCGTTTGAACGCCTGCCAATTTCTGCAACTGCCTCAAATATGGGGTCTGGCTCTCGCGTTTTCTCAAAATGATATTCTTCGCTCATATCGTTATCGAGCAAATCTTTTAACATAGACTCGAAAATTGATTTTGTCATCTCGTCATCATACACAGCTTGCAAAGTATTATACGTTTCACTGTCTTTTTTTCTCTGAGCGAGGCAAATTCCATACCTTTTATCAATACGAGCACAGATTGATGAAACAACATCCTTCTTTTTGACAGAATACTTTCTGGCAGCTTTACCAAGATCTCTCTCTACTTTTTTTCTCCACTCAGCGTACTCATCAATTTCTATATTCTCTTCCTTGGCAACAATACTTTTCTCCTGATTCTTGCTGTTCAAAAGAACGTTCGCCAATGTCGAATATGACTGCATTATCACATTGCAGAATTTTTCTAACATATCCGTCTGTTTTCTCTGCTCTTCGAGGATCAAATCGCCCATCTCTCCGCTCTGGATCCCCATTGTCTGCTGATTATCATTTAAAAAAGCCGCAGCTAAAACATCTTTAGCTTGCAGCTGATATTTCAACAATTTTTCGACTACTTGCGGTGATTCACGTCTCATTGATGGTGTTGCGTTTATCTTGCACAACCACAATGGCAAATAATCTATTTTAAGTGCCAATGTTCTCTGTGTCCCACTGGCTGTTTGCACGCCGATATATTTATGTGCTTCTTCTAACACAAGATCTTCCTTTATTTTCTGGATTTGCCTTGCAGTTTGACCGTCTGATAATCCAATTCCTCTGCAAATCCACCTCACGCAAACCCAAATTACATCGTCAGAATCTTTTATTACGGGGATGATATCGCCGGAGAAATTTACTTCTTTTATTATCAAATCATTCATTTTATTTCTCCTAATATTCTTTCAAGTTCGTTCTCTGCTTCTTCTATGTTGAAGCAGTCATTATCTAACTCAGACCGAAGCAATTCAAGTCCTTCCGTACTGCTTTTTCCTTTATATGATGCATCTTCAAACATCAAAAAATGCTTTATCGTGTAGTACAATCCAGCCTTATCAAAAGGTGTAAATAAATCATAAGAAGGAAGAATATACCTCATTTTATCACGAGAAAAAATATCTCCACAGAAACATAACCTCTCGATTCTTTCATATGATCTTGAATGTCTTAATTCCTCCGAGACATTTATGATACGGTTTTCGTAGCCAGTAGCAAAATACCCTTTGACAAGTTTTCCGTTTACCACTCTTCGCGTAAAATTTGCATCAACCCAACCAAGCCATAAAATATACGCATTTGAGTTATGATAGTACAATGGAAACGATTTTAATTTATACGAGATAAGTTCAAACATTTCAATGAAATAATCTCTGCAAATATCCACTGTAAAGAACTTGCTTCTTTCATAATATGCATCCAAATTTAATTTACTTAACATATTTAACTTATAGATTTCTGAAATCAAATACTTTGCCAAATATTCTTGTTTGCCGGCGTAGTATTTTTTTCTGTCAGCTTGTCTCTTATACTCTTTAAATAATCGGACAAACTGTGCAGGCAGCCATCTTCTATGAATGTAAGGATTAAAAATATACCCATCATCCATAATCTCTCCATAAAACTGAGAATTCTCCGCAAAAGCTACTTCTTTAATAGTGATATTATTCAATGACAAATACTGATTTCTTCTATCCCCCAGTTTCTTTGCCAGCTGTTCTTCTTTATTCAAAATTCATCAATCCTTTCTTTATTCAAACCACGACCGATACAATACCAATCCATTATGTTCATGAAACCAATGATTGCCATACTTCCAAGTAAGTTGTCCACTGACAATCCCAAGCAAAATATATGCTTCCAACGCATATCTTGCCTTCACTCGATCTTTTCCATAGATCATCTGATTGTGTGTCAATTCATCAGATGATTTTGCTCTGAAGTTTCCCTTTTTCGAATCTTCTACAGGAGATGAATTAAGGAAACTCTCATGTAGTTTATAAATGCCATCAAAACTCGTAGTACCTATCAGAGAATCATCTGAAAAATCAATTACTGTTCCATCTAATAATTTAATCATTTCTGTTTTAATGACTCCTTGATCCATAATGACAAGATTTCCAGAGCTAATTCTCCTTTTACAAAAATCAAATTCAAGAAGCCTTGTATGACCTCCTTGTTTTGTTTTGCACTCGTAGTCAGCCAAATTTACTATTTTTTCATAAACCGTCATTTTTCCTCCTGTAAGAAGCATCCAGATGATTGGTGTGTTTCTTTATTCTCGTTTAGATCAAAATAGATCCGGAGAGGGCTACCAATTTCCTGGTGCAGTCTGAATGGTTCACCTTCAGACCAAGCCAGGAATGTGGTAGCCGGTCCTGGATCTAGTTTGTGTGTTATCATCCCAATGCTTCCCTTTGTGCACACGCACTTGCGATAGTGTAGTAAATCAGCAAGTTTCTTCATTTATTTAGATTAATTACCGGTTGTTGAACCGGCTGCATGAGCTTCTGACCTAATCTTGATTAGGTTTGAGCTCTGCAGCTGGTGCAGAGACCGGTAATTATGATTCATTTACTTCACTATCATTTCTCCTTGCAGAGATTTGACAATAGTGCAGACCAGCAAATTTCTTAATTTATTTAGATGCAATAACGAGGCATGCGTTATTATTGGTGTCTTCTACCTTATTGTCGATTTCTGTTTGCCCAGATTATATCTTCATAGACTACTTTATTTGTGTGATATATAAGATACATATTGTTCATTGACAGATATCCTAAATTCTGTAAAAGATTATCCGTCTTCTGCATATTTGTTCTTACATTTCTTCCTTTCCCTCTAGCTACAATGCCTGTTTCATGAGGGTTACTTCCGAGTCCGCCAATCCTCATTTTTCCGGTATACGCTCCTCGAAGAAGATCTTTTAACCATTCATTCATTGCTACAATGTCTTCTTCGCAATTAATAATACCGAAAAAATACTCCGCCCATCCGAACTTAGTTTTATTGTTCAGATAATCGGAGTAAAGGTATTGGTTTATCTGTTTTATTTTGCCTTTCAGCTGATTTGAGGACAGCTGATGTTTTCCAATGATTTCTTTCATTTTTTTCTGAAATCCGGAAAGCGATTTTTTACTAAGAGATATTTTTTCCCTTTTAATTTGACAACCTAAAAAAGTGAACCATTTATCCGAGGATATTTTCTCTACTTTTTTGGGATTGATTTTAAGCCCTTTTTCAACAAGCATCGCTTTCAGCTTTTCGAGAGCTTTGTCAGAGTTTCTACCTATTATAAGTATGTCGTCTGAGTACCTATAGTAGATAGGAACCATTTTGCCAATAGTTTCATCAACATCCCGCAAAACTATGTTCGCGAGAAAGCTACCGAACGCACATCCTTGAGCAATTGACTTGTAATGTTCTACAAGTTCTCCGTTTTCGTCAAGAATTAAGTCCTCCGAATAATAATCTTTAATTACCTTATCCAGCGGACTGTCTGTACTTATTTCATCCAGAGTTTTATTCAGTGTTTCCCGGTTTACTGAATCAAAATATTTGCTAATATCGATTTTATAACCAGCAAATCCTTTGTGCTTCTGTAGTTCGGAACTAATCTTTCTCGATATATTCTTTACTCCAATTCCTTTTCTGTAACTGACACAGCAAGGATGAATCATATCCTCATACATATCACAGTAAACACTGTTAATAATGCCTAACGTCAGCCTGTCCAAATCAGTATTGACATAAACTTTCCGGAATTCTCCATTGTCTTTTGGAATCAATGCCACATGAGGAGGAGCTATTTTATACCTCCCTTCCTCGATGTATTCGCATAATAATGCCCGGAATTGAGGAGTTATATACTGTCCTATTTTTTCCGGTCGTATCCCTTTGTCTATGCAATGTTGTATAGCTCTCTCCCATCTTTCTTTTTGAAAGAAAGATGTCATTTTGGCATCTTCATACAATTGTCGTATCTCCTTTCCCAGTCCCAGTGAATTCCTTCACCATGATTAAGACCGTATTTTTCTAAAATTTTATCTCTGATTTTCTTTGATAAACAAAATTTTACAGCAATAATTGGGCATTCAGCAAGTTTAAACTCCAACGATTCGTTGCCATAACTAGAAAAAACGGCGATGTTCTCGTGTTGTGTGTAAACTTTTTTGAACATCGCCCATGTTCTTACATACCCTTTATCGCTGATAAAAGCTACTTCATCATCGGAAAAATAGCCTTTTCCAATAAGAAGGATGTCATATTCTCCTATATCCGCTCTGGTCATATACAGCACCCCCAGTCAAAAGGCATCAACGCACATCAAGTTTGCATCACACAAAATTATGTTTGACACTTTCTGCTTGCTGAAGAATTTAACAAAATTTGCCATCCCATAAGCTACAATCATCTTGACTGTATAAATTACGGAAAGTTCAACTCCACAAGCACTTTTCGGTGTCGCCTCTGCCGCCTCTTCCTGTGTAAAATCCATAGAAGCCAGAAGATTTTTAATCTGATCTGGATCGTCTCTACGTGCAAAATAGTACTGGGCGTCCGTCAGCCTCATCCTGAAATCTGCAAACCCTACGCAATTAGGATTCATCATATTCGCCTTGATAATTTCTCTTCTCAAGGAGATATTGTCAACACAAAGAAAGATATATCCGTTAAGAATGTACGGAGCTGATATTCCTTTCGGATGCTTTACAATTTTCATATCCGGATTGATAGAAAGCATCATCTTTTCCACAGCATCTACTTTACTTAATCCGATATCTGCCGCTAAAAACATCTGGTTCGTGATATTTTTGGGTTCCACTTTGTCAAAATCCCAGATATGCACTTCATCCATACCAAGCCTTGTCAACTGCTCACAAACGTGTGAACCAATCGCACCGCATCCAACTACATGCACCGGAACTCTAACTTTTTCCGATGCGTTGAAAAATTCCATCACTTTCGTTGTATCGATCATAAGTAATTTCTTCCTCTCCTTAATCTATTGTAATATTCCCATCCATCATCATCATCATCATCAAAATCGTATCTGGTCGAATTTGATGTGTTTTTTGTTTTTACCGGAACTGCATACGTCTGCTCTTTTACCTTCTTTTCTATCTGATCTTTTGCCCAATCTTCCGCATCATCTCCCTGATACAGATAATCGATATCTTCTTTTTCGTATAAAACATTATTTTTTACGTCGTATACGTTAATCCACCATGCTTTACTTTTATTAAAAATACCAAAGATATAGAAATCCTCGGTATTCTGCAGGATGTTTTCCTGGAACGTAGTGTCAACCCCGGATGGAGTAACTCCCATATAAACATGAGAATGACCGAAAAATTTCATATTTGTAAACTGCTCATCCGTAAGTCCTGCACTCCACAGAGCGTATTCTTCATCGTCCGTTTCAACGGTGGCTCCCGTTACTTTCTGAGGTGGAAGATAAATGTCGTAAATTACAAACCTTTTATCGCTTTCCCTTCTTGCGGATCCATACCAGCCAACTTCTTTTGAAGCTTTATTCACAAGTGCCATCATTTTTTTGTACACTTCGTTTGTGAAAACTACTTGAACTTTTTCTTTATCTTTAAGGGTTCCTATTTTTCCCAAAGGAAAATCAAACTTCACAGAATCTGGAAGTCCTTTCTTTGTCCCGAAAGATTCCAAAATTCCCTCCTTAAACTTCTCCAGCTTTTCGGCTAAAGAAGCTTTAGTTTCCTGGTTCATCTTAATCATTTTCATTTGCATTTTCCTCCTTTTTCTTTTTTCTGAAGTATTTACCTGCTTCTGCAATCGTAACAGTTTGATTAATCTCCGGAATATAGATGACCTTTAATTCAGATTTTGCGTATATACGGTAAACGAATCTATCGAGAACCGCACTGTCAGAGATATTCAATCCGCTCAGAGCTGACTTTATCTGAAGATATGCCGAACTCATATCTCCGTTCTCGAGATATTTTCTAATCAGATTTTCGTTATCCGCCCAACAGTCATACTCGTAGATATGAGAGTTCGGGAATTCATCTCCCGTATAAAGTTCTGAATAACGGGCTGCTCCAGAATCATCCCCATAAAAAACAACTTTTACATGAGTTTCCAAGTTCAAGATACATTTTCTTGAAAATAATGCATCCAATAAGTTGATTCTATCCGTTCCACGTGCATTGATTACGCTGTCTCGAGCATAACCCCAATCTTCTTCTTCAAAATAAAGCAGTTGGGTTTTTATAGATAAAAACAATCTATCTTCTTTACAACCCAAGATCTTAACATTTTTATAATCCGCAGAAAGAAGATTTAAGAATTCCTCTTCTCTTTCTCCGATATTTACTGATTCCCTTCTAAGGAGCGCTGATTGTTTCGAATGTAAAAGATTGTAGGAATATCTTAAATTTTCTTCGTATGTTTTAATTTTATTTCTTATATCCTGAATTTCTTCCTTCTGCAATCTTTCTCTTTGCTGGATCATGTTTACTCTTACCGAGTCCAACATTTTTTCAAGCTCGCGTTTTCTTTTTTCTTCGTTCGCCTTTTGGATAATTGGCTGCATGAAATCCCATGCAGCACCTGGGTCGAAGTTTTTCAGAGCCTTGACTACCTCGGAATTCGCATCAAAGAATTCTCCGAGACAATCAATTGCAGCAAGATATTTTTCATCATCTGATTTGTCAGACGAAAAAATCATGATGCAATATTTTCTTTCTCTGTCCAACAAAACATATAAACCATCCGTGCATACGCATTCATTGAACGATTCATAATCGCCCTCTCTGATATATTCCGAAAAATTCTCAACACAACTATAAAGGACAGTTGTGGTATCATCATCCGTAATATCATCTATAACATCGCTTACATCAACACCATCATAAATATTATTACAAAACCACACTTCCTTTTTGTTATGTGTTGATGCGATGATAGCAATAGCTTTTTTAATAGCTTTAAGGCAGAACCCTGCCACTCGATATGCTAATATATCTTCGATGTCAGGGTTCTGATATTTTGCCACTTCAGCACATTTCGGATACTCTGCAGTACCATCAGACAATTCGAGCATTTCTTTAAAAATTTTCCATCCGCAAGCACCTCCAAGATCAATTAAACCCGATGGATCAATGTTTAAGATTTCATACTCTTGATCCGCCAAATCATCATACATGCGTAGCGGCATATGTCCAGGGCAGTTAATCGTTTCATCTGACGAAAAACCAAATTCTTCTATAAGTAACTCCCACGGTTTTATTTTCACCTTGTCTCCAACCTTAAATTTAGGCATTTCTATCACTCCTTTTTTTAGATAAAAGGAGTCACCCAGCGAACACACCAGATGACTCCCACTTTCCATTTGCTTTGTGCGTAATTTTTATGCCGCAGCCGTTTTTACAACGACGGATAACATCGCTGAACTACCTTCTTCTACTCCGAAGTCTGCAAACGTTTTGTCATATGATCCGGCATCCAGGATTCTACCATTGATAGCGATTGTTGCACCCTGGGTGCTGATTTCATTGTCTCTGATCGCTTTTGAGATTGTGTCGGTTGCTTCAGCTGCAACAGATTTACGAGTATTTCCATAGCTAAGTTTTAATTCGAACATAATTTTTTCTCCTTTTCTTCTTTTCAATATTTTTTTATTTATAAAATAGGCACTCATCTCCATTAGCCTATGTATGTATTATTTTTAGGAGAGAGTGCCAACAGCTTTTTACCTTACTCAGCAGTCATTTCTGCTTTGATGCGAGAAACAACACCAGCTTCTTTTGTTACCAGTTCTGCAACATGCGGCAGGTATTTCTCAGCGTTTACGATTGCTTTGTAATTTTCACGGATAACTTCATCTACGGATTTATTGCGTGGCAGCACAGTAGTCAGAGCCAGTTCGCCGTCAATCACTGCATTGCAATTCAGCATTTTTTCGTTGATGCTTCCGTCTGCCTTACTTTCAGCCACCATGCCTACAGCGTACAGCATATTGCCGTCCTCATCATTGAGAACTGCGGAACCTACCAGCTGATCGAAATCTGCCTTTTTGATACCAGTTTTCAGTGTCCAGATGTTGTTTGTCATTGTGTTTGTCATAATTTTTTCTCCTTTTCTTTTCTCGAAAATTTTTTATTTGCTACGTTTACGAGTTACTAAAGCCTCATGCATCCGCCACTTTCCATTTGCTTTGTGCGTAATTTTTACTTTATGCGGGATGAGTCACTTTAAGAGTAATGAATACTCCACGAAGCACACCAAAATTGATATGCTTCTTGCGGTATTCATACGCCAAACAGTGTTATCGGCTGACCATCGTAGAAGTCCTCTACGTCTTTATGAGTCAACAGATATTCCTTGTCGGTATTCCAGTTATGTAACCAGATTCCTGACAAATCAATAACGCCGTCTCCGCTGATATCGAAGTCCATTTCAGCGGAGTTACAAATGTCCGAAACAAGAGTTTCGATCTTATTCCAAACTGGCAACGTGTCATAATTCTTCTCATATGAAAGAAGAAAATCATCTCCACTTCTCTCTATATTCATGTTTACCTTCCTCTCTTTCTGCTTCCGCCGACGCTTCATTCAACTCAGAATCAGAAACATTACAGAAAAACTTTCCATTAACGAAAATTGTCCAGTGTCCGCCCATTTGATCATGGACAAAATTCCGCTCGATCATATGCAGCAGAATCCAGACGCTTCTTCAAGTCCATAGATTTCTTTTGCCTTACTCACAGCATCCAGAAATCGAAGCCCGGAAAGTTCGTTGCTTAATTCAAGAGCATAAAAGCTTCTAATCCAAGACGGCTCGCAGTCAGAGCTAAGAACATCTTCAAAGTTCTGGTACGAGTAACAAAATTCACCTTCGTCCCAGACTACTCGTTTGTTTTCACTTACAGCCCAGTTATAAAGGCCGATGATCTGATCTCTTTCAAGAAATCTGGTAAGACCAAACGGTGTTATTTTCAATCTTTCGAGCAATGATTTGCTCTTGAAAGCATTAATTGCTCTTTCTTTGACTGTTCTATAGAACATGTATCCACCTCCTACATAAATACCATCCATAACTTCTCATGGATGAAGACAACAATCAGTGCAAGAATCTCGATTCTAGTTATCCAAGCATCAACCTTGTACTGAATTTCTTCTTCTCTCTTTTCCTTTTCTTCTTTTAGGAACTCTTCACGTTCCTTAGCTTTATCTTTTATGCTCATTTACTTTTCCCTTCCAGACGGATACATACCTTTGCCAGTTCCGCGGCAAGCTTGTATTCTTTTTCGTATTTGTTGCCTTTATGTGTTTTCTCCACTTGATTGACAAATTCCTGGAGGCTTCCCAAAAAGCAGCCGCATTTTACTTCTACCGTATTATCCTTAGTTCTGTAAAATGTAACAAATCCATTTCGGCTTCCGATCGGTCCTTGTGTGCAGAAATGTCTCGTATTGAAAATTTCTGCGTTGCCGGAAATTCTTGCATTGTCGAAAACATTTGCATTGCCGGAAACCTTCCCATTGCCGGAAACTTCTGCATTGTCGGAAACCCACGCATTGCCGGAAACCTTCCCATTGCCGGAAACTTCTGCATTGCCGGAAACCTTCCCATTGCCGGAAACTTCTGCATTGTCGAAAACCTTCCCATTGCCGGAAACTTCTGCATTGTCGAAAACCTTCGCATTGCCGGAAACCCACGCATCATCGAAATGTGAAAGATTTTCCTCTTTCTCGATGTATCCGCCGAGGTCTCCAGTTTTGACAGACCCAAAATCACGCACTGCTCTGATCCGGTACAATGTTTTTTCGGAAATCGTAACTGTTTCCTTTGTCAATTCATATTTTTTCATATCCTACCTCCGTTTAGAACGTTGTGAACTTATCACACCTCATACGTTTCTCAGCGGGTGATACACGCTCAAATCCCGGCACCGGCGTCATGGCAACAACACGTCCAGGATAGGCCTGTGCAGCTATAATACTGCCCACAACAGCCAGAACTCTACCATCCCGGTAAAACTCCGAAAAGCATCTCTCGATGCTCCTGAGCCGTTTCTCGCCGTCCTCCGTTGCCTCGAAAACTGTCTTAACAAGTAATGGTGACATCTGCTCTTCCTTTACCTTCGCGTTGATTACAAAATCTTCGCTCGGCTCTACGGTGACAAGTTCGCCGGTGACATCCTGTATTGTCACCGGATGCGGCGTAGTATTGCACACTACCACGCCGTTGCTGAATTTTTTAAATTTAATCATTTACATCACGTCCTTTCTTAATCCTCAAAGATACTTTTAAGGAGAGCTTCTAAGAACTCTCCATCCTACCTAAACTTTTTCTGTTCTGGCTTGTTGGATCTGATCAGTCCTGCTTCAACCAAATCATCAATCAGTTCCATATATCTGTCTGCAAGAAACTTGCACATTTTGTCAGGTTCCTTAATTTCGCTCGCTACCTTCATAGCGGCTGAAGCCTTAATTGTCAGGGTGTCTGCCAGCACCGTCAGTTCTTTTGTTGCATTCTCAAGGTTACTCATTGTTTTCATCTCAAAAATCCTCCTTATTTGCTTCTTTTCATGTTTACGATTTCATCGTCTTTTTTTGTTTTCGTTCCTTTTGTGTCAAATGTTACTTTGACTTTCTGCCCTTTCTTGAATTTTGGGACATATTTCACTTTCTTTTTACCATTTGCCTTGCCTACAATGGCACGTTTGAAGTATTTGTTTTCCGGTTTATTGTCATCTGACAGCTCCCAGATATTGCCGTCTTTGGTCATAACGGTCATGTAATCAATGTACGTGCCGTTTGCCTTACGAATTTTTGCCGCTGCTTCAACCGGCAGTGTTGCCGTCAAAACCATCGCTGTCGCCATAAATGTTGCCAATACTTTTTTGAACATAATTAAATCCTCCTGTTCATCTCATCGTTCTTCTGCACATATCTCTGCGGAGCTGCATACAGAGTGTTTCCAGAAGTTCTTCTTTTGTCATGTCCTTTGCCTTCTCACGAAACTCCTCTTCCGTAGCATCGAACTTTTCAAAGTCTTGACACGCATCAAACCTATTCAAGTTCATCTGTGCATTTAACTTATACAGGTTTCTGATAATATTTTTTACTGCCTCAAGATAACCCACCGGGAATGACTCATTAAGAGATTTACCGCCATTTAAACGCCATTCTAAATGTTTAATGACTTCTCCTCTGTTCTTTTTTACTTCCTCTTCGAATTCTTTTTCTGACTCGAAATCTTCATTTTCTACAAGCTTCTTGAGACATTCTTCGTAATTCTTCATTTTAAAATCCTCCTTAATTCTCTTACTTCCTGCATAGAATACAGGGTGTTTTTATGTTTACCGTTACGGACTTCTTTTACGATCACATAGCTTGCGTCCGCAACCTTAATTTCTTTGTATTCCTCGAAACATCCTGCCCCAGGATACATAATCTGTAATGTTTCAGTCATTCCTGAACTAACCGAAACAACCTCTGTCTTTCCATCGGTGACTATTTCTGTTGTCACCCGTTGACCAGTGTCAGCGATATTCCGGATTATATAATTCATATTTGGGTCTTTTCGCTTGAGGTGATCCAAGCAAAAGTCACCCATGAATTTACGAAAGCTTGCGTTCCGGAAGTATGCAAATCTTTCGTCTACGTTTCCGCCGGACAATCCTATTACACCGCTGTCCAGCGTTTCGTTTGCACCGATGACATAACCACTTTTGAGAATCTCTTTTGCCTTCGGCGTAGTTCTCTCAAGTTCGGCATATCCGTCCGGATAAACCGTATATGTCACCGTATGTTTACCATCTTTGTAGCCACGTTCACAGATGCAAACTACATTTCCCTTGCTGTCGATCTGGCATTGCCAGCCGTTCCAGGTGAGTGATTTTTGGGCATTAAAAAAGAGCCCATTTCTGAGCTCTATTTCTTTTATATACATGTCTTACCCCCTAAAACACGGACGTAAATCCGTATTTTTTCGTGTATTCGTTTCCGTCATGCGTTATTGTATACACGCATGCTCCGAGCGAATATGTACCGCGAAGAAATCCTAAGAGGATATTTAACATATTTACCTTTAAGAAGCTTTTCCAATTAGTTCTAAGTATATTAGAGCTAACTAAATCTGTAATGACTATTACCGTCGTTGCTGTAATCCCGATGGTAAGCCAGCACGTAATAAAACATGCTGTAATTATTTTAAGCAAAATGATTCCCATTTTTGCCCTCCTTATTTATATGGGTTGGTCAGCTTTTCCCAGCTTCTCCAGCCTTCTTCATTTTCTTTCAGAACCTTCGCAAGTTCTGCAATTTTGGTTTCGGCGAATGCTTTGAATCTTTCAAACTCTGCCTTATCAGCCTCCGTTATAGCCAATGCAGATACACAGTCCTCGCTTTTCCAATAATCATCTATGAGACTATACCAGTCCCCCAGAGATGTTCTTGCATCATTATAACGTTGCCACGCCAGCAAGTCAGGATCTTTTGCTTCTGGGCATTTTCTTTTATATGCTGTCTTGATATCTCTGTCAGATGCGTTAGGACGTAAGGCCTTCTTCACGCAAGGCCATCTTTTTTCATCCTCTGGAAGTCTATTGATTGCCTCTAACATTTCTTCTCTTGTTGGCATGGTTCTGTCTCCTTTCCTTTTTTATTATGCCCAATTATACGGACGTGGTTTTTCCGGCGTATCCATACCGAAAAAGTTCGTGTCCATATTCCCGTTAGAGTCATAGGTGCAGCCAAGCTGACCTTTGTCCACGCACCCCTGACTCCAGCAGCGTGCCATAGGTTCCGGAGTTTTTCGCTCCTTCGGCACCACGTTTGCCACGAAACGGGCATCGTACGGATTGCGGTAACGGTGCTGTTTAGGCACGCCACCACGTTCCAGATGAGTCAGAGCCAACACTGCAATGCTATGCAATGCCAGCTCTGTAGCAACAGAGTAATTTAAGCTTTTAAACTTGTCATAGCTCTGCTGTTTGTTGAAGTCACGGTGACAGAGACACTGACGCCACTGTTCACCAAACTTGACCCACACAACACACTTTGTTGTCGTATGGGTATTTTTAGCACGTCGGCTGTCACCAGTACAACCGATCGTCAACGGCATACGGGTCATCACCCAATGCACACCGTCCATGGTGCCAAAAAGTGCACCCTTCGGGACATTGAATCCCTGAAAAGTGCAACCAAAAGCGGTGCACTCACGCACCTTGACATCTGATTTTTTATGTGTTCTTGCCATGTCTCTGTCTCCTCACTCGTTCACTTCGTTCACTCGTTCAGCCCAGTTTGATCTCACACGCTATAAACAGCATCAGCTGGGTTTTGTTCTTCGTGTTAAACGTCGCATAAACACGACGCAATTAAAAAAAAATATACGCATACGCATCTGTATACATGCACGCATTAAAAAAGAGCCTCACATCGTGTGATGCAAGGCTCGTCGGATTATTCCGCCTGTGGTGCCGGTGTATCCTGCTGAGGCTCTGCCGTTGTCGGCAGTTCCGGCAGCTTGAGTACTGACCCGGTGACAAGGTTCATAGAACCTGTCAAGGTCAACGCCGCAGGGCGAGGGGCTTTTTCACCCTCCTTGCGGTCTGCCGTGACCGCTTTGAGGGTTGCCGCTTCCTCTTCGGTGGCTTCCGGCTCGGCTACCACCTTTACGCTCTCTCTCTGGTAGAGAGAAAGCACGTACAGGCAAAGCTGTTTGCGGAACTTTGCCAAGCTGATGCTTGACAGCTTGACAAGTCCGCTACGCTTGTCCTTCGAAAAGCCGTTTAACATTACGGCTTTCCAAGTATCGAGTTCAGCGTTATTCACGCTGACTTTGATACCTTTTAGCAGGTCGCCGCCCTTGCGGAAGATGCAAAGAAAAGCGTTTAAAGCCTTCTTTGCATCCGCTTTTTCCGTGTTCCCGGTAAGTAAGCCGGTAAACACTTCGTAAAGGCGGTCAACGTTGACTGGAAGCCAACCGCCTCCGTGCCAACTTGCCAAAATGGCAAGATGAACACGGTTGCTGTCCATCCATGCCTCCGCCTGGTCAGACGCTAACATAGCGTCAAACCAGTTAGCGTAAGGACGGATGTCATCGGCGGATCAGAGCCGCCTCCAGTTCGCCTATACGTTCAGTCAGAACGTCAATTTGTTCTAACTGAACGGCTGTCAATTCTGACTTTTCAGTCAGAGCTGTCAACTTGGCACGGGTGTCTGCGATGCGGTTGTTTACCGCATAAACGTATCCCAGACCCGTCAGTGTTGCTTCGTTCAGTCCGCCTTCAATGACGGACTTATTTAATCTGATTTCTTTCATTTTTACCTCCACTTTCCCCGGCTATCGCCGGAATAAAAATAATTTTAAGTTATCCTTCCGCTGGAAGGTATCAGTAATTGAACGTTACCGCTCAGCCACTCATACCTTCAGCGGAAAAGGTAAAAAAAGTCAAACTTCCCCCGTAGGGTACTCGATTATATTTGAAATAAGCTTTTCCGAAATTTTGTGTGAAGGCATAACTCCAACGTGAGTTATCAACCTTCTTTCGGGTTGCTGTATTTTTTTGTCAAGGAACGTTTGACAGGTTTTGAAATTGACCGCCCCCTGTCAGGGCTTCATTGGGACTTTTCCGGTTTGAAAAAATCTAACCGGAAGGTTTTGTTTTCGCTGATTTCCTCAGCGGTCGTTTTGCATCTCTGCCTCTCGACACTGACATCTTATCATAGCATAATTAATAATGCAAGTACTTTTTTAAAGAAAATTTTCGGAAGTCCCAGAAACCTAGTGTTTATGCGGCTTTCAACCTTTAAAAAAGTTCCGAAAATACCTATTTTATGAACACTTTTCCCAGAGAACCCCCGGGGTTTTTCAAACTCAGAACACCGCTGTTTTACGGCATTTCTTCAAACGGCATTAAGTTATATACTAATTTCGAAATTTTTTTCGACTATTTTCAGTCGATTTACGTGTCGAAAATATTACACAGGCTTTTACATATTACATCTCTTTCGATCCTTAAAATCAGCAAAATATAGATAGCATAAATCTGCAAATATCTCTTTACTTTCCTATGATTATGTGTTATAATGTACCCATAGTTCAGATGAAAATATTGCTTTTATATATCGCCGAACTTTTTTCTCTCGCTTTTGAGGGTTCGGACGGAGATAAAATCAGTAAGAGCTTAAATCTCGTATTTCCCAGTAATCATCACTGTTTTATACAAACTGCTCTTCTATCTTCCATAGCTTTTTCATCTGAAGAAGGCAATAAAATCGTAAGGAGACAACTGAATATGGAAAAAATCAAAATCGTGGATGCTATCATGGGAGCAGGTAAAAGTACCTATGCTATCAACATGATTAACAGAAACTCGGAGAAACAGTACCTCATCGTATTACCTTTCTTATCTGAAATACAGAGGTACAAAGAGAACATCTCTAACTGTGGTATCGTAGAACCCCGATCCTGGGGCATGTCTAAATCGACAAATCTAAAGGAACTTATCAAACGTGGTAAAAACATCATCACCACACATCAGCTCATACAAAGAATTGACAACGAAACACTGGATCTGTTGGAAGAACAAAACTACACTTTGGTTCTTGATGAAGCACTGAATGTAGTAAGTAAATCGGACATAACTAAAGATGATTTAAAAGCCTTTATGAATAATTCATACATCAAACTTGCTGATGATGGATATTTTGAATGGAATACCGGGCTACCGGATGCAGGCCAGTACAAGCGAGGGAATAACACGCTGATCAAACAGCTATGTGAGAGAAGGGTTTTAAGAGCTTATACGGATAAAAGAGGAAAGATTATCTCAGTTGTACAGCAGTTCCCACCGGAATTCTTCCATAAGTTTACAGAGACATACATCTTTACATATCTTTGGATTGGAAGTATGCAGGAAGCATATTTCAAAATCAATGACATTCAATATGAACATCTATCACTCCTGAACGGAGTACTTATCCCATACAATGTAGAAGTAGAACAATCTATTAAACAGGCGATTAAAGAACTGATTACTGTAGTAGATGATGAAAAACTGAATAGTATTGGAGAACGAAGATATCGGTCAAATCCTTTGAGCAGCGGATGGTATCATAATCATCCTGAGTTATTACCGGCTCTTAAAAAGCATGTATATAACTTTTTCCGTAACAAAACGGCAGGAGCAGCCAGTGATAACATGTGGTCTACCTATAAAGATTACAGGTATGAGCTTAAAGGTAAAGGATATGCAGGAAGTGCAAAGAATGTATGTTTTGTACCGTTCAATGTAAAGGGTGTAAATGATTATGCTCACAAAAAGAACCTTGCTTATCTGGTCAACCTCTTTCCGGAACCTGAAATTAAAAACTTCTTTCATCAATACGGAGCAACCTTAGATGCAGATAACTATGCTTTATCCTGTATGATCCAGTGGATTTGGAGAAGTCAGATCAGAAACGGTAAACCGATTACATTGTACCTGCCGAGCGAGCGTATGAGATCCTTATTTTATAAGTGGATTTCGTGAATCTGAAAAATTCTACCACCGTGAGGGTGGTAAAATCGAAAAAATCGCATTTTTGAGGTCTTAAAAAGCCCGTATATTCAAAGGATTTTTTTTGAGGTCACAAATGCTGGCTCTAAAATAAAGATATATAATAAATATATAAAAATATCTATCATATAAACATGAAAACACAGACTTAATTTAGTTAAAAATCATCCTCATCTAATGTACTGGCCAGCCGCCAGGCTAGAGTCTGTCAACTACTCACATCTTATGTGACATTCAGAAAGGAGCGATATTATGTCGTATATCATAACAGATGGTCAAAATTATCTTATAGACCATACCGGAAAAGGATTAACTACTGTAAAAAGAAAAGCTCATTCATGGAAAAACACAAATGCTGCTTGCAATGCTCTCCATCTATTACAGAATTCTAAGAGAGGGTCTCAATTCAAAGATTTTTATGTACTGGAAAATGGAGATATATTGGATGCCGGTAAAGGGGTACCAAAAATAGTTACCCTTCCGGGCGACAATACTATTGTACCAGATTCAATTAAACAAGGCTATGAGGAACTTCGTGACCTCTGCTCTCATCTTGATGAGTACGAGCAGAAAGTAACCGATCTTACTTATGAGAGACAGGATCTGTTACATATGGCTGAGATGGAGAATCTGAACGTTTGCGAAGGATTCAAATTGTACAAGCGTATACAGAAAGTATCCCAGGAACGCCGAGAATACAAAAATAAAATTAAACTCATACAGGCACTTGAACATGCATCTATGAAGGATCTGATCAGCGGTAACCTCCTGATGCAAGCAAAAGATATAGATGATCAACTGTACAAGCCTCGAATCCTCAAAGAGGAGTTTAAAGGTAAAAAATGGTGTAAATAGGTGGTAAAAGATATGAAAGACGTATTAGGTAGAGAAATAAAAGATGGTGATATGTGTGTTGGGATGGCAATAGGCAAGTATTCATCTGGTATGCATGTAGGGGTGGTAAGAGGATGTTCTATATGTTACTTGTCTTATGGAGGCACGCTTCGTAAAAGCTGCACCAGTAATATGTATTTGATTGTTAATCCTACGCAGCAGGAACTGGAGTTAAAGCAAGAAATTGTGCATCTTCTTAACGAAGAGGATGAACTAAAGAAGAAAAAGACCCAGATGAAGACGATACCTCTAGGTAAATTGGTGATTGGCGGAATCTATAAATCAACAAATAATGATTACTGGCTATATTTAGGGAAACGTACAGTAACCTTACAGGATTTTACTTATCGTACTGAAAAATCTAAAGAAGGTCATTGTTTCGCCCCGGTGCATCTCAACGATACAGAAAGTGAAATGATCGCTTCAATACTGTTTGTGAGTACTTATCATAGAGAGTATTGGGTTAGTGTCATCAAAGGCAACAAAAGGCTGACTGAACTTGTCCGGACAATTGATATAAAGTTTCCGCTAACTAAAGAAATCTATGGTACTCGTCGCCCGTCTGAGCTAGAGATGAGACTTACCATTGAATAATGCAGGAGGAATTATGAAGCTAAAAGAAAAATTATATCTGTTTTTAGAACGAATTACGATGTCAAACCATGAATATCTCAACATGAAGAATGATGCACAGAATTTTAAGAATGTCATGGGGTGTGTTGGCGTAAACATCAGCACAAAATATGTGGATTGCAGAGGCAAATATGGAGAACTCTTATGCAAGTTTCCTGAAAGTATAGGAGCCACTATTGATGTAAATATCACTGATATGCTAAAGGCTATGGGCGTGATATACGATAAAAACCTCGTAAAACTGAATATCATAGAAGGAGAAAAAAGATGGAGATAATAAAGATTAGAAATAATCATATAAAACCAGAGTCTGAATACGGATGTGTTTGTGCGAAATGTGGGACGGCATTTATTTTTAAGGCACATGAAATTATTCCGCCATGGTGGGATTCTGGAGACCAAAGGTACGGACTTATATCTTGTCCTCATTGCTTAAGTAGTATGATGCCTTGCGAGTGTCAGGAATTCGCATCGTGTGACGAAAAAGAGGAATTCATAAAATTGCATACTAAAGATGAATAGGAGGAACTTAAACGTGGAAGCAATCTTAAAACTATTAGCTGAGAATCCGGAAAGTTTGGGAATCATAGCAAAAACTTACATCAAAAAGTATAAGAAACCCGTATACGATATACTGGAAGAAGTTGTGGCAATCGCAAAAGATTATTCAGATAATACCGAGTATCCTGCTATTGTCGCGAAAACCAGAAAAAATATGTTTGACGCATATGTAAATGTTGGTTTCACAGAGTATCAGGCTCTGGCTCCGATGATCAACGATAATATTCGGTTGATGGAAAATATTAAAAAATCAGCTGGAAATGCATCATCTAAAAAATAATAGGTAATATCAGGAGGACAATATGACAAGTTATGAATTTGAAAAAGCGGCTAAAAATGCTGTAATTAAGGTACTCGGAGAAGATATTAAGATTTCCCAGCTGGAGCTTGTGTGGTTCGCACATGAGCTAGGATACAAGAAATGTACCATCTGGGGAGTTCCTATGGGCGATAGATATGCCGAGGTCACATACAACAGAGACAAAAACGAAATGTATGTTGACATTTACAAGAAAGTTAGTAACACAAGAATCCCGGCTGAGGAATTTAATTTCGCAGCGTAATTAGGAGGGAGAATAATTGAATAAAAATCCTGTCCGCATTGCTTCTGTCGATGCGAAAGATCTGTACATCGCAAATCATCTTGTCCAGAAAGATCCGCTCGGATACAGTTTATTCTATACTGGCGGCGATGTAAACATGAAGAAATTTATCAACACCTTAGACTTCAGCCTTGATCTTATAAAGATGAGAGAGGTCTATGAGAAAGTATACCGTAATAAAGGATTTAGTTTTACGAACAATGGGTATGAGTTTTCTCAAAGGTGTATCAACGTAACTTTTAAATATAGTAACAAAGAGTTTAATCGGTTCGGAAAGAACCTGTATGTGAAATTCGGATATCGAGTCCAGGATATCCAGTTAGAAAATGAATCTTATGTCAAAGATGGTGAGCTCATCGCAATCGTGGTAGACAAACAAATCAGCGAAGATCAGGCACTTCCGCCAAATATTCTCGGAAGAAATTTCAAATATGAAGATGGTAAGTACATATTAAAATCGAATAAAACGCTTCACACAGTAGCTGATTTGAGAAATGATCTGTACGAAAATGGATTTTACTGTGATGGCATCCACTATGTCAGGTTTAAGAGGTCTTCCGGCAGCAGCCGTGTTGGGAAGTGTTTGTTCATTGATGAAAAGCTTTATCCGGCGATGCATAAATACGAGCTGCTTGGGTTAAAACCTCGTAAAGGTCAAGTGATTGATCTTGCGGCTCTGGAAGCTTATATAGCACTTACCCTCTCTTCTATCGTGGATGTGATTCATATTGATCCAAAAAGTATTCTTGTCATAGATGATTATGAGAGTATTTTCAAGGATCGTGTCATAGCAACCCGAATCAAAGATAAAAAGCTCGTAACTAAGGAAGAAACCGTTGAAATAAAAAATTCAATCTGGGATGGACAGTCTTTAATAGATATCTCTGCTATGGAGGAATATTCCAAATACGGAATGATTCTTCTCCGCAATAGCTTCTTTAAGTCTTGTTGTTTCAACACAAACATCCAGAAATTCTTTAAAGACAATGGAATAACACAACTAAGTCAGCTCAATGGAACCACTATGGCTTCTTCAGTAGAAGAAATCCGGCTGATTACCACACCGAATAGTATCAAGTTTTTGAAATTCGGGACGTTGAAGCAGTGGTTGACACGAATAGACAGTACATTTGGTGTTGTTAAACATGAGAAGAAAACCCACTTCTTCGAAGGAGATATGGTTCAGAGTCATTATCAGTTGATCAATACGCTGCAGCTGTCAAAATCTGAAGTTGCCAAGCTGCTTGCTCCTACATTTGATTACATGGACAAGCTGAAGACCGATCCGGCAGTGATGAGATACCACATCCATTATCCGAAAGAACATAAATTGAGGAATACCCCATTGAATTCTAAGAACGACATTGTGTTCCGGATGATGGGAATCAATGAGGACTTCTGCAAAACAGTATGGTATTCGGAGTTCCGGAAGAAAAATATTCTTGCTTATAAAAATAATCTTAGATATGGGCATGTTCTTGTTAATGGTAACTATTCTACCTTGCTTGGCAATCCTCTGGAAATGCTTAAAGCCAGCATCGGAACCTTTGATGGTACGAGCAGCCTGCAGCCAGGGCAGATTCACAGCAAAAGGTTTGAATACAACAAAATGCTTCTCGGATCTCGAAGTCCTCACGTTCTTCTCTCCAACATCCTGTTAACAACAAACGTTGAAAATCAAGATCTTGATACCTATTTCAATATTACTCCCGAAATTGTTTGTATAAATAGCATAAACGAAAATATCTTACAACGTCTGAGCGGTTGTGATTTTGACTCAGACACTATGCTGTTAACAGACAATGAAATTATGATACAAGCAGCTCTTCGAAATTACGATAAATTTCTCGTACCAACCAATTTCGTAGAATCAAAGAAATCAAAAAGATACTTTACTTCAGTTCAAAAGGCTGATCTTGATATAAAAACCTCTGTAAATAAGATTGGAGATATTATTAATCTTTCACAGGAGCTGCAAAGCTATATGTGGGATCAGCTCAACCACGGTGCCTCTTATGAGGATGTGAAGGAACTCTACTATGACTTATGTCAGCTTGATGTAATGTCAGGCCTGGAGATTGGCCTTAATCAGTCTCGCCGTATGGTAACATGCGGAAAAATTAACACATTGAATTGCTGGAAATTCCTAAAGGCAACTGAGCTACAACATAACCGGAAACGGTAGGTGTGAATGCCGCGAAAGCAGAAAGAATCAGTTGTATAAGTACAAGGTTAAATCCTAAATACTTTTGTCCATATGTTTTACAAGAAAGAAGGTGAGTTATGTTTAAGAAGAAATACAATACGTTTTATAAAAAAGATGGTTACATGGTTTGTGTGTGTGACGATGGTACAGAGTTTATTTTCGACGAAGAGGAATACGATAAAGTTAAAGATATATGTTGGAGATGTCAGAGAAATTCTGTCTACGGAACGTTAAAAAGAAAAACTATCTCCTTCCCTCGCTTTATACTCGGAATCACAGAGAAAAATAGACATGTTTTACGAATAAACAATAAAATAATGGATTATCGGAAATCAAATTTATTTTTCGGAAATACATATAAAGAGTTTGACGAATATTATGAAGGCACTTGTTTTTCAGGGGATAAATTTAAAATAGACAAAGAAGATTTGTCGCTTATTTCTCCTTACGTGTGGCATGTAAACAAAGATGGGTTTTTTGGAGCCCTCGTGTTCATGCAATTCTGAAATCTTAACCACTAAACTCAAGGACGACAAACACGGAACGGGAATAAGAATGCATAGATTGATATTGGGGCTACACATTACTGATGAAATAGAGGTAGATCATATTAACCATGACACTCTTGATAACAGAAAACAAAATTTAAGGCTTGCAAATAGATTTCAGAATTGCATGAACACGAGGGCTCCAAAAAATAATACGTCTGGTGTGAAAGGCGTATATAAGCCAAAAGGATATGACAAATGGATCGCTCAAATTAACGCCAACGGGATGCGGCATTATATAGGAGCATATAAAACATTTGACGAAGCGGTGTCCGCCAGAATCAGTGCGGAAAAATCTATGCATAAAGAGTTTGCATGTAAATAATTCAATGGACAAAATGGTAAATCAGCAGCTAAGCTTCGTACAGAAGAAAGTTCAACGACTATCCCAGTTGGGAGTAAGGAGCAAGTGATTGGCTTCTGAAGTGGTGTGCTCCACATAAGAGATATTATGTGGATGAAGATATAGTCTTTTCTCGATGTGAAAGCACGAGGGTATAATCCAATATGAAAGTAGCGTTTCATATAAAAAGAACAGTGATATGGCAAAGAAAGAGTTTGATATAAGTAATACACTTGAGTTGAATGAGATTAAGCGTAAATGGATGCGAAGAGATGATGAGGGGCGTATGATTAAGCCTTACTTCTTCGCTCATGTAGCAAAAACAAAGGGCTATTACGATGCGGACAAAAAGAATTATATGCATCATGATACGGCTATGGATTATCTGGAAGAATTAGTTGATGACTATCGCTCTCCTACTATTAAAAGAGCCGACATGATTCCGCTATCTGAAGTCCTCAACTCCGACGGGTTCAACCGCTCTTCCGTAAATCTGAAACATGTAAATCAGATTATCGATTGCATAAGGGAATTCAAAGATAAAGTACATCTTCTGTTCCATTCTGAATCTGATATGGACGGAAAGATGAAACATCAAAAATACGAAGAACTCAAAGCAGAGTTCATTGATACTATTAATAAAAAGATAAAGCCAAATAGACACACATTGTACCGGCTGTTAAAAGATTTTGAGAAAGAGGAGAATGAAGACATTAGAGGATATTCCAGTACCATCCTGTTTAATATAATGAACAGTGAAGCCTTTGAACTGATAAAAATGTCCAAGTCCAATATTTCTCTGCTTGAAGCTAATGAATCTGGTGATGTCGTTCTCTATGACAAAAAATTTGCAAAAACATACAATTTTGAATCGGATTCTGGTACATTTGGCACAAATAAATCATGAAAAACACATTGTAATATAAGGGATTTTTACACCTTCAAAAAAGTACCCTTATGGAAAGGAAAAAATTAATATGAACAAAAAAAATATATATACGAATCATTTTACAAAAGAAAAAGAAAATACATACACTCCAACAGCTTTTAAAGATATCCGACATGCGTTCGGACTTAAAGAGCTCTCTTATAAAACGAAAGATGAAAAAAAATTGGAGAAGCAGCGTGAAAAATTTTGCAAGAGTCACACATGTCAGTTTTGCGGTGAGACTCGTGAATGGGTTCCTGACACAAATATTATGGTATGCAAGAACCCACGATGCAAGGGATATCAAGTCAAATCCAAGGATGGCGAGATTATTTCCTCTCTTCCGTCCTACTCTGAATTAAGCAGTTATGGCGAAGCAATCGCTGAAACGATTTTGAAGTAACACTTCTTTGGGCACATACAGCAACTCTCTCAAATAATATGAAAATGGTTAATTTCTCAAGCGAACAAGAAAAAATCTCGTGCCCAGAATTCAATTATTCTCTCTTACTTCTTTTCTTTACCCGTGCAGCCCGATCACTTTTCTGCACGGGTGTCAAGAAGAATCCCAAAGAAAGATGTGATACAAATTCACAAGAAAGATAAGAAAAACAAAATAGTTCTTAGTTTTTGTAGCGAACCGGCTGCGGAAGATGTAACCGGATCAATGATTTATCTCAAAACTAAGAACCATAAAATACTTATAGATGCCGGATTGCATCAGTCCAATGATAAATATTCGGATTATCTCGTCAATGCAAGAAAAACGAAAGATTTTAAGCCAAAAGAAATTGATCTGATCTTTCTGACGCATAATCATGCGGATCATTGCCTGCTCGCCCCTCGTTTATATAAAGAAGGATGCCGGGCTAAAACTATTATTCCTAAAGATTCTACCGGAGTACTTACACAGATGGCTCTTGATTGTGCAAAGATCAATGACCGAGATGTGCTACAGATAAATAGTCTGACTGGCAGAAACTATCAATCTCTTTATGGTGAAACAGATGTTGCGGAGTTTATCGGACACACCATTGAGTTTCCTGAATTTGAAAAAATTGCACTGGATGAAGAGATTTCATTTCAGTTTATACCTGCAGGTCATCTGTTATGCAGTGCTCAGTTGCTTCTATATATAAAGGAAGGAACTCACACTACTACTCTCCTATTTACTGGAGATCTTGGAAACAGTAAAATCAAAAACCATTTTGTTGGAGAATTTTCTCCCGTAAAACATGCGGATTACGTCATTGGCGAATCTACATATGGAGATAGACCGGATATCAAAACCGGCAAGAAAGAACGAAAATCTGATTTGGATAAATTGAAAACAATCATTGACACACAGGTCAAAGAGATGCATGGAAGAGTTCTTATTCCATCTTTTGCTCAGTCCAGAGCACAGGCTTTGGTTACTATGATTTACGAACTGTATAAGGATGATCCATCGTTCACACACAAAGTTTATGTGGACTCTCCTTTAGCCATTAAGATTTTCGAGGAATATGCAAATGTACTTCAGGGCGATGAGCTTGAATTATTTAACCGGGTGCTGACATGGGATAATCTCGTGTTTGTGCATGGTGCAGAAGAAAGTAAAGCTCTGATCTCAAGCAAAGAACCTTGTGTGATCATTTCTACGAGCGGAATGTGCCAAGTTGGACGTGTCCGCCATCATTTGAAGTCTTTGGTTAGTAACCCAAATGCCACTATATTATTTGCTGGATTTTCTACAGAAGGAAGTTTGGCAAGTCTCTTAAAAGATCATAAAAGAAAAACGATCACAATTGATTCCAAGGAATACCAAATTCGGTGTGCCTCATATTCACTTAAGAGTTTGTCCGGTCATGCTCCATTTGATCAACTGGTTGACTACTACTCTTCTATCAATACAAAACGAATCATTTTACATCACGGGACTTTGACAGCCAAAATGTCCCTCAAAAAAGTTTTAGATAATCGGCTGGAACAGAATTGTAATTCTGCCCGTGTCGTTATCGCGAATTTAAGTATGAAAATCAGTCTTTAGCAAAGGATTTTGCTGGTGAAAGTCATGTATAGGGTATGTTCCTATCGCACCAATCTCGGAGAATTTTGCCGGATAATTACCGGCCGGTTCTCCTTTTACTAAGAAAATTTTTACAAAAGAAAAAATGTAAAAGGAGAAACATACATGAACGAAATTGTTTTAAAAGAAGAAAACGGGAAAGTATTGGCAAGTAGCCGCGAAGTTGCAGAAAAGTTTGGAAAGAGACACGATAAACTTGTTTCTGAGATTGAACGAATGTATCCAGATTTGATTGATCCGGGGTGTGCCCAAAATGGTGGAGACCCAATGTTCGTCAAAAGCAGCTACGTCCATCAGCAAAATAAGCAAAGATATCAAATGTATTTGATGAATAGAGATGGCTTTTCCTTATTAGTTATGGGCTTTACAGGTAAGAAGGCACTCGAATGGAAGCTGAAATATATAGAAGCTTTCAATCGAATGGAAGAAAAACTAAAATCTGGATATCAATTAACCGAAGAAGAAAGATTAAAATTACAACTTTTTAGTAAAGACGCAAGTGAAGTTGCTTATGCTCACAACCGTTTAGTGGAGCTTGCTACCGCCCCTCTCGTTTCACAAATCGAAGAACAGGAACCACTTGTTCATTTTGCAAATAAAGTATCTGATTCAACCAATCTTATCAGTATGGGGCGAATGGCCAAGATGTTAAAGGAAGACCATATCGACATAGGTCGCAATCGATTATTTCTGTGGCTTCGAAACAATGGCATTCTCATGCAAGATAATATTCCATATCAAAGATACATTGATAATGGGTATTTTGCAGTAAAAGAATCAACATATGACACTTTCGATGAAACTAAAACATCTCAGACAACTTATGTAACTGGAAAAGGGCAAATATATATAACTAAAAAATTAAGACAAGAATTTAATCAAAAAGCTGCATCATAAAATGTCAGCATTTATATGACTATGGGTTGGTTTCGGATCCTTAGATAAGCATGGCAACATGTATAAAGCACAAACGTGTATTTGTGCGACTGTAGTTTTCTACAGTACACCGGAAAACCAGTATCTACACACATCCTGTCTAAAATCCAAGAGGCGTTTCTGCTGGAGGATTATTGCGTCTCTTCTCTCCATAGAGAGGGAGATCGAGAGGATGGGGATTATGGAAAAAGTCCTATAACTTAACCTCAGAAATGAGTGGACGTAGAACTGATGTAAGGTGCGAATCCCGTAAGGATAAGTGCTTTGCATATTTTGATAAGTTACATCTTAAATCGAAAGATAGGTGGCTATTCAAAAAGCAAATCGATAACAAGATGAGCAGGGTGGCGATTACTGGGCTGTACTCAAAAGGTACAGATGGTGAAACGTGCTCCTCGTCATCCATAATTATTGTACACGCTTACCCATAAGCATAGAATTGGGAACATCGTAGAATTGACTAATTGTTAATTATATTATTATAAAGCAAAAGTGTGTACGGCTTTGAGGAAACAAACGACTTATTCATCTGAAATATGGTGATATATGAAGCTCGCAAGGCAACATGTAAGAAAGTACGATTATGTGCAACCGTAAGAGACTGCAATCTCTGAACCTCGCAAGGGACGATGTGCGGAAAGGAAATCTATAATACCTCATTGCAAGATTTTGCTGATTTTCTCAAAATCAGTGTCGTTACTGTCTACAGCTTAACCGGTTGTGTGATCAACCATTTCCAACGATGGTAGATGACAGTGGTATAGGTCAAGATCTCAGCCTATGCAGCCTGGCTCCGTGGTCTAACGGTTAGTGACTAAGCCCTTTCACGGCTGAAATGCAGGGTTCGAATCCCGCCGGAGTCATTATTTTCAGGAAAGTAAATCTACATGGTATAGAACCTGTCTGCTAAACAGTGTATGCCTCAAGGTATCTGCTTTCCGTATTTTATTTTTACTTATTATTCTCCTATAGCTCAGTTGGTAGAGCGTCTGGCCGTTAACCAGGATGTCACAGGTTCAAGTCCTGTTGGGGGAGTTTATGGGTTGTCTCCATAAATCAATAAAAACCTTTATTAAATGCGATGAACGGCATACACAGCAATAGAGTGTAAGGCACAGCGGAAATAGTACCTGTACTGGATCCGCCGGGGTAAAGGCTTGAACCTAGGCAAGATCGCACCCACATTCCGCAGTTATGTCATTGCGGCATATCCAATAATAGGAGAAATTAAAAGAGCCGCCCTCGCAGACGGCAAGTTCGCAATAGTCTGCGTTAAATCGTAATCTTGAAGGCATGCTGCAACTGGAGAGACAGAGCGGACTTAAAATCCGCTACATTAGAAACATTAGGGGTTCGACTCCCTTTGCCTTCATTGAGCTCTTATGGCGGAATTGGCATACGCAGTAGTCTCAAAAGCTACGGATAAATCATTTGGGTTCGAGTCCCAATAAGAGTATTAAAACCTTCGTCAAAAATATCTCATAGGATCTATATCTTACGGCAGTGTTTGTGGAGAAAGGATGGTTCAGCGTAAGAGATATACGAGACCATGTAAATTATCGGCAAGCCAGCAGGTTCTTGCGAAGGTCGCCTGCAAAAAAATATTAACGCGGAGTTAAGAAGAGGCTTCTTGATAGGCTCATAACCTATATACGCGGGTTCAAATCCTGCCCCCGCTATTATGGGAGAATATACCGTAGGGGTAGCGGGTCAGTCTGTAAAACTGATGGCTTCGGTCACGGATAGTTCGACTCTATCTTCTCCCACTCTTTGATGCACACACGTTGTGTAACTCAGAACAAATCTAAAGAAAATAAGAGGATAAAAAATGGAAGAATTATTTGAATTATGCGGAAATTCGGAAATGACAGATGATCTCATCCAGGAATACCTCGACAAGAGGATTATTATCTTCAACAAGAGTGTTGATTCCGGGATTCTTGAGAAAATTGCCTTATACATCCTGAAATGGAATGCCGAAGACAAGGATATTCCTGTAGATAAAAGAAAACCTATCTGGCTGTATACCCAGTCACCTGGAGGTAGTGTCATTGCTGGTTTTAATGTAATTGATGTGATTGCATCGAGCCAAACACCGGTATATACTCTGTGTTTCTCACAGTGTTGCTCTATGGGATTTCATATCTTTATCGCCGGTCATAAGCGTTATGCGTTCAAGAATTCTATTCTTATGATGCATGACGGAGAAATTAGTGTCAGCAATAGCTCTTCTAAGGCAAAAGACACGATGAAATTTTTCGATACTATGGAAAAAAGAATCAAAGACTATACAATTTCCAGAACGGCAATTGATAGTGATACATATGACAATATGTACGAAAAAGAATATTACATGTATGCGAACGATGAGGCAAAGTCTCTCGGATGCGTAGACTATATCATTGGTGAAGACGTTCAGTTGGACGAAATCATATATTAGGCTTTACGCCTTAAAAACACGAATAAAAGGAGAAAAATTAAAATGGAAAAAACAACTATTAATGTAGCGGAACTGGCAAAAGAGGTAGCAGCAGAATCTGGAATGACACAGAAAACAGTAAAAGAAGTATTCGCTGCCCTGGATACTGTAGTAAAAGCAAACCTGGCACAGGCAAATGAAGAAAACGCCGTAGAGATTAAAGTATTGCCGGGACTGGTTGTAAAATCATTCCACGTGGATGAGACTACAGCACGTAACCCGATGACTGGTGAACCGGTTACTGTACCAGCTAAGAATAGAGTTACAGCAAAAGTAATGCCATCACTGAAAACCGCAGCAAACGAAGAGGACTAATTATGGCAAAATACAACAAAACCATTACATACACCAAAGCCGTAATCGACAAAGATGCCGGAACCATTACGGAATATCTGAAAGATGGTGAAAATGTATATTTTATTGAGAACATCCTGAAAGAATGGGATGGTGTTGAAGGTATTAGTATCACCATTAAAAAGGATCGCGAACTTCCAAGTGAGGAGTTTGTGCAAGCCGAATAATTTACAGCCCCTAGCATTTTACCGCTAGGGGCTATTTTTTTATTGGAGGAAGAAAAAGGAATTGAATAAAAGATATTTAAAGAAAAGTAATGAGTCCGAATATGAATACGGTCTTAGATTGATTGAAATAAAAGTTGAGGAAAAGCCGGAAGACCTTGAATGGAGCGACATAGTTGATTTGCTTGGATTGAATGTTCACAAAGACAGCTTGCGAAAGGCTGCATCTGTAACAAACTACTCCGGTTATGCTGTTATGAAATATTTTAAAGAAAAAGCTACCCTTTCAAGTAAAGAACTTGATGAAAAACTTCTTGAAATTAAGATGGAGACAACGAAACTTAGAGATGAACGGAATGAATTCAATAAAATGATACGCGAGCGTGGGCGAAGCGACAATATGATTAATATTTTTAAACGTATTATTAATGACCCTGAAACGAATTTATACCGCTTCCCTTCTATTTCTGTCATTGAACAGCTCAAGCATACAGATAATGATGTTGTTGCGGTATTATCAGACATTCATTATGGCATTGTTAGCAATAATCGATTCAATATATATAACCCAGAGATTGCAAAAGAACGAATGCAGGAATATACCACTGAACTCATACAGATTCAAAGAGACCATTCTTCTGGAGATTGTCATTTATTTCTTGGCGGAGATTTGATTTCCGGAATAATTCACAGCACCATCCGTATTGCCAATGCTGAGAATGTAATTTCTCAGGTAAAGTCTGTAAGTATATTGATTTCAAACTTCGTGTATGAGCTTTGCAAATATTACAACAATGTTCATGTGTATAGTTGCCCTGGCAATCATTCCAGAGTGTTCGCTCAGAAAAAAGAAAATCAGTCTGGAGAATATCTTGATAGCTTAATTCCTTTTTATATGGAAGCTTCTCTTCGAGATATACAAAACGTATTCGTTCACGGCAATTCTTATAATGATGAATTATGTTCTTTTGAAGTTAGAGGTCATAAATTTGTTGGAGTACATGGCCATCACGACGCACCATCTTCTGTTGTCACATCTATGACAAAAATGCTTGGATACATACCGGATGTCGTGTTAATGGGGCACAGACATACAAATGGTTTTTCAAGACCGGATAATGTTTCCGTAATTGCCAGTGGATGTTTGAGCGGAATGGATGATTATGCTATGGAAAACAGACTTGTTGGTACTCCGGAGCAGATGGCTTTTCTTGTAACGGATAAAAAACCTATAGATCGTATCTTTAATATAACTTTTGATGGTAGGTGATAAATTGGCAACTGCAAAAAAGACAGTAACAAAAAAGGCTCCGTCCAAAACTAAGAAAACTACATCTCAAACCGCTCCGAAGAAAACCATGTCTCAACTTAGGCTAGAAAATGAAGAACTCACTAAAAAAATTGAGTTCTACGAAGAAAGTGCTTTTTGCAATATGTGCGGAAAACACAAAGCTAAAAAGATGTTTTATTTAAGCAGCGACACAAGGTTAAAATCTGGAGTTACTTCCGTATGTAGGAAGTGTGCATATGAAATTGCTTGCCCTCTTGATAAAGACGGAAACAGGATGGATCCTACGAAAGCCACTGTAATGATGGCTCTTGAGTATCTGGATAAACCATTTATTAACAGTTTATGGGACTCCAGCTATTTTGAATTACATAATCCAGGCAGCAAAACCCCTCTGACCAATATGTGGGTTGCTTATATGAAAAATGTCAGCATGCAGCAGTACAGAACAATGAGATGGAAAGACGGAGACGTGTTCAAGACTAATGTCAATCTTGGAAAATTGGACTCTTCTCTCCCATCAACTCTTGAGGCTGAAAAAGAGAGGAAAGAAAAGACTCTTAATGATGCTATCGAGGAAGACTACATAAAAAACAAAAGAGATGTTATCAAACAGGTAGGTTACGATCCATTCGAAAAATATGCTCGCGATGAGGACAAACCTTTCCTATATGCAAGTTTGAATAGTTTCATTGATGAAGAATGCAAAAATGACGGTATGAAAATGAAGGCAATCATTCAGATTGTCAAAACTTATAATCAGGTGGAAAAAATTAACGACATCATTGATGCCTATGTAACAGATCCCACCAATCTCATCAGTAATATTGGTGCCCTCGATAAATTAACAGCCAACGTCAACAAGCTGATCAGCTCTTCTACTACTCTTGCCAAGGATAATGGCATTTCTGTAAATTTCAACAATAACAAATCCAAAGGTGCAAACACGCTGGCTGGCAAAATCAAAGCTCTTACCGAAATCGGATATCGTGATGCAAAAGTTAACACGTTTGATGTCGGCACATGTGAAGGTATGAAACAGGTAGCGGAATTGAGCGAAAAGGCAAGACATGCTCAGATTGGCTACGATGAGAACATCGCTCAGGAAATTAAGGATATCAAAGTAGAGCTCGTTGAAACTCTTACAAAAGAGCGGGATTCTGCTCTTGAAACATTGAGGGTTTTGCTCGTTGAAAATATGGACTTAAAAAAATATCTCACCGATAAAGGGCTAATGGATGAGAACGGGAGATTGATATCAGATGAGTGATTATGTCCTTAATGAAAACGGCCTTTATCTTCCATCAGACTATAAGGTGTTTGAACATCCAAATATCTTAGACATATCAAATAGACAAATGGAACAATACCAGTACTGGACTGATTTCGTTAACTGGGGAAGACGAAATCCGGTGCTATTTGCAGAACGTATCTTTGGTGTCGAATTCATGGACTACCAGAGGTACGTTTTTATGATGTCCTGGAACACTCCATATGTTGTATGGTGTTGTTCACGTGGGTCTGGAAAAGCACTAGATCTTGACACAAGAATACCTACTCCAGATGGAGATAGGACGATGAGAGATATTCGGATAGGTGATTATGTATATGATGAAAATGGAAATCCAACAAGAGCAATCAATATTTCTCCTATTTTCAAGAATCACGATTGTTATGAAATTAAGTTTTCTGACGGAGAAAAAATAGTTGCCGATGCCGATCACTTGTGGTCAGTTACTACTCTTTCCAGAGAAGATTTAATAGTCAACACAAGAACTATTTTTGAGAATTACTGTAAATCTTACAGACCGATATATTTGGTTCCTACTTATATCAGTGCAGGACAAATAGGTAAAAAATTTATAACAAGAATATCAAAAGTAAAATCTCGTCCAACAAAGTGCATCATGGTAGATTCTCCGTCCCACTTGTACCTTTGCGGCGAGAAAAATACTGTAACACATAACAGTATTTTAGGAAGTATCTTTATTATGACTAAAACTCTCCTCATTCCTAACCACACTTCTTACATCTTATGCGGTGTCGGTTCTCAGTCTATCGAACTTTTTACAAAAATTGAAAAGTTTGTCAAAAATCAAATCCCAAGTTTTAAAACGCTTACGAATATTTACCGTAGCGAGCTTGTCAAAAGTGCGAATAGTGATGGTTTTGTTCACAATCCAGCATCCTATCGCTTTGGTCTTTATAACAATTCACAAGTCTTTACTCTTAACGGTAATTTCGACGGAAACAGAAGTAAGCGTTCTAACCTAAATTTTTATGACGAAGCGGGATTCGTCGGAAATGAAGAATTATTCACAACATCTGAACCATTCTGTACACAAAATGCAAAATTTGGTCTTGGTGTAGATCTCTCAGATGATGATCTGAAGACAGAACCAGAGCCGTTTGCAAATCAGTTGATTTATGCTTCCAGTGCCGGAAGAACTGATCAATATTTTTACAAAAAATACCGTGAAGCATCATTACATATGGATGCAGGTGATAAACGATATTTTTGTGCAGATATTAACTCAGATATGGTAATTCATGCAACTAAACACGGCATTGCTTTACCCCAGGCATTGCTTACACAAGAAACTATTGATTCTCGTATGCGTGAAGACAAAGAAGCAGGCCTTCGAGAATACGGGAATATTTTTACGTCAGAAGGCGGCGACGGGCAAATCATACGTCGTGCATCCATAATAAGAAATTCTGTGCCAATGGTTCCTGTTTTATCGAATGATTCAAAGGATAAATTATATGGCTTTGCATACGACCCAGCTAGGCAGCATGATAACTCTGTAGTTGGAATTGCTGAATATTTTCAGACGGAATCTGGAGAATGGAAAATGCGGATTGTTAATATGGTCAGTCTTGCAGACACCATGAAGAAAAACAAAACCCCAATGAGTACTCCAAACCAGATTAAAATATTGAAAAAACTCATTAGCGATTATGTTCCAGTTGATGATAGCTCGTATGATACGCTTGTTTCTATCCTTGTTGATGCCGGTTCTGGTGGATCGGGTGTTCCAATTACTGACTTCCTATGCCTTGACTGGAAGGACAAAGATGGAAATACTCGTAGAGGATTTATCGATCCTGTATTTAATGAAGGCGATGATAAGAAATTCCCGAATGCTGTGAGAGATAAATTAAGGCTTATATCTCCTGCTAAATATAAGTCAGAACTTTTTGAATCGATGATTAAAATGATCGAAGCCAATGCGATAATCTTTCCGGAAGAATATTTGAACAAAGGTCGTATCGAACTCATATATGAAACGGATGGAAAGAAAATCTTACGTCAGAGGTATACCTATCCTTCTGAAGAGGAAGAAAAAGCCCTGCGTAAAAAAGGGATTTCTGTAGAAACAAGAGTGCACAATCTTGAAAGAGATGAAGAGCTTGCACTAAAACAGATTGATGCCGCAAAAACTGAGCTTGTGAATATTTACAGGTTTAAACAGAGTTCCGGCAAAGACCGATTCGACCTTGCTCCAGAAAAAGCCAATCGTCTGCATGATGATAGAGCTTACGTTCTTGCATTACTCAGTTATCAGCTCTCTCTGCTGAGACGATCAAATATTATAAATCGTCAAAAACCTAAACAGGACTTGTCTAAATTATTCAAAATTAGATCCCCTAAGAAAGTTACAACTTACTCATAATTGCAAAAAATATACAAACTCGCTCTCCTATCTCATACATTATCAGAATTAAAAGGATCAAAAAATCTTTGTACATGTTACATAAAATACTTTGTTAATTTTGTGTCCTTCTAGGAGAGCGTTTTTGTTACTGAAAGGAGCGAGTTTTTGAGCAATGAAGTAAAAGAAACTAAGGCCGTGCGTCAAAAAATTGACTATGCTAAGGTCAAAGAAGTTATGCTTCAAAACGTGCGGAAAACAAAAACAAAAACTTTTACAAGATATACAAAAGAACTTGTGAAACAATATACGCAGAATCCATATAACAATATAGATACTCTGCGTGAAATTTCTGCTTTTTTGGCACGAAATTCAATGATTTACAAAAAGATACTTTCATATTTTTCTCAAATGCCTCTCTTCTATTATAACATTGTCTATAAATCAGACTTTACAAAAGGGATTGATTATCAGAAATTCATTAAATCTTACAATGATGTTTCTCTCAAACTCCAGCAGATTAATATGCAGAGGGAATTTTCAAAAGTTATTGCAACCGCCTTAAGAGACGGCGTGTTCTACGGATACATATATGATGGTGACGGAGATGGATTTTTTATTCATGCACTTGAGCCAAAATATTGTAAGATATCTGCTATTACTGGCGATGGAGAATATGTTATTTACATGGATGCCAATTATTTTAACCAAGGAAATAACAAAGAATATGTACAAGGCACTGATAATGGAACTGACGGCGTATGGGATAAAGTCTTCATAGACGGGTATAACGAATATAATTCTAAAGGAAATGATTACCGATGGTTTGAGCTTCCAGCAGAGAAAACAATTTGTTTACTTGCAGACGAAGATGCCGATATGGCACTTCCGTACTTTTTACCTGTATTTACCAGTCTTTTAGATCTTCTTGATCTCGAGCAAATCTTAGCATCAAAAACAGAGCTTGAAAACTATATTCTTCTGCTCAGTAAGATTCCTCTTATTCCAAATACGGATGAAGTTGATGATTTCGCAGTGTCTTTTGAATTAGTTCAAATGATTCAAGAAATGATTGATGAAGCAGTTCCAGCTCTTGTCGGAACCGCTTATACTCCGTGTGATTTGGAAGTCGTAAATTTTAATAATAAAAATCAAGCTGAAGATACGAACAAACTTGCTGAAGCTATGAATAACCTCTTTTCAAATCTTGGAGTTTCAGAACTTGTTGTTTCCGGTGGTGCATCAACTAACTCTGTTGGTTTGATGCAGTCAATTAGAAACGATGAATCTCTTTCTCTCAAATATGTCGATCGTTTAAGTGCTTGGATGAACACATATATCAAGCTCAATTATTCACAAGATTTCATTTTTAAATTCCACCGAATCACATATTTCAGCCAGAATGATTTTGTTTCTGTGATGAAAGACGCAGCTACTCTAGGACTTCCGGTTGCAATGGATTACGCTACTGCTCTCGGATCTACTCCTTATGAAGTAATGGCTTCTACATACATGGAAAATGCTCTTGAGATCAAGACAAAATTATGGCAGCCATTACAGACTAGTTACGTTCAATCTGGTACTGCAGGTGCTCCTGAAAAAAATGCTGAAGATTTATCAGATGAAGGACTTGCAACAAGGGATGGAAATAAGAATGATAAAACAAAGGCTGTAAAAGGATGATGAACATGAATAGACCGGATTATTTTATTGTAACATCTGATCCACTTACTGCATCTCAGCTTCGTAACTTGGGGTTTCAGGTGTGTTCTGAGTCGAATGGAATAACTATGTTTTTAAACTGCAAAAATATAGTTTTTTCAGATCAGGTAGATATAAGTAAAATTTCTTATACAGATAAAATGTTTGTTTAGAGAGGAGGGTGTTTGGTGAATAGAAAATTACTGTTTTTAGAAGATTTATATAACTTCTACAAAAATAACGAAATTCAAAAATTTAGTGCAGCAGATAATAACGGCGAACCGCTGTATGTTCAGGTTCATGGAACTGTAGATTTTTCTGCATCCGATGATGAAAATTCAGAGGGTTTACTTCGTCCTCATATTAAAGCGTGCCATATAGATGAAAATATCAATCATTCCTATATAGAAAAGCTAGTAATGGAAAAAGCCATGAGTAGTCTTCCTAATAGACCTCTGCTTGGATTCTTACATAAAGTAAACGATCAGTGGGAATTTTATGGTCACAATATGACTGTCGATGAAGATGGCAATATCGAATATCAGGAAATTCCTATTGGGCACTTTCCAGAATCATGTAACCCTACCCTTAAATATGATGACGAGCAAGATAAAACATATGTTGAGGCAGACGCAATTGTGTATGAAGATTATACGCATGCCGCAGAAGTTCTGAAAAGAGAGGGTACTTGTTCTGTATCTGTAGAGCTTGCGGTAAAAGAACTGGCTTATTCTCCTCAAGACAAGCTTCTGTACATCAATGACTTTATCTTCAATGGATGTACTGTACTTGGAAAAGATGAGGATGGGAACATCGTTAAGCCTGGCATGGTTGGTTCTAATATTACGCTCGAAGATTTTAGCCGAGAAAATAATTCCATGTTCAGTGAATCCGCACTTGTCGAAACATTAAATAAATTGAATGATACTTTAAATAAGTTTCAGATAAAAGAAATACAGGAAGGAGGAAAATGCCCGGTGAAATTAGAAGAACTTTTAAGCAAGTACAATGTTACTATTGAAGATTTAACTTTTGATACCGATGGACTGACTGATGAAGAACTTGAAGCAAAATTTGCTGAAGTTTTCAATAAGGAGCCAGTTCCAGAAAATGATCCAGAGTCTACAACTAAAGAATTTTCTGTAAAAGTCAATGACTCTACATATACATTTGAGGTTGCTCTTGATGAGGTAATTTACGCTCTTGAAAAAGTTGTAAATGAATCATACTCAGAACAGGACAATGCTTACTATGGCGTAAAAGTATATGACAAATATCTTGTTATGATTGATTATTGGACAGGCAAAGCTTACAAGCAAAATTACAAAGAAAGAAAAGGTGTATATTCTCTTTCCGGAGATAGAGTCGAAGTATTTGCAAAATACCTGACCAAAGAAGAAGAAAATGAGCTTGATAAAATGAGAGCTAATTATTCTGAGATGGAAACAGCTCTGAATAAATACGAACAGGAAAAAGAAGACGCAGCAAAGACCGCCACATTTGAATCTGAAGACTATGGATGTATCAAAGATTCAGAGGAATTCCAGGAATTGAAAAATTCTGCTGGAGAATACAGTGCAAAAGAAATTCAAGAGAAATGTGATTCTCTCCTTCTTGAATACGTGAAGTCTTCTCATAAAACATTTAATGCTTCTCCTGCAAGAAACATTAAAGTAAACATTGGTGCAAGCAAGTCCGCTGATTATTCTCCATATGGAACTCTGTTTGCAAATAAATAAAAATATTTAATCTAATCATGTCGCTCATGTTCCCATGGGCGATTTTTTGATGCCCAAAAATAAGGAGGAAATTAAAGATGGCAACAAGTTTTATCAACTTTGTTAAACATGCTGTTGCCGGTTCAAGCAAGCTGAAAGCTACCATCACTGGAAACATTTACAATATTCAGATTGAAAAAGATCTGGATAATGGTGTTCTGGTTTCTAAAGGTGCTTATGTAAAACCGGAAGTATACAAAGCCAATATGACAGTTACCGGATTTGAAGGAGTCATTCTGGATAAAGCCGCTAACGGAAATTGGTATGTGGAAGTAACAAATCCAGGAGATGCAATTCTCATCCTGACTACACCTCTGATTTACGAGGAATACACAACTGCTATGAAACATGAATCCAACTTTTATAACCAGAATGGTGATATTACTAGAGGTTATGAGCTGTTTAAAGGAGACATTTTTGAGCTGTCCGCTGAAGGATTTGTTACAAAAACCCCTGAAAAAGGCAAGAAAGTTACTGTAGATACCGCAACCAACAAACTGGCTGTTGGAGCTTAAGAAAGGAGCCGTAAAAGATGATTAAATTTTCTAATCCAGAGACTAGAACTGTCTTTGCTGTGAATTCTTACGGGGATTTTTCTAAGCTCATGTTTGACACAGCAAGAGGACAGGAAAAAGTAAGCAAAGATGAAGCAAACGACAAGATCAAGGAAGTTATGTCTCAAGTTCTTGGAGTAGACGAAACATCGAATAGACGTGAATTACGAAAAGCTATTCGTAGACATAAAATCGATATCTATGAAGTTATTGAAGAAACGGTAGAAAATCTGCTGGTTAGTGGATGGGGAGATAATCCATTTTTCAATGAAAATGTAGAAATCAAATCTATGGATAACGGAGATACGAATGAGTTCTATGTTCCGGGTGAAATGATTCTTACCGTATCTGAATTTTCCGGAAACCATCACAATCTGATCAGACAGAGACTGAATGAAGGAAGCACTTTCTCCGTAAAGACCTCTTTTTACGGTGTAAAAATATACACAGAATTCGAACTGTTTATGGCTGGTAGAATTGACTGGGCTGCTTTTGTACAGAAAATTTACGAAGCATTTGATAAGAAAATCAATGATATGGTCTATGAAGCTGTAATGGCAGCAGGTAATAAAGTACTGCCAACTTCTCAGTTCACAAAGACCGGAGCCCTTGTAAAAGATACACTGCTGACTCTGTGCGAAGATGTTCAAGCAGCAACCGGCGATGAAGTAGTTATCATGGGAACCAAAACAGCTCTGTCCAAACTGACAGCACTTGCTGATGTTCAGTGGATTTCTAATTCCATGAAAGAAGAAAGACATACAACCGGTCGCCTTGGTCTGTTCGAAGGAATTCGTCTGGTTGAAATTCCTCAGAGCTTTGCTCCGAATGACACAACGACCAAGCAGGTAGACAATAATAAACTGCTGATTATGCCTGTTGCAGACAACCGTTTCATCAAAATTTTCAATGAGGGCGAACCTCGTTTCTATGAAGTAGCTGATTCCGCTACTAACATGGATATGACATTTGAGTATGAATATCAGATGAAAATGGGTGTAGCTACTGTTATCGGCAAGAAATTTGGTATGTGGACAATCACAGCCTAATATTAACCGGCTCCGTGCTTAATTGTGCGGAGCTATTTTAATAGGAAGAAAAGGAGATTTTATGGCAACAAAAACAGTTACGAAAAAAAATACTGATACTGCCGCTTCTGCTCCTGTTGCTAAAGCAGCCCGTACATTTAAAGCAAATGATTTAATCCCTGTTCGTTCTATCACTCAAGGAGAACTTCTTCTTCCTGGTAAAAAAAGCGGGATTTTGTATACCTGGTCTGCTTATGGTGATATTACAGAAGTTGAGTATCAAGATCTGTATACATTGAAAGCAAGTCGTTCTGGATACATCTATACTCCGTTTTTCATCATCGAAGATGAAGACCTTATGGCTGATCCGAGATGGAAAGACATTGCTACGCTGTACGAAAGCATGTACAAAACGGAAGATTTATCTCAGATTTTAAGGCTTCCAATCGCACAGTTTAAGAAGGCTTTAAAACAGTCGCCGGCAGGCCTGAGAAATGCGATCAAAATCGAGGTTGCAACCAGAATCGAAGCCGGAACTTTTGACAGTATTGCAAAAATAAAAGCCGTAGACGAAGTTTGCGGAACTGACTTACTTACCACGGCTGTCGGATAAGCGGGTGATTTTATTGACTTCTTATGAAGACATATATGATCGCTTTGCACAGAAAATAACTGATTTCAAAATGCTTGAAATGAACGACGAAGATGTCCGTGACATGATGAACGGATGGATGAAAAGTGCTATTGCGAAATTTAGAAGATGTCAACATGATTTGTCTGATCGTGACGATGATTTAGAAGAATTTTCATTCGATCTCCTCGATATCGAATTAGAGATTCTTGCTGAACTTATGGTTGGAGAATGGTTGGCACCTCAGTTAAATTCCGTCTTATACACTTCTCAATTCTTTGGTGGCAAAGAAGAAAAATTCTATGCTCAAGCAAATCAGTTAGACAAATTATTGGCTCTACAAAGGCGTTCTGAAATAAGAGCTCAAAAACTTATGCGTGATTACGGATATCAGAACCGTATATGGTCATCGAGGGAGGGATAGTTATGGACTCTATCTATGGCGATATCTCTGATCTTATGATAATCAAAAATACCGACGATCTCATAAATCAGATTTTTAAGCTTCTTCCGTACAAAGAAAATGACGATGAACGGTTGGAAGGACATTTTGAAGCAACGCTATTTCGTATTGTCGGTATGTCTAAAGTTTTTGAATCATATCCAGAATGGCTTACAATTATTTGTATTTTAGAATCGGCACGGAATGAAAAAAGTTTTTATTTGTACCGGAAAGCAATTCTTGATAGTTGTGCTATGGTTCGGAATATTCAAAGCAAAGTTGGTGGTAACAATGCTTGAGCTGTATAAAAAAAGACTACAGGCTTCTGGATCGTACATGGGCGAAGCACTAAAAAATCAATCAGACATGATAATGAATGAGACATTTAAAAGAGATACCAACTATAGATTATGTTACATCGACGATGAGCCCGTTGATGCAAAATACATAACCTATACTTACTATTCAATCTCGAAAGATGCCGTCGATTATCATTTACAATTTCGTCCTGGCGTGCACTATCCGATGGGCAAATATGTAGATATTCCTGATGACACAGGAACTTATAATCGTTGGATAATCGTTGGACGTTCAGATGAACCCCAATTTGTAAAATACAATATTTTGAAGTGCAATTGGACATTCAAGTGGATTGCCAATGGAGTAATTCACGAATGTCTTGGAGTGTTAAGAAAACGTAACTCATACAATTCAGGATTGTGGCATGATTACCTTTTAACAACTCCAGAAAATCAGAATCAAGCACTTTTCCCTACAACTCCAGAAACGCAAACAATAAACTATAATATGCGTTTTCTAATAAGTGATAATCAGATTAACCCTATTGCTTGGGAAGTCTCAAAACGAGAAGATACTTTCCCGGTAGGCGTAACATACATCACTTTCAAACAAGATCTGTTTAATCCGCATAGAGACAACAAAGAACTCATGATTGCAGATTATTACAACAACCATTCTATAGATATAACTCCTGATAATAAACCAGACAAGGAATATACTATCAAATGCTCCTCTCCTATTTGTATTAAAGTCGGAGGATCATATAAAATATTTTCCGTTCAAGAATATTCAAATGATGACGTTTTTTCTTGGGCGGTGAATGGGCTTGATCCGGATCAGTACTCTTCTATTTTTGATGAAGATAATTCTGCTGTGTTTAAGCTCAAAGCTTCAAAAGACTATTCTCTTGTCGGGAAAACTTTTTATCTCGAATTATATTCCAAAGAAAAACTCGTAGATAAAATCAATGTGAAGGTAGTGAGCATATGATCAGAGATATAAACAATATTAAAGATGATATCTGCTCTGCCAAAAGGATCATTAAAGAAAGACTTTACAGCGATCCAGATATCATTGAAACTCTACATAATCCAAATCTTGACCCGTCAGAGCCGGATAGTTACTTAGATGTCAACATCTTTGATTATATCCGAGTTCCAGGTTCTACCACTGAGGTCAAAAATTTTATCTGTTTCGATATAAGACAGGACGACGTTCTCGCCACAAACTCTTATATGAAACAGCAAGTCTATATTTTTTCTGTTTTTTCTCATGAAGATGATATCAAGACTCCTTATGGAATATCTAGGCATGATTTGCTGAGTTATTTAATACGAGATATTTTCTCATATTCAAATATATTTGGCACTCAGCTTGTTGAAATATCGAACGTTCCAGGCATTTTAGATAGTTATTATAGCAACAGGACGATTAAATTTGAGGCAATCACACCAAACTCACCGAATAAAGCGGTGCTTACAAACTTACATGAGTTCAAATATAAACGAACTTAAGTTATATTTTGGTGATGATTATCCCATTAATGATTATATCACTTTGCACCAGCCAAAGGTAAATGATGTAATCGAGATGGGCGAAGCTGATTATTATTCGACTGTTTATGCCTTAACAGCTATACCGTCTGACATGAAATCTCAATTATGGGATGCTGGATATTGTTGGGAAGATATACCAGATTTCAATCTGTTTGCTATGTTATCAGTAAACTTAGATGTGTCAAAGACGTCCGTGTTTTTTGGTGATCTGGATTTTACCAAATTTCAATTAGGTAAACGTACTAACACAGATGAACTTGTTATGTTTCAATATACGAAATCTGGTGAAGAAATAGTTCTTGACAACTATGCTTATTTAAAAATTGTGAAAATTTTAAGAAAAATACATAATCTTAAAGTTAAAGTTGAGCGTGCTTCTACAAAAACAGTACGCATGATTCTTATTGAAGAAGACAGAAAAAAACATCTCCAAAAAAAAGACGAAGATCGAGGATCTATACTTCTTCCTCTGATCTCTTCTTTAATAAATTGTTCAGAATTCAAATATGGTCTGAACGAAGTCCGAGATATGCCTCTAATGGCTTTCATGGACAGTGTATCAAGAGTTCAAATTATAAAATCCACAACTGCTCTCCTCAATGGATGTTATAGCGGAATGATTGATACGTCAAAAATTAACAAAAAAGAACTTAACTGGATGCGAAATATTGAAGAGTCTTAGCGTAATGCACGCCGAGGCTCTTTTTTATGCGTCGAATTACAAAATTAAGGAGGAAATAACTAATGGCATATGATGTTAATAACTTTGTCATTGACCGTGTACTGCGTGGAATGATGCTGTCTGCAGCTGATGATTCTATCATGTGGTCTATCAATCAGATTACAAACCCGAGCTTATCTTGTTCTACAGAAACTCAGGATGCGGTAGATATGCTTGGATCTCCGATCATGACTTTCGAGCGTGCTAAAACGGTTGAATTTTCTGGAGAAAACTCTCTGTTCGATCTTGGTCTGTATGCGGCTCAAGCTGGTACAGAAAAAGAGGTGGCTACATCTACTAAGAAGCTGATTGTACCTACTTTCGAGGAAATTGAATTGGGTGCAACTCCAGAAGCTGCTGTTACACTGAAACATAAACCGGTTGGTCAGATCAGAGAAATCCATGTTCTGAATGGCGATTCTACGCTGGGAACAAGATACAAAAACGGAAGCTCTGCAAGTGCTACTGATTTTGTTCATACTTCTGGTGCTACACAGCTGACTCCGCCTACAGGTCTGGAGAAAGGTTCCGTACTGTTTGTTATTTACGAGTATGAGACAGAAAATGCTGTATCTGTAACAAACTCTGCAAACAACTACCCTAAAGCTGGTAGATTTATGCTGGAAGTTCTTGGTTGCGATGTATGTGATCAGACTACTCTGATTCATGCTTACGTTGTTATGAATAACGCTAAGCTGACATCTGATAGCGAAATTGGATTTGCAACAGATAGTACGCATAACTTCACTATCAAGGCAAACCAGGCTTATTGTGATAGAGGCCGTCAGCTCGTTTCTATCATCATCCCTAAAGAAGATTAATTTCTTCTTTAGGAGGTGTATCTATGGCATATGAACGGTCATGTATGCTCTGCCATACCTCGTACTCTTATTGTCCTTATTGTGATGATTATCGCAATGAACCTCGCTGGAAATCTATGTATCATGATGAAAACTGCATGAAAATTGTAGATACTCTTCAGAGACATTTTTTAAAGGAATATACCGATGAACAGGCTCTTACTATCTTAAAAACATGCGATCTTTCTGTATTGCCAAAAGCAACAGAACAGGTTCAAAAAGAAGTGAAAGCCATTCTTAAGACAGAAAAGAAACCGAAGGCAATCAGAGCTACGAAGACAAAAACTGAATAACATAGTGAATTAAATTTTAGGAGTACATTCACTGTGATGTACTCCTATTTTTTTATTGGAAAGGAAGAAACGGATTGGTAGTTACAAGTAATATCACAGGAAAATCTTATGACACTGACAGGGTTCTGTATATTAATTATATCCCTCAATGGTCATTTTATTTTCAACAAGGATGTGATTTTGAAGTTCTTGATATCCTATGGGATACCAGTAGAAATCAAAAGAGACCTTTGTGTATTGTTTTTAAAAGAAGTAAACGAATGAAAGAATTATACGAACTTTGGAAAGCTCATGGTGATGCTGATGCGACGCAAGAGATCTAAGTTCGGAGTAAATATGACAGAAAAAGGCAAACAGGATCGAACTTATCCTGATTACTATACGAACGAGCCCATTCTGTTCGATTCAAAATTGGAAAAAAATTATTATGTGCAGGTTGTTATTCCAGGACTTGAAGACGGATCAATCAAGAAAGTTGAACGCCAGGTAAAATACCAGCTTCAACCATCATTCAAGAAAAACGGGAAATCAATCCGCTCTATAGATTATATAAGTGATTTTACACTGACATTAGCGGATGGGTCAGTCATGGTAGTGGATACAAAAGGACAAGCTACTGCCGATGCAAAAATTAAAAGAAAAATGATGTATTACGTTCATCCGGAACTTAATTTCGTATGGATGGCTCATACAGTTGCAACTGGTTGGATTGAATACGATGAATTAGAGAAAATCAGAAAAGAAAAAAGAAAGGCTAAAAAAAATGAAAATAAATGAATTTATTGAAGAATATAAGAAAAATCCGGAAATCGGCCGTAAAAAATTGAATGTTAAAAAATATCTTCCTATTGAAGTAAAAGAAATAATTATTGAACAGCTTATCGAAAGCATCTTAGAAAAAGACGGATTTATCGTAACCTATAATTCCATTTTAAAACATACCGCTTTCTTGATGACTACAATCTCTTCTTACACGGATTTAGAGTGCCACACTTTAGAGGACTATAATTCGTTATCAGAAAATGAACTTTTGCAGGATGTTCTGGAGCTGATTCCTGAATACGATATTTTTCTCTCTTTGTTTGAGATGAGATTCTCGGATTATATCAGAGATAAAAATACATTAAATGGGCTCTTATCTCAAGGATTTCAGGAGCTATTTAACACTCTTGGCTCTGCGACTAATTTAATCTCTGAAAAAATTGATAAAACAAATATGGATGAATTAATTTCATTTCTTAAAAATTACAAAGGATGATGCAACATGAAAGACCCTTATCTCTTACTAAAAAAGAATCTTCAAGACAGGTGTCGCCGGACTGCTCAACGTGCTGCGGATAAATTATATGCCACTGCATTACGGGCAATTGGCAAAAATGGATTTTACGGAACTTATACTCCACGTTACTATGACAGAACCAGCACCCTTGCTAGCACTCCAAAGAGATATCGAAAAGTTGAGTCCGGACCAAGAGGAAAAATCTACTGGGGCGGGGTTCAGTTTGAACAAGGGTCTTGGTCTGGTGCCGGAATCTCCAATGGGGAAATTATGGAAAATACTATTAAAAGAGGTTCTCATGGATGGGCTGGAAGAGATGGCGTATATTACGAAATACTTTCTTTTCCGATACCATATGATGTAGTGCTTCAAGCGGCAAATGAGTTTGCAGCGAGTGTAAAAAAATAAAGGTAGGTGATTAAATAATGGCTGATGACAGCATGATTATAAAGCTTGGATTTGAAGCTGACGATAAAGAAGTTGAAAGAGAACTCGAAAGAATCAAGAAGCAAGCTAAAAATAGCAAATTTGAAATACCTGTTTCGTTTAAAATCGGGGACAGTTTATCAGATTTAAAATCTAAACTCGAAGAAGCTAAAAGCAAAGTAAAAGAGATGTCCGCAAGCTCTATCAGTTTAAAATTTGATGCCAGTTCTTATAGAAAACAGCTCAAAGAATTTGAAGATATGGCAAAGTCTTCAAAAAAGGAAATCTCTAGCCAATTAGAGAATATTAATGGTCGGCAAACAAAAACTTTAAGACAAGAAGCCCTTGGTGCAACTGATTTGCAGAGAGATAATGTGGAGGAAAAACTTCTCAAATATCGTGAATGGGCTATAAAAAGAGTTCAAGACTCAGCAATAGTTCCTGATTCTACTACTGGAGCAAGCGTTCAGCAGATAGCTGATTATATCAGGAATCTTCAAGAATTAAAAAATGTTCTTGCTGATGTAGATTCTGTAGCATCTAAAAAAAATATAACTCTTCCAGCAATAGACGAACAATTCAATGTTGAGAATATAGAGAATACAATAGCAAAAATTAGAGATGCTTCTTATGATCTCGTACAAGCTTTTGCTCAAACCGGAAAAGAAAATGTTATAAGCAGTTATACGGAAGAATTAAATAAAGTCATTGAAGCTGTAAGTTCTGTTGGCACTGCTGAGTTTTCATCAGGTGATTCAGAAAAGATAAAGGCTCAACTCGATGAGCAAATCGCCAAAAGAGAAGAATTAATCAAAACGATAGAGGCACAAAAAGCCGCTCTCATGGATGTGTCTTCTATTGAAAAAGCATATTCAAATGCAGCATCCGGTGAAGCAGTAGACGAAAAAAATTTTGCTCAACGAATGCAATTTTATCTTAATAATGGCGGAGATTCTTCAAAATTGTCAGAAGATCTTTTGTCATACTACGATGCTATAAAAGCAGATTATGCATCTCATCCATTAAAAATCCGTGCGGAACTGGAGCTTGAAAAGGTTGAAGCAAATATTCAACATCTTCAAGCTTTACTTGATTCTGTTGGAGAATCTTCTTCTGGATCTCCGGAAGTAAGCAAACTTCAAGAAGAGTTGAATGCCGCAAAAAACACCATCGAATCACTCAAAGCAGAATTAAAAGAGCTTCAATCCGTTAAGCCAGATTCATCCAATATTGACGAGTATGTCAATAAAATAAAAGATTTAGAGAACACTATTTCGGAGCTTTCTGAAAAGCTAAAAAATAGTATGGATGAAAATAAGTTATTAGGATCTGAGAAAGAAAGTTTAACTTCTTCTCTTGAAAACGCAAAAAACGAAATCCAACGCATTTCAGCAGGGCTCAAAGAAGCAATGTCTTCAAGTGAAGTCAAAGATAATCAGATAACTGATTTAAAAGCACAACTCGAAGCTCTTCAAGGATTAAAAAATGTAGAGATAAAATTTTCTTACTCTGGCCTGGACGAGCTCTTAACAAAAATCAAAGAAATCCCAGAATCTCTTGCTTTAGCTAAGAAATCTGCTGGAGAGTTTTCTTCTGGAATTGCTGTTAATCCTTATTTGACAGGAACTAAGACTTCTGAATCTACAACATCTACCCCTGTTACTACAAATACGGCCAACGCAACCACAACATCTGGAGAGGCGAGTAATCAAGCTGCACTTCAAGCCGCTGTAAATAGTGTAACAGAAGCTGTAAACGCTAAAACTGCTGCATTTAAAAATGAAGCAAGCGTTGTAGAATCTTCGGTTAACTCCGAGCTTGGGTCTCTTGAAATACTAAAAATGGAAATCCAACAGATAGTCAAAGAGTTCAAAAAAATAAAGCTTGATAATATAAGCAGCATCTCATCCGACCTTGTTCAAGTAATTGTATCTTTGCAGAATATTGACTTTAAAAAACTTGCTACTATTTCGTCGATTGATTTTTCTAACTTTAAAGTATTCAGTAATATGGATCTTTCTTGGATGGCTAACATCCCAAATCTTAAAGCGTTAGGTTCTATCAATACTTCTGTATTTAAGCAGTCATCTTCTTTCCAGAAACAATACACCGATTTTCTCACAAAGAATATTACAAAATTTAATAAGCAAAATATCGACACCTCTGAATTAGCAAAGCTAAGAGAACAGTTAGTAACTGACTTCACTCCTGCCGCTTTTGCTAATGGCGATATGTCTTCTCAGATGGCTGATTTTGCTGCTGCTACGATGAGAGCTGTAGATGCTTGTGAACGCCTTGCTCTTGCTCAGCAACAAGTTAATTCTGTCGAGCTGGCAAGAAAGGGAACTCTTGACAAAATTGATAAAGTTATGGCAAGTGCAGCATATGAAAGATTTAATGGATCTTCCAGCTCGGATTATATCGACAGTTCTGAGTTTTCTAATATCAGTAATATGATAGACAAACTAAAAGAGATTAAAAATGATCCGACAAAACTTGTCACTGAAGAAGATGCAAAAAATGCGGCAGAATTAGCTACCAATTTGGAAAGAGCTTTAAAGGCCATCACAAAAAATAACAACCTTTATGTAAATAATAAGGGAAGATACGTTGGTCAGATTACAAGTACGAGCCAGGAAGATTTAATTACACAGATGCGTACTATGGCTCAAAAAGTTACGGCGGATGCTGGCAAAAAAATGATTGACGAAGGAAATTTCAGTAAAGATTACACTGTTCTTCGTTATAAAGTGCAGACAGATGACGGAAACATTCAAACAATGGCTCTTAACTGGGATCGTGCTACAAATTCTGTACGAGAATACATGGCTCAGGAAGAACAATATGTATCTTCCGGGGAGAAATTCATATCAGGACTGAAAGAAAAAGGAAAACAGCTTCTTAGCTATGTCACTGTTTTAAGCGTATTCAATAAAGTTAAACAGTTCATCAAAAGCGGCGTAAACGTAGTTCGTGAATTTGATACTGCAATGACTGAATTACGAAAGACATCAGACGGAACTGCGGAAGATTATCAGAAGTTCGTTGATGCCGTACAGGGTTCCTCTAAAGAAGTTGGGACTACAAGTCAAGAGCTTACTGAGTCAGCTGCCGATTGGAGCCGCCTTGGACATAATCTTCAAGATTCTGCAACAATGGCCAAAAACGTTGCAATTCTTAAAAACGTTTCTGAATACGACAACATACAGGATGCGACAAATGGACTTATTTCCGTAATGCAGGCCTACAGCATTACTGCTGATCAGTCTATGGATCTTATCGATAAAGTGAACGACGTTGGTAACAATTATGCAATCTCCACAGATGAAATTGTTGATTCTCTCCAGAGATCTTCTGCCGCTCTCGTTGCTGCTGGTAACACGATTGATGAGGCTGTCGCTCTTACTACTGTAGCTAATGAAGTTGTACAGAATCCAGAATCCGTAGGTGCAGGTCTTAAGACTGTTTCACTAAGATTACGAGGTACGAGTGAAGCGAAACGTGAATTAGAAGAGTCCGGAGAGGACGTTTCTGATTATACCGAGAATATCTCAAAACTGAGAGCGTCACTTAAAGCATTGACTGCCGTAAAATCGAATGATTTTGCTGGTTTCGATATTCTTACAGACGATGGTGCTTATAAATCAACATACGAAATTCTTAAAGGCATTGGTAAAATTTGGAAAGAAATCGGAGAACAGTCCGGTGGAGACTTAGCTCAGGCGAACATTCTTGAAAAAATGTTCGGTAAAAACAGAGCTCAGATCGGTGCTGCTATTGTTCAGAACCCAGACAGGCTTGAGGAAGTCATGAATACATCTCTCAACGCTTCCGGGTCTGCTGCACGAGAACTGGATACATATCTTGATTCTATCGATGCTCACGTAAAAAATCTTACAGAATCCTTTAACCAGATGTGGGTTAATGCTCTTGATTCTGATGTTCCAAAACAATTTTTAGATATCGGTTCCACTATTCTCGATTTAGTGGATAAATTCGGGCTGTTGAATACAGCTATCGCCGGTATCGCAACTATATTCTCATTTAACGGTGCGGGTAGGGCTAAATACATACAGTTTGCCCTCTTTTAAAAATGCCCGCAATCAACTGAGTGACTGAGTTAGTCTCAGAATCAAGGTTGTAGAGCAAAAAAGCGTAAATTGATCCTTACGGATTACCGGTTATAACTCCGGTACGGAGAAGAATTATATGCAACTATGTATTATAAAAGCATATAAGAATATCCGCAGCCAAGCCTTTATAATAAGGAAGGTTCATCGACTATAATCGCTTACAGCCATTATGAACGTAATCACAATGACTGTTAATGGATAGTCAGGACTGTATAAGCCGCATAGGGCTTTATAAAAGTTACATAAAATTATTGTATTGTCATGTCAAACATTGTATAATATTGCCTATAACATTATATGATTGAGATAAATGTACTGATATTTTTAGAGTAGCTTTTGCTACTCTAAAAGGCACATTATAACGTCAGTATTAAGTTCTTTTGCTTTTTCTTTTTCTCCAGGCAAAGTAAAATGATCATTTAATACATTATATAGAGAATCTCCTTCTTCGTAAAAATTGCTAAATTTATAGCCTTCATATGTAAATATCATACTTTTTATCATTAACCCAGTATCAGCATTGCATGTAAAACCAATTTTGAAGTAAGTCATGTATCCGTCGTCATAGATTTGTGCACTATCTACATATACATCATCTGCTCCTACAGCATATTCTATTGCGTGGCATGCATCGACTGCTATGCTATATTCAGGATCATCATATGCTTCTTCTGCCATATTTTGTATTTTTTTAAGTTCTTCAATTTTCTTTCTTGCTTCTCTCAAATCAGTGTAATTTTTTACCTGATTTTTCTGTTTATCTGTCATGTTTTCATATGTATTTTCCAGCTCCGTTACTGTATCTTCATCATCCAGAGTTACATTTTCCAACTGGGAAATCTCCTGACTAACCTGCTCAGATAATGGATCCTTCTGGCATCCCGATAACAGAATTGTAGAACTTATAAACAGAATTAACATTTTCTTTTTCATACTCATTACTCCTCTTCTTATAGTATTTGTATCATTATATCATACCTGCCTGTAAAAACACAGTCCGATTTTTGATTTAGGTAGGAAAAATGATGGATCTCTTCAGATACTTTCATCATGGGCTAGTGGGTTAACCAAAGATTTTTCTCTTAAAAAATTTTTACTCGGAGATGGGAAAAAACAAAGTACAGCATTCTTTAGTGAAGAAGAAGCTAAAGATGTCCTCGATAATTTCGAACGTTCAGGTCAATCCGCAAGAGACTTTATTGCTGCTAATGACGACATGTTCGATGAAACAACATCAAAGGGATTTCAAACATACATTGCCAACACCGATGAGGCTGCCAGAAGTGCTGATGGGTTAGCTCAAGCTACTGTCAGATCTTCTGAAGCAGCACAGGTAGCAAATAGTTCTTTGCAATCTGTTGGTTTGGCCGGAAAGGCTATATCTGTTGGATTAAAAATCGCTTCCAGTGCATTAACAACAATGGCTATTCAAGCAACTATGTTTGCTATCACAGCTGGCGGTAAGTGGATATGGGAGAACATCATCAACGCCACTGATACTGCAATCAAAAAAGGTGAGGAAGCACAATCTGCATTTGATGACATATACAAAGGATTTTCTCAAAAAAAATCTTCTGTGTTAGATCTCGCAGTAGATGTTTCTGATAATTCTGATGACATAACTACTACTTCTGCCGCCGTCGATGCATTAGGGAAGAAATACGAAACACTCTCCGAAGGTGTCAATAAATTTACCAACGAAAACAAATCTTTGTCCACGGAAGAATATCAAGACTATCTCGATATCAGTAACCAACTTGCAGAACTATTTCCAGAACTTGTGTCTGGTTATGATGAACAAGGAAATGCTCTCTTAAGCCTTGGCGATGGAGCACAATCTGCTACAGAACAACTCCAAGGTTTGCTTGATGTCCAACGTCAAATAGCAAATACCGATATGGCGGAAGATCTCAATACGCTCTATAACGGCATTATGGCTCAGGATAAAAAATATGATCAGCAGTTAAACAAACTTGACAAACAGATTGATACAAAAAAAGCAGCCAAAAGCGAACTTGAATCCAGCATTATTCCAGATATAGATTCTCTTACAAAAGAAACAAAAACGATAGCTGCAAATCAAAATGCTTTGGATTCACTTGCGAGTGCTTTTTATGCCATTGGATTCGATAATTACTCTAAAATTACTACTTCGACTTATAATGGCAATGAAATAGCAAATGCTTTTCAGATGAATCAAAAACTTACTGAAGAACAAGCGAAAAAGCTCAAAGAATACTATTCTTCTCAAGATATATCTGGATCTGAGTTAAATCAGTACTCTTCTGACATCGCAAATCTTCTTAAAGAGAAGAATACAGCAGAGATGCAGAGAGCTGATAATCTCAAGAAAATAACTACTTATGCTTCTCAGTTTATTCAAACATCAAGCTCTTATGACGAACTGGACGAGAGCATCAAGTCTGCATTAATAAATAATCTTGGGAATGTTATTAATGCAGATACTATCCAAGGAGAATACAGAGGAGACCTCAAAAATTATATTTATAGCGAAATTCTTGGGCCATTCTATGATCTTAGTGATAAACAGAAAATAAGTATTTCCAGTCTTTTTGATCTTGATGAAGATAAGTATACTTTATCTGAGTATACGAGCAAAATTAATTCTATTCTTTATGGGCTGTTTCCAGAAGACATGGGACGAAGAGTAGATATCAAAAAACTGCTCGGATTCTATGATATCGAAAAAGATTTATATAGTGAGACATCATCTCTTAAAGATAAATTCAAGAAGCATATCAGTTCTATTGACGATATGACCGTCGGAGACAGAGAGCTCTTGTATAAAATAGCAATTGAAGATGATTATTCTGATTGTTTTGAAGATTGTAAAAGGCAAATGGAAACCTTGAAACAGCAGGTTGAAACCCCATTAGAAATTAGTGCCACTCCTGAATATGATCAGTACGAAGAAGACGCGAAGAAAGCTACGCCGCTTGATCAGTACAATAAGTTCAAAGAAGCTTATGATAAAATAAAAACCTTATATGAGGAAGGTAAAGTCGGAGATTATGCTTTCAAATCCGGTGCAAAAATGTTCTCTCCTGGAGGATATGACGATGCCGAAAACTTCAAAGAAAATCAGGAGAAGATAGAAAGATACTTTACTGAAGATCCTCGAACCGGAATGAATAATCTTCTTCAGGATATGGAAGCTCTCAATAAAGGCTATGCTACATTTAAAGATGGACAATGGGATATTGATCTCGAAAACATCGCACAAGCAGCTGATGATGTTGGTATTGCGTTTGAGCCGTTTATGTCTATCCTTACTGGTTTGAATGAGTATGGTGCAAACGGTGTGTTCTTCTCTACTATGGCAGAAGGAACTGAAAAACTCACTACTCTGTATAGCGAGCTTGCTGATGCAGAATTAGAACTTAACAATACCGACCCAGAAGTAAATCCGGAAGGATTTGAGAGAGCAAAATCTCGTGTCGATGAGCTTAATAAAGCGATCGAACAAACATCGAGCCTACTTGATACTCTTTCGAAGAAAGATCTTGAGACAAGAGAAAAAGAGACCGAAGGTGCTGCGAAAACTATCCAGTCTCTTATTAAAGAAAGAGACAGCCTTAAAAAGAGCCAATATTCAGAGGCAGTTAAAACAGGAATAGATCAAGACATCGAATCTCTTGCGAGTCAATACGGTCTTGAGTTAGATAAAAACGATGATGGCAAAATTATCGGTGTAAAACTTCAGGTAGAAAATCCGGAAGAGCCCGTACAAGAAGCTCAAAAAGTAGCTAATGGATATCCTCTTAAAGTCAAAGTTGTTACTGAAGGTGAACAAAAAGTTCAAGATGCGTACAACGAATATGCTCAACATAGAGATCTTCACACGCAATTATCTCTCACTGCTAACACCAAGGATGCTGATTCCAAGGTAAAACAGGCTGAGGCAAAGGCAAACGACACCAAGGCAACTATGTCTGTTGATGCCGATAATTCAAAAGCGAAGGCGAAGATTGACGAAACAGTTAGTTATGCAGAATCTAAAAGGCCAGAAATAAAAGTTGCTGCAAATGCTGATAAGGTAGTTTCAGATATTGATTCTTCTCTGAAGAACAAAGAATTTTCAGTAAACGTAAAAGCAAATATAAGCACATCTGGAGCATCGGGAGCTTCTGCCAAATCTGGAAAATCAAAAGCTCAAGGAACTCCTTTTATTCAGTCTGCAATATTTAATGATGGATATGTTGGAAGAGCATATTCTTCTGGTGGAACTGTAGGAGAACCACGAGATACCGATGCTCTTACTGGTGAGCTCGGAGAAGAGCTTGTTGTAAGAGGTAACCGCTTCTTCACAGTGGGAGCGAATGGTGCCGAAATCGCACATCTCAAAGCTGGAGATATTGTATTTAACCACGAGCAGACACGCCAGCTTCTCTCTAAAGGAAAAATTAATAGTAGAGGCCGTGCGTTAGCCCAAGGAAACGCAAGAGCTTTAGCAAGCAATCGTCAGGGTTCTGGTTACTCTTCTATTCCTGGATTAAACTTAAAAGTAACTTCTACGTCAGATGATACTAAGGCAACAGATGCAAACACCGCAGCAAAAAATGCAAATACAAAAGCGACAAACAACAATACCTCTTCCACTAAGAAAAATCAAAACATTTTTGATGGAATTGCCAGAAAACTGAAATATTTTGCAAATAAGACAAAAGAAATAGCTGACAGTATCACAGACTATGTGAATGGTGAGTTTAAAAAACGTCAATTAAAGAAAGAAATTTCTTCAATAAATAAAGAGATTGTTATCAATCAGAAAAGTGCAAAGGCTTACCAGAAAAACGCAGATGCTCTCGGTTTATCTGCAGCATGGAAAAAACGTATAAAAACTGGTAATTACAATATAAACGAAATAACAGATGAAAACTTGTACAAATCTATCTCTAATTATCAGACATACTATGATAAAGCTACCGAATGCAAACAGGCTGTAGTTGACCTTAAAAAGCAGCAAATGCAGTTGTACGAACAGTGGCTTAATATGCCTGCCGAGATTGCTCAGAAAAAGCTGGATAAACTTTCTGCTTCTCTTCAAAAATTGCAGGATGCTTCCACCAATTTGTCTGCTGGCGGCTCTACTTTATCTGCATATTCTAACGCTATTTCTTCCGACTATTCTAAGTTGACAAACGCGTCAAAAAAAGAAGTTACATCCGCAAGTAAAAAGCTCAAAGAAGCAAATAAAAAGAAAACTTCCGCAAAGAAAACGGTAAACAAAGCTGGTTCTAAGCTTAATAAGTCTATTTCTTCTAAGAATAAGACTGTAAAAACTTCTGTAGCTGCTTCCACAAAGAAGAAAAAGGCTATAAATATTAAGAAGCTTGGCCTCAAAGGAAAGGCGAAAACAGCTGCTGAAAGTTATAACAAAGCTCTGTTGTCATACAGACAGGCTTCCGCTGAAGTTTCTAAGGCAAAATCATCAAAAAGCATTGCAAATTCTGAATATAAACAGTATAAGCAAATGCTTGACACTGCTCAACGTATAGTGACAAATAACGATGATAAAAAAGATTTTATTGGACAGAACAAGCTTTTGGATCAAGAAACCGAAAATGCCAGAAAACAAAACGTCATCAATCAGGATACTCTTAAAAAGACGACAAAAAATGTCATTTCACAGAGCAAAAAGGTTGATAAAGTTAATAAAGCAGTAAAGTCAACTAAAAATACTGTTAAAGAGCGTACAACTTCTCTAAAAAAAGATAAGAAGATTATGAGTCAGCTTTCCTCTGGTCAGAAAAAAGCATTAAACGCTGGGAAAGCCATTAGTACAAAAGGGCTTAAAGGCAATGCACTTAAACAGGTCAAAGCGTATAACAAAGAGTTAAAAGCATACAAATCTGCTCAAACCGCTGCAAAAGAGCCGACAGAAAAGCTTACTCTTGCTCAGAAGGCACAGGCTACCGCTGCTGTAAATGCTGCAAGCTCTCAGGCAAACTATGCCAAAGCAGTTGTAGAAAACGAAGTTCAAAAATTTGAAAACATTCAATCGTACTATGAATCTGAAAAGTCTGTATACGAATCTCTTCAGTCATTGCATGAATCACAAGCGAAACTGAGAGAAGCCAAAGGACAGGAGCTTGAGAATTCTGATTACAAAAAGCAAATGGATGACATTGACAAGCAAGTTTCTGTCGTACATGAGGAACGTCAAAAACTTCGGGCACAGCTGGATGAATCTATAAAAAGTGGTGTTATTAAAGAAGGCTCTAAAGAATGGGCTGAACTGCAGAAAAAGATAACAGAATGCGATACAGAAATCAATAATCTTCAAGCTTCTACTGAAAGCTTAGCTGATGACATGAGAAACAATGTATTTCTCAGAACATTTACAAAAGCTTTAGAGAAAGCTGAACAGCTACGTTCTGCCGTTGAAGCTATAAAAGGCTTAGTTACAGATGACATGATGTTTGATGACAATGGAAAGCTTACCAATTTTGGTATTGCGAACTTGGCTCTGTCTCTTGAAGATTACCAATCTTCTCTTGGATCAATTCAGAATCTGGTAAATGAGCGTCTTGCTTTGACTCTTAAATATAAGAGTGAGGATGCTAACTATAGCCAAAAAGAATATGAGGAAGATATGAAACGCTTGGATGGAGAAATCCAGTCTCAATTATCTTCTGCTGATTCTAATCGTAAAGCTATTATATCTATCATCACTTCACAGAGTAAAGCTGAACTTGATGCTGTAAATAAGGTCATTGACGCTCGTAGCAAGGCTCTCAAAAAGAAAAAAGAATATTACGAGTACGATAAGACCTTAAAGAACAAAAATAAAGAAATTAATCTTCTAAAACAGCAAATTGATGCTCTTGATGGAATCACGGATGCAGAATCTCGTGCAAAGAAAGCTCAATTAGAAGCTGATTTGTCAGATAGGCAAGATGATTTGCAGGATACAATCAAAGATCATGTATATGAACTGCAGATTGATGGACTTGACGAATTGAAAGAAACTCTTCAAAAGAACTATGACGATTATGTAAAAGACCTTGCTCAAAATCTTGATTCTATCTTAAAAGCCGTTGATTCTGCTACCAAGGCTGTTGTTGCCGGTGCGAATTCTGCCAGCGAAGCAATCGAAAAAATCTTAAACTCTTACGGCATTACTCTCAAGGATGTCAAACATGACGGAGGTTTTAAATATACGAAACTCCCAGGTGCAGCTCACGGAGGAGTCGTTAGTGCAGAAACAGTTAAGAAAAATGGAGATAATGGAATAGCTTCTCTTAAAATAGGCGAATCTGTTATGACAGATAATTTCACTGCTCTTATGCCAAAAGCCATTGATGCAATGGATGCTTTCTCAAAGGCTTATGATTCCATTAAACAAACTGTTCCTGTAACGACAAATATGCAGAATATCCAACCATTGAATATCGAGTTTTCTTCTCCTCTGATAACAATTGGCCAGGCAGATAACAGCACTGCTGCGGATATCAGGAAGCTTGTTCCAGATATAGCTAAACAAGTATCAAAAGAGATCTATAAAGACATCAGAAAACGTGGATACAAATAAATTCGAGGTCGCTTATTTTAGCGGCCTCTTTTCTATATGACGGAGAAAGGAGAAAAAATGTCAAGCTTTAAATATAAAAATAAATCAACAAGTACAATTATATCCTCTCCTCTTTGCATAGCCCAGCCGTCCTATGTTGAAGAGTTAACTGGATTATCAAGAGAGTTAAATACTGGAACAGCCACATTGACCAGACCGGTGCCAAATTACTATGGGACAACATACGCCGATACCATTACATTTGATATAGCCTTATTTAAAGAAAACCAAGAAGCTTTCACTATTGACGAACAAAGGACAATAAACGCATGGCTTACATCTCCAAAACTTCCTGATTATGTAGAATTCAATATCTGTAATAGCACTCCTATATTATACAGAGGATTGTTCACTGATGTCCGTTGGGTTCCTGGTATGAAAATGGTTAATGTAACTTTCAAAAATGATAGTTCTTACTGTTGGAATTTTTATAGAACATTTCATCAAATTCGTGGCTCTAAAGAAATCACTATTGTTTGTAATTCCGATGAATTGGAAGAATATGTTTATCCAGTGTTAACTATAGAAGGTGCAGGAAAATCCGATCCCGTAACGATAAAATCTATTTCCGATGGCGGGAACACTATGAAGATAAACGCTTACGACAGCTTGGGAATTACGATAGATTGTCAAAGATGTACTGTCGTTGATGCAACGACAAACGGAATTGTATCATATGTGGATCTTGGATGGTCTGACGTTGGTAATATATACTGGCTCCGGTTAATTCCGGGATTAAACACACTGGAAATTACTGGCGATGTTGATGTGACAATTTCTTATTACGCTCCTTGTAAGAGATTAGGTGGATACGCATGATAGAATCCGGAAAACTAATATATTTATGTAAGCCGAATAGAGAAATAATTACTCAGCTGAATGGTGTTGATATACCTTCTGTCTCATATTCTGATCAGGCAAAAGACTACAATTCTCTTTCATTTGATGTAGATCGTTATATAAATGTTGATGGATCGTATGTTGAAAGCAACGGATACGATCTTCTTCATGTTTATATGGAATTGTATCTTGAAGATATAGGATATTTTCAAATGCAGGAACCAGCGATATCTAATGATGGATACGCTGAAAAGAAAACTGTTACTGCCTATTCTCTTGAAAAGCAATTTGAAAACAAAGATTTAGTTGGTTTTAAAATCAATACCGGAGATAAAGATTCCAGAGAATATCTTGCTACAGATAATGTAAATGAACTTGGACTTGCGAAGGAGTATGTATTATTTTACAGAAAAGATAATCCAGAATTATCTCTTATGCATATACTCCTTGAAAAGATGCCTGGATGGTCTGCCGATGAGAATGATATAGATCCGCTGCTTAGAGATATGAAGTATCAATTTGACGAAGATAATATCAATATATACGGATTCATGACTTCTATTCTTGCTCCAAAGGCTGAATGTATCTTTTTGTTTGATACGATAAATCGAAAAATCAAGGCAATAAGTAAAAAATCCTTAGAATTAAATACAAATATCTTTATTGGCTTCCGGAACTTGGTGAATAGTGTTGAAGTTTCTTGTGAAGAAGACAGCGTGTATACAAGATTTCATGTTGCTGGAAAGGATGATATTACCCTTAGCCTTGCAAATTTTAACGATGAGCGAATTTTTGATTATAGTTATTTTATGAATGAAAGCTATATGAGCAAAGAACTCATACAAAAAATGAAAGATTGGATAAAGTATCGTGAATCGCAAAGAGATTCTTTTATTTCTTTGTCTAAAGAGCTTGCAGATATCAGAGATAAAATTTCAGATATAGAAAATCGTGTTCCGAATGATGGAGATAATTGGAAACAATGGGACGAAATGACGATGGATCTGCTGGAGAAAAATCTTTCATATTATAACGCACTCCTCACTTCTCTCCAGGTGTCTGTCGATCCTAATCCTAAATATGAGGATCCAGATAAAAAGGAAGGTTACATTCCGTGGAAAGATTCAGGCGGGAACATCGACCATCAAAAATATCTTGATTTACTGTATGATTTAGCGAACGGCTATGGCGGCTATTATACATATCTTGAAGTCAATTCTTATATCATCCCAAATATTAAAATTGCGATTGAGAATTACCAAGTTCCAGATGATGATAAAAAGGAATATGTTAAGGAATTTGAAACTAACTGGGATTTATACGGTACAACAGAGCTTAAGAATTTAAAGAGTAAGTACGAAGAAAAACTGGCAGCTTTAAAGGCCTATGAGAAGGACTGGAATGAGCTGTCAAAAGATGAACAGGCAAAATATCCTGGTGGAGAAGCTCAGTACGATGCTGCTGGACATTCTCAGTATAAGGAAATAAGTGGATATATAGGTTCTGAGTCTACTCCTGGAACTTTGCTATATAAAATAGCTCAGTTACAAAATGAATTGGATCAATTGGGAACGAAGAAAGATTCTTTAACAAAGAAAAGAGCCGATATTGTTGAAAAAGTGTCTATAGATAATCCTGATTTTAATTTTACAGATGCAGAAAAAATCAAGATTAGTGATCTTACCATAGACACTGATTATACAAATTCTAATATTCTTATTACATCATTGGACACCACTTCCGATCGAGTGGACATTGCAAAAGAGCTTTATGATGATTCAACGAGCAAGTTATCAGAAGTATGTCAACCTCAGTATTCTTTTACCACCGAAATGGATAATCTTCTTGTTCTTCCGGAATTTCAGGACTGGAAAGATGACTTTAAACTTTTGAACTACATCTGGCTTGGTATCCGTGACGATTATAGCGTAAAGCTGAGATTAATCGGACGTACATGGAATCCTTGTGATACTTCACCGGAACTCAAGGTAACATTCAGTAATATGATCACATCCAAATCAGGACGATCCGATTTAACCGATTTCCTTCAGGCTGATAATAATCGTGGTTCTAAAAATTCAATTTCTATTGGAACCGGCGATTCAAAAACCGAAGAAGAATGGCGTACAAATCTCCTTAAACTTTTAATCAGTTCTCAATTATTCCAAAAATCCGTAGGAAATATTGCATCTGGGACAACCGGTGAGGTGGACACGGCATATATTCAGCAACTTGTATCCCAATACATCAAAACAGGTAAAATTGACGTTTCTCAGATTACTGGCGATGAAGCAAAATTTAAGAAATTCTTCACTGATTATATGGATGCAGATTATATCGTTAGCAACACCACTATCACAAAATCATTGACAGCTGACGTGGCAACAATCAGAAATGCAATCACTGGTACATCTTCTTCTGAAACGAATATTACGCTTAATCTGAATGCAAATAATGCAAAAATTGATTCTGCTTTAGTTAAGAGTCTTATTTCTGAAAATATCACGGTTGCAGATCTGAAAACCCATATTGCCACGGCTGATGTTATTACTCTTATCTCCTCCGGTACTGGATCTCCATCTATTGCATTTAAGGACGCAACACAACAATTCTATGATTCTAATGGAAATGTTAGAGTCCAGATTGGACAGGATGGCAATGGAGATTTTAATTTCATTGTTAAGAATGGTGATAAAACAGCACTATTTGATGAAAATGGCATTACGCAAAACGGTATACCAAATGGAACTATCATCAATGATATGATATCAGATAAGACCATCAATAAAGACAAACTGAGTTTTAATGTCGAAACTGATGATAATGGAAATCTTGTAACGAATATCAACAACATTTACACGAAAGATGGTAAATGGATCAATGAATATACAACTTATAAGGAGTCTACAGAAAATTCCCTTCAAAATTTAAATTCCAAAGTAGATAAATTTTCACCATACAATATATTGGTGTTTGATTCATTTGGAAATCAAAATATTGAAGATAATACTGTGGGAGCAATCTATGTGAGAATTATGAAAAACGGCGAAGAAGTTGATCCGTTAAAGTCTACATACTTCTCTTCTACTCCACCTGATAATCCTTCAGATGGAGATTTCTATTATTATCTTGATTCAGACAATAAAAAAGTTCAGTTAAAAAAATACATAAATGGTTTGTGGGTAAATCAAACAGACGATCCAGAATATCAATATAATTTTTACAGAAGGGATAATTCTGGCAATCTGATTGATAAAGACTCTCCTTATGCTTCAGGAAAAGCTATTTATGTAGAGGGTAACATAATTACAGATAACAAGATTGTGTTTGAAGTTGAAGTTAATTTACCAGATGTTGATATAAATCCAACTGATAAATCAGAGATTTTTGCATATATTGATAAGAAATTTGAAGATTTGGATATGATAGCTACGGAAGATGAAGCTATGGGATATCTAAATCTAAGATAGGGGGAATTATGGAAACATCAAAAAAGGGAGTCTCTTTGGGGGTATTAAAGAGAGTAATTGAAGAAGTCACTTACTCTCCTATCTCTATACAGAGCTTTTCAAATAATAAAGCTGTAAATGAACTTGGATGCACAGTAACTTCTATAAAATTTAGTTGGACTACAAACAAAGCACCGAAAAAAATTCTTTTAGATAGTACAGATATTGATGTGACTTTAAAATCCACTACCATATCTTGTTCTTTGACCTCTAATACATCTTTTACATTAAAGGTTACTGATTCAAAAAATTTTACGGTTTCAAAAAGTACATCTGTTTCATTCTCTAATGGAATTTACTATGGTATTGGAACAGACCAAGAAAATATTACCGATAGTTTCATTTTAGGATTGACAAAATCATTACAGAATTCTATCTCAAAAACTTTTACTGTAACTGCTGGTGACGGTCAATATGTTTGGTTTGCATATCCTAAAAGATATGGTACGCCAAAGTTTAATGTTGGTGGCTTTGATGGCGGTTTTTCTAAAATTGCAGATATGGAATTTACAAATGCTAGTGGTTATACGGAAACTTATACGATATATCGTTCTGATAATTCAAATCTCGGAACCCAAACAATCAAAGTATCTTGAATTGAGGTGAAAAAGTGGGCAAATATAAAGGAAGTATAGAACTCATCTCTGGATTGAAACAGGCAAACGATCAAGATTTTCCTCTTATGAATGCCAGTGCTATTCAGGTTGATGACGAAGGTACTCGATTAGACGAAGCATTAAAAAATGTTGATAAAGACAAACGTAAAGGTAAACAGAGACAGGTCGGTAAAGCTTGTCTATGGTATCATACACTCGATCATTTTGGAAACACAGATGACGAAGCAGCTGCGACATTAGCATCAAATGATATTGTTGTGGCTGGTGGTGCATTATACAAGATGAACTGTACAGAAGAAGAAGCGAATAGACAGATAGCAATTATCAAAAAAGCAAAGAAGCTGAACCCAAATTTTAAAATATTTTTCTATATTACGATTGCTTCTTGGAGAAATGATGGTGGATGGAGCCATATATTAGGAAAAGGTGGCTATTGGGATGCGGAAGAAGCTGCACAACACCCAAATGCAGTGAGAATCCATACTAAGTGGGAAATATATCAGTTATTGGAATATGCAGCCCATGCCGGTGGAAGGAAAAGCGGAGAAAAACAGTTTATTGAAACTTATACCTGGACGGACGATGCTGGCGTAGAACACACGGAAGATAAGTATATTGACTTATATGAGGGCGGTATCAAGATGGATGGGTGTTTCTATGACGATGCTGGCATGGAAAATACTGAAGGAAGAGTGAATCAGGGATTTACCGAAGATTTACGCCAAAAATACATCAACTTGGTCAATTTTACCCATTCGAAAGGATTGACAGCCTTTCCTAATCAGCTATCTACTGACTGGTATGCTGATACAGTAAGTACAGCAAATCCAAATGGTCTGCCATCTGCGATTGGTGAAAATGACTATATGCTGCTGGAAAGCTGCCATACTCAAGTTGGATTATCCCAAGGTAAACCTCTTTGGAGACACGTTAATGGCACAGAAGGCGTGTGGAATTATTATGAGAACTGGTATGATAAAGTTGGTGCAAAGGTAGTTATCAACGACTACTTATATGGCACTGGTGGTGGGGAACAATTATCTGATGAGGAAAAATACGAACTTGCCACTTATCTGTTATGTGATAGTCTGTGCTGTAAGGCACATTATATTGATATGAATGGGTTACGCACATGGGATTATCCAGACTTTTTCGATGAATTACTTATACCAGATTCTGAAGATTACGATATCTCAAGACCGACAAAAGGAGAATATATACTCCATGCAAATGGTCATACACTTAGAATAGTTAGAAATGATAATCTTTCACAAGGAGATGTCGTAAATCTGAAATCTCTGAATAAAGTGTTTATCTATTACGATGATGTTCGCATCAAAAATGCGTTTAAAAAGGTTGCGCAATACTCTTACGAGACTGATCAACGTTTGGATACCATCGAAAAAAATATTGAAACCATTCAAACCTCCGCAAAATCAACAGCTAATATATATCACCGGATGATGATAGATGATTGGAGTAAAGAACTTGTTTTAACGGATTACAGTAAGAAAAATAATTTTATTAAAAAAATAGAAGAAGCTGCAAAAACAGGGATAGCAACGGTTGAATCTGTTGATTATGAAACAAACAGTATACGGATAACCAGATTGACTGCGGCACAGATCAATGTATATCTTGATATAGATATCACCGATAAAAAAGGGCATACCCTGGAGTTTGGGTTTACTTGCAACGAAGTCACTGGCAGTAATAATTGGGGCTATAATGCGTATGCTCCTGCAGCAATCACTTGGTCATGGATCAACAAATCCATTAACACACGGCAGAAATCTTCTTATTACGGTGAGAATTTTTACGGATTAGTAAGGACAGTTACGATACCAGAAGATACCGAAGAAGAAAAATGGACAATGAGAATTTGTTATAATGGTTCTATTGGACAAACGTTTGATTTAGGTAATTTCTATGCTGTTGACGTTGACGAATACGGTGAAGATATTACGAAAGACTGGTATACGAATTATCTACCTAAATTAAAAAGTACCACAAACAATAATAATCTTCCAATTGCTTATACGGTTGATGAAATAGACGATTATAGCTTTGATATCACATGGAATATTCCAGAAAACTATGCTCATTGGTCTGGCTTGTGCTGGACACTTCCAAGTGGCACATTCCTTCCGGGACATACTTATGAGTTTGGATGTTTATCGTACACCAATAATGCTGGAAGTGCAAATGTTGCATTTCGTTTATATTACGGAAGCAAAGAAAAATATATTCCTAAGACTCTTACAATAAAATCATCTATTTATGGAGACACTAGACCCGGAGTAATTATCACAGTTCCTGAATCAGAGACTGTAACAAATGGCAGATTAACGCTGACCAGTACGGCTGGTTATCAGAATGGTTCGGGAGAATTCTTTAAGACAGAAATAAGAGAAATGTATCTGTACGATATTAATGAAGAAAACATTGTTGTCAGAGGTGAAGAACCATCTAATAGCTTCTTAAGAATCTGTCGAGTTACTGATGAAAAATTAGCGAATGATAAAACCTTGCTTGGTAATTCTATGTATATCACTGATTCTGGCAAGATGTTTATCACCGATTTTAACGGAAATAAAACAGACATCAATGTTTCAGGCGATGGAATTGTTGAGGATTATAGGTTGCTTCCAATCCCAACAGCCGAAGATGAGGGTAAGATTCTGAAAGTTATTGATGGAAAATGGACATATTCAGAAGAGAATAAAACTGTAGAGCTGCCGGATAACCTTGTCCTGTATGAAGAAACGGTTGAAGATGATCCGCCCCTCGATATATCTTCTATCATCAAAAAAAACTTATCTCTTGATGCAGACGGAGAATTTGTATATTTGATGTATGGCGAAGACGAACTATCTAAGATACCTCTCGGAAGCAGTTCTGAAGTGGTTCGATGTGAGTCTGTTAAAATCAATGAATCTATTACCTACGTTGCACTTAATCAAGAAAAACCATACTCCTTTACAGCTACATTAACACCAGCTGATTGTACTCAGACATTAAAATGGTCTTCTTCCGTTTCATCCGTTGCTACAATTTCTTCCGATGGTATACTCACCGTATTATCTGAAGGAGAAACCGTTATTACGGCAAAGTGCGGAAGTCAATATGATTCGATAACTATACAAGTTATAGATACAACGGTTAAATACAACATCGATAAAGGTGCAAGTTGGGGTTTAATGTCAACAAATAGCTATCCTGTTTTATATATCAATAATACGAGAGTTTATTCTTATGTTGGTACTACTCTTCCTGTTAAAAATGTTTCAGACACAACTGGGCAATATGGCGTTCCTCTCATAAAAGGAATAAAATATACAGTTACGTTCACATCAGACAAAGTTTCAAATTACTGTTTCGGTATTCAAACATACGAATTTAGTACACCGAAACGTGATTACGATAGCGGATGGATGAATGCAGGAACACCATGTTCTTACACTCCTGTTCAAGATGGATTATATATGTATTTGAATTTCAAGGCAAGTCCTGGTGGTGGAGAAACAATGACAGACGAAATGGTAAAAAATATTAAAGAGGCTTTAACTATTACGATGGAGGTGTGATAAATGGGATATATATTGAAAACTCCGGATGGGAAAACTATCGTACGTCCAGTTTCTTATGCTGCAACAGATGAACAAGTATATGCTCAGTTAAAACGCTTGGCAAGTGAAGGTAATTTGTCATATACGGATCGTGATTTACTTGTTAATGCAATTAATATTGAATACGGGCGATTAAATGGGAGCAGCTATTATTTAGTTCGTATCCCTAAATACGATTTAGCCGGGAATAAAGTTTCACCGAAAGTTGCAATTACGAGTGTTGATGGGAGTACTGATGGAATAAAATATTCGGCATTGGATTTTGCCAGAAGAGAAAAAACGGCGTTTTGTATTAACGCTTCGTTGTTCAATACAAAAACAATGAAACCGGAAGGTCAACTTATAATTGGAGGAGTAGATAAAACTACATATAAAATTGATTCATCTGGAAATCAATATCCTTGGATGGATAATGATATGGGAATGGCAATTTCTGATACAGAGTGTTATCCGTTATGTATTGATAAAAATGGAAATCTCTCTACTCCATATACAAACCGAAAATCAGATAATGCAAAGCCGGAGGCACTAATAGCTTCCGGCTATAATTATGTTGTTACAGCATGGGGAACTCTGATAGATAACTATAAAAATACTACTACTGACACATGGAATGAAATTGTGCATCAGGGTAAATATGTCAGACAAATAATCGGTCAATATCAAAATGGTGATTATGTTGTATGTAGCTTCGATGGGATAAAAGGAAGTATCACGCAAAATGAAGCTGGAGCGGATTATGGGACTATATCAGATTTTCTTATCAGTAAGGGAATAAAGTTTGCTTACAGTCTTGATGGTGGAGGCTCATGCGAGACAATATTGCGTGACAGACCGGTAAACCCAGTGTTTGAGAACGCAACTGGAAGAAAAGTTCCAACGGTCATTTATTTTTCAGCGGATGTGTAAGGAGGTGGTAGAAAATGAAAGCTTACGGTCAATATATCTTATATAAAGAAAAAGATTTCTCAAAAAGTATAGAAAACCTCCAAAAAGAAATAGCTGGTAATAAATCATCCATTACAGAAGTTAAAGAAACGGTCGATTTCCTGAATGGTGAAATTGGAAATGCTGTTTCTCGTAATGAATTCAATGATCGAATTTTAGGAATAACCAGTGACATAGACAAAATGAATCAAGGGGATGGAAAATGGCTTGTTCAGTTGTACAATACAGATTCTTCCACTTCTGTCCTTGAAGATCGTGAGAGTATTTTACCAGAAGAAAACAGGGACTTACATACTATTGATGCAATATGGGGTACGAATGTTGAGCCGTATCTTGCACAAGTACAATCTTCTAATGATTTTTCTTATATTAATAAAGGTGCAACATATGTTGGTTATGCATATACGTTCATATACTGCCCAACTTTCTTCAAAAATCAGATATCTCTCTCTTCTACTAATTCATGCTCTACTTATATTAATGGCAAGCTTGTTGCGGAAAGAAGCTTTGATTCTGTTGAAGTTTTATTCAAAACTGGTTGGAACTCCATAGAACTTGTTTGGAATTTTCAAGACGTATCACAGGCACAGAACAATAACAGTTATATTCGTAGTGATTTTAAAATTGCAGACTTAATGCAGAATGATAAAATAACTGCAATAAACTGTTATGTTGCTACTCCTACGGCTCGTGAAAATATTTCTGTATCAAAAATGTCAAATACTATTATAGATTTGGATGGGATTAAAGAAAAAGTCCAGGCGAACTCTCTCGCTATATTTGATGAAAAAGGCAAGGATAAAATTTCTGCCACAATCGCTCGTGTGACAAATGTTGAAAAACTCGCCGGAGAAATCAACACTAACCTGGAAAAATTTCAAGGAACGGTAAAAAGCGATTATTCTACAACACAAGATGTAGAAAATAAAATCAGACAGTCTGCTGAGTCAATAACAACTGAAATGTCTTCTACTTATTTAAGTAAAATAGATGGGGATAAACTCACACAAGGATTAAATAAATGGATCATTGAGTTATATCAATATGATTCTTCGAATGATGTACCAGAAGACCCAAGCCCGAAGAGCATCATAGGGAAAACGGTTTCTAAAATATCAGAAGAAGCTGATGAAGATTTTCTTAAAGAAATACACGATTTTAATACGAACATCTCATCTGTTGTTCATGCTCAAACTTATGTGTATTTTATAAGTAATTCTACCATAATAATTCCCACTACATATAATGGATCTATCTCCATTTCTTTGAATGGATTGGAAATATTTTCAGAAAAAGGAACACAAATAACTACAAAAAATATATCTGCTGCATTTAAAGAAGGTTGGAATGTAATTGAAATATGGGGTGGAAAAAATCATTATTTGAGTATTTCTACGGCAATATCTAAGCATGAAAAATGTCAGGTTATGAACTGCTACGCAAGCTTTTCTTCTAATTTAAAAGAAGTCACCACTTCTTCTCTCTTCTATCGTGAAATTTTCAATGACGCTGGTAAAAGCCGCATTGAGCAGATGTCAAATCAGATTAGCCTCATGCTGGATGATGGATCTAACGAAACTTCGCTGACCCTTAAGAATGGGCTAATTGAGGCTATCACAAGACAATTTGTTGTCAGAGGCGAAGATGGGGATGTGATGATTGAGAACGGTGTGTTGACGCTTGGTTCAGATAAAAATTTATATAATCTCGGATATGACACATTCATGGATCTTGAAAGAGAAATACCATATTGGAAATCAAGCTCATATACTGATTGCTCTGTTCAAGCTGGAGACGCAAATTATGCTTATTATGGAGTCAACTCGCTTAAGTACTCTTCTACTGGCTCTTTAAATACTTTTGTTTATGTCGGAAGTAAAACTAGACAATATGGACGGATTCCAATACAGGCTGGAAAAATGTATTGTCTTTCCTGTTATGCAAAAGCTGTAGATTCTGCAATCTCATGTGGTTTAACAGCAGCAGAGTATAATTCTAATACAAGCACTACAGAAACTGAAACAGCCCACACTGTAACAAAATCTGTTTCTACAGATTGGACAAGAATTGAAGTTACATTCTTAGCGGCAAAATCTTATGTCGGAGTAAAACTTGATGTAAACGTATCAAAAGGAACCGTATATTTTGATGCTTTTATGATTGAGCAAGTTCAGTCATTAGATGCAGAAGCGAGTTATTTTAGACCGTCTGGAACAGCCACATATATAGATGGTAGCAAAATAATTACTCCAAACTTGTCTACCATGTCGGCGAACCTTGGAATGGTGACTGCAGGTGTGATTAAATCAAATGATTATTCTTATACGTCTGGCAATTTTTCGGATAATGGATTGATTCTTGATTTGAATAACTCTTACTTCCGTTCCCCAGGGTTTTATCTTTCAAAAGATGGGGCTTATTTTAAAGGCGAATTACAAGCTACGAGTGGATCAATATCCAATCTTGTCATTGATGAAAATGTTTATATTAAAAATAAGTTGAATATGTACTATATTGACAACTCAGTATCAGAATTTTCAGAATTTTCTATACCAAAAGATAATTACGCAGAGGCATTATCTGTGAGCGAACCAGATGAATTAGGATCAATGAACCTTATTATCGGCAATGGATTTAATAAAACTATTATTGGATCACTTGATACAACTTATCTTAATGTGGAATTATTCGATGTTTCTAATACGAACTTGTCTGGAATGAATGCAATCGACGCAAAGAAAATCACCTATGATTTTACTGTATTAAAAGCGGATTTATACTTGTTTAAAAATGGATTAAAATATTTCTATGTTAAATGTAACGTTGGAAGCAATATGTCGGCTGGGCAATATGGAAGTGTATCGATGCCTGCAAACTTCGCCCCAACAGTCGGATATCGTAATTTATTTATGACAAGAAACGGTAAGAAATTCATATTGGAATTAACTACGAGTGGAACTATGTTGCTTGCTGCAATAGACGCATTAACAACGAGTGATTTACTTGACATAGCTTTTGTTTATATGTAATGGAGGAAAAAGGATTTTGAAAAAAACTTATACAAATTTTGATATAAAACAGACTTATAGAACCCTGATTAATCAGGGTTCTTTTTTAAATAATCAGGAAGTTAAATCTGTTTGGGGAGTATATCTTTCCGTGAGACGAAATTTAGAAGAACTTAAACAGATTGTTTCTGTTATTGAAGAGTCTGAAAATAAAATCAAACTAACTTATGCAACGGATGAAAAATCAGAGGTTGATGGAGATGTACGAAAAGTCAGAAAGGAATATGAATCTGCATATTTAAATGAAATGACTGAGATTAGTCTACAGACGACCGAAGTTGAATTTAGACCGATCAAAGAGTCTGATTTAGAGAAGTTTTTCTCTATCAATGAAGGACTGATTACATCCGTTGAAACGAATATTTTATTCGAGATGATGGAGGAATAGCCATTGTGAATATCATAAAGCTCATACAAGAAAATTGGGACACCATACAGGACTCTTTCGGTCAGATCTTTGCTTTACTGGCTATATGCGGAATTAGCATTGACCTGATGCCTTGGATACATATTAATCCGGTAAGGGCAATATTCAAATATATTGGGAATGTCGCTGGAAAATATATTGCCGGTATCGTGAATCGGAGTCTTGATGGTGTTCGTGTAGAATTAGACAAGCAAAACAACCAAATAAGAAATATTGCTCATGGTCTCCTAGATATGTCCGATAGATTCGATAAAAAAGAACTTGAAGACATACGCTGGGAGATTTTAGATTTTGGCAATAAAATACGACGTAGGGAAAATTATTCTAAGGAAGCTTGGGATCATATCATTTCTCAGCATGACTATTATGAGAAAGTCATCGAAGAAAAAGGTCTGGAGAATGGCAAAATGGATATGACCTACGAATACATCATGAAAAGATATCGTGAACACATGGAAAATAATGATTTTGTGTAAAGGAGACTGAATTATGGATACAAAATTAATCATTGAAATTATTAAAATCGTTGCATATGTAATACTTGGTGGACTGTCCATTTGGTATTCTGCCAATGCTAAGCTGAAAGGACAGGTTGGCTCTATCATCGAAGAGGCTGAAGAAATGTACAAAGACACAACGAAAGCTGGCGGTCTGAAACATGAATATGTTGTAACGCAGCTCTATAATCTTCTTCCGGCTCCAATGAGAATCTTTTTCACAAAAGATATGATGGAGCAGATTGTAGATAACGCATTTGAAGCAATCGAATCTTATGCAAAGAAACAGTTAGATAAAATTGGCGGTTGAGCTTCTGCTCTTCCGCCACTTATGTAAGAAAGGATGGGCACATTGGAATTATCAAATCTTATACAGTTAGAAATAAATGAAAATTTAAGAAACATTTCCATCCCTAAAAAAGGCGTTGTGTTTGGAGTTGATGGCGATATCGAAGTCAATCGAGTCGCTTTTGTTTTTCCTAGATACTACAGTAATTTTGATATGACTGAATTTTCAGCCAGAGTTAATTATGTGAATGCAAACGGTGAAGCAAATTATTACGAAGCTGATGATATGTCCTCTGACGATGGAGATACAGCTACATTTTCTTGGTTGATGACTTCCGATGTGACATCTTATATTGGCGAAGTTAGATTCTCCGTGCTTTTATATAAGCGGTTAGACGAGAGATACGTTAAGAAGTTCGGCACAAGACCTGCTACTGGACGAGTGCTTGAAGGACTAGATGTTGAATCTTATGTTACCCCGGAACAACAACTGACTCTTATTGAGAAGATGGAGAAAAAATTTGATGCTTATGTGGAAGCAAAAATGCTTAGTGTTAATCATGACATCGAAGATGCCAAAAACGGAGCATTAGATGCCATCGAGGAAGCAAAAAATGACGTTGACTCATTCATCGCTTCCAGTAAATCGGAGATTGATTCTCTGCTCTCTTCTAGTCTGGATGACATTAAAAATCTTACAGATACCAGTAAGTTAAATATATCTACATTAACAGATGAGAAACTTGCTTCTCTTGATGAGGAGACTGTAAGACAACTGAAAAATATTGAATTGGCTGGCGTAGAAGAAACGGAGAAAATTAGAACTGCCTTCTCTTCTGCTGTTTCAGATATTCAAGCTGAAGGACAAAAACAAGCCGATGCAGTTGATTCCCATGGAGACAGCAAAATTAAAGAAATCAATGATTCGACCGCTACTTCTCTTGCAAACATCAATTCTATTAGTGAAAAACAAGTTGAGGCTATTCGATTAGAAGGTACGAAACAAATGTCTTCTGTGAGTTCAGAAGGAAATAAACAAGTAAGTACAGTCGCATCAGCTGGTGCAACTGAAGTAACAAAAGTAAAAAAGGCTTCATCTATAGCCCTCTCCGATATTGCTTCTGTAAAGGAATCCAGCATTTCCGAGATTACTGCAAAAGGAACTGAACAAGTTAAAACCATCAAGGATACTTCCGCCAGCGAAATAAGCAAAGTTCAAGCAGCTGGTACATCTCAAGTAAAATCTGTTTCAGATGAAGGTAAAATTCAGATTGATGGTGTAAAATCTGAGGGAGAAAAACAAGTTCAATCAGTTTCCGCAAAAGGAACTCAGTCATTACAGGATATTGACACTGCAAAAACAGCCGCCGTCAAATCTGTAAATGATCAAACAAAACCTATTATTGATAAGGTCGAACAGCTCAAACAAAATGTAAACGATAAATCTGACTCTGTGGATGAAGCTTACGAGCAGATGAAAAAATTACATTGCATCGAGATATCCGAGGAAGCACCCACTAACGAGCGTGCTGGGTTGTGGGTTAATCCTAAAAGTAATGAAGAAATTAATATTCCTGAAATTAAGGATGAAGAAGTAAGTGGTATTGATACCTGGAGCAGTCAGAAAATCAATCATGAGATTGATTCGTTAAATGAAGACAAAATTACCAAACCAGCCGAAGCCCCAACTATCGGCAAAATTATTCGGGTAAAATCAGTCAACGAAGATGGAACATTCGTCTGCGAGTGGGCTGACAGTGGTGGAAGTAACTTGGATGTGCGGATTGATGGAGAGAGCATCGTACAGGATGGAGTTGCTGAGATTCCTTTATGTACAAAAACAAAAGAAGCAGGATTAATTTCTATAGATATATATTCTAGTAACGGCGGGCTGCATAGAGCAAATAATTCTTCTAATGTTGAATCAAACAAT